GTAATATTTGTCATTGACTGTATCATGCATGACAAATTCTTTATCTACAACACCTGAACCAATGCCATGACCGTTGTTAGCCGCAAGTTCAAATGTGGTATATGTTCGTGCCTTAACATCAGCAAGATCGTTCCAGCCTTCAGAATTCCACTCTGTACCTAGTGGACTAACATTCCCATTATAACTTGCTTCGACATTGTTAGCACTATTATAAATGCCACCGTTATTACCACGCTTAATTGTTAAGCCGGTATCAATAACATCAACTGTGGTTGGACTGTTATTTGGACGTTCAAAGTCAACAGTATTAGAAAGCGTAACAGGGACAGTGTAGGGAGGTGCTGCTGTCAGTACGAGAAAAGGCATTTCATTATTAACTGAACCGGTATATCCAACTGTACCCGACGAACCGGTGTAACCAATAACATTAGCAGCAAGCAGCTGATTCAGAGTGCCTACTGTAACCTTTCTTGTTATATTTGTTTCTACGTCAGTAATAGGTAAAACATCATTTGCCGATAAGTTAGCCAATGATTGAGTAGGCAAGTTTGATATTTTAATAGCCATTCTATATTACCTTAATTTTTGCGTTCACGCAACAATCGTTGATATCTTGCTGCGGCCCACGTTAAACTAGCACTACTAGGGTGTGCTTGGAATTTTTCCGCAGCTTCCTGCAGAGCTTGTTGTTTAAGTGATTTGTTTGTATCATTTAAACGATGCGAAAACATTTCCTGCAACTTCATTAGTAACTTCTTCCTGTTATCTTTTTGCCCAATGCGCCAATTGGATCGCTCAGTACATCGATTACATCGTGTACCTTGCTTAGTTTTTGTTGATAAGTTTGCCCAACGTCAGCTATATCTGCTTTGAATTTTTGAAATCCAGTTAGAGGTTGATCGTCACCTCTGTCGTGCGATCGGCGGCCGTATACTTCGTCGGGACTGCCTTCAGCTTTAGCTAATACTGCATAATTCACATTTCCGTCGATAGGAAAGTGATGTACTAACCACCAAAACTTATGCTGTTCCACTGTGGAGTTGAATCCGTAAGTTCCGTCCTGGCGATCAATTACAATAGGCGGGGTTAGTTTGTTACTTTCTAACTTGTACTTAAATGCCTTTACTTCGTCTTTGGGTATGGTTGCAACCAGTCTGGACAAATCTTTGTTTAGTCCCAAACGGCGTAGCATACCATCTGTTATCTGCACTCGCTTACCTGGACCTTGTGCTAGTTTTGACGGCTTCTTTTCTGGTTCTTGTGCTGCTTGCGGTGCTGCTTGCGGACGTTGCGGCTGTGGTGCTGCTTGTGGCGCAGGTTGGGGGCGCGGTGGCTGCTGTGGAGCAGCAGGCGCTTCTGTTAAGTCAACAGAATTAATCCAGTTAACACATTCTGCAACACTCTTGTCCACAGCATTATCCACCGTATGCTCGCCTAGTATGCGTTCAATCAAAGGTAGCATTGCTGCAACACTTTCGGGAATAGTACTGAAATATGTGCCTAGATTAGTAACGGGCTCTACATATGTTTCCGCAAGATTCTGTGTGTATGCTTTGTAACCACGCGAACCATTCATTAGCTTGAGGTCTCTGCGGCAGTTAACTTGCTTTTCCTTAAGCAGCTTTAGCAGGGGAACAGTTTTGTTTTCGCAAATCTTTTGTGAACGAATTTCGCTTACAAACTTCTTAATGGTGCACAATGTATTTGTAGTTTCTAATATACGCTGTCCCACACGGTCATTCCAATTACCACCTTCATCCATGTGGCGTGCCATTGCACGACATCCTGCTAGGTTGACAAATGGAAAGCGAAATCTTTCGCCCTGATTGTTTTCAATGAATAATGCACGAATGTTACGACTGCGAGCGCCGTGAACATCGTCGTTAATAATGTCCGCATGCTTGACTTTGATGCGAACATTTTCTAATGCTTGATAGCTACTACGCTTAGTACCCGACAATGGAGCAAAGCGACTTTCAGACATTGATTCTTTTGACTGCTTGTCTTGAATTAGGGACTTAATGTCCTTAACTGTCATACCTGACTTGTCTAGGTCAACTAGATCAAACCCTAGCTGACGGGGTACAGTGTATGCACGTAGGTCACCAACAAACTTAAACCAACGCTTCTTGTCGTTGTTAGCAAACGTATTGGTTATATTTCTGTTGAAATAAATCTTAAGGTCTGTGGGCTCCATCAGACTGAGAGTAACCATAGTTTCTTTGTCGTTCTGATTAAACAACATGTTGAAAATTCTAGCATCGCGAGGGACTAGCGTTGACATGCCCTTCTCGTCAATCATAGTAATGGTTTCAAACCTGTTGCGAATCTTATTAAACAATTCTTCGCAGTGTTTGTTAGTTAAGTTCATGTTAGTATTTACCTAAATCCAAAATTAATTGATTGGCCTGCTGAATACAAACGGCATGGGCAAATCATTATCCGTTAGTCTATCTTTAATTTCGTCGTACAATCCCTGATCCCATTCGCTAACCAATCTCGCCATGCGTGTTATAAGCAATACAGCGGATACTAAATCGTCTGTTTCGCCCCATTTAGCCGCAAAACTGCTGCCTTTAGCTTCAAAATTCTTAAGTTCTGATATTAGTGCTGCACTGTGAATCACAATTCTATCAGTTTCCACTAGATTTTTTAATTTAGCGCATGCAGCTAGCTTTTCCCTGTTGGTTGTAGTGAAGCCTTTGCGTGATCTACCGGGCTCCGTTAGGAACAATCCAGCAAATTTATCTTCACCTAGATCTCTTATTACTACAAGTGCTGCTTCGCCCAGTGTATTGTTTTCCACAGTATAATAAATCTTGTCATTTTCCCGTGTGTATTCCAATATCTGTTGCGTTAATTGGCGTAGTATGTTAACCTGCTGCTCAATTGGCGTCTTATTGTGCTGCCACTCTGCTACCTGATACATGCCCGGCAGTTCAAAGACTTCTATTGCAGCCTTGTCGCCGCCTGTACCCAAGCAAGGATCCAGTGCTAGCAAATAGGTCTTACCCGGCTTAGGCTTGCGATACCATCGTATCTGCCCAGTCTTAAATTGTGGATCAGTTGCTTGCATGCGCGATAAATGTAGTGGGTCAATTAGCGTTTCGCTAGCAATAATGAACTCAAGATCGTGTTCACGCCGGAACTTTTCATCGCCAATTCTACTGCGTTCTTCTGCTGCCCATTCCTCGTCACGTTCAGGATGTTGGCGCCAATCTGCTTTGAATCCATAAAAGCCATTACGTCCCAGCATGGTCTTATTGCCATATTCGTCAATACACTTGTTGGCTTCGCGCCAAATATCGCTAAACTGGTCTTCGTCGCTGTTGGGTGTGCTAGTAATAATACACTTACCACCCGTACTCAGTGTAGGCGATATGGAAGTCCAAAACTCACGTCCAATACGTGGCTGCACGAATGCAAATTCGTCCGCATACACCAAGCTCAGGCTCATACCGCGTCCTGTTGTTTCTGTAGTGGTTGCGCTTACAATACGCGAGCCGTTGTCAAATTCTATGCTGCCTTTATTGTAGCTAGTAGATCCTGCACGTATAAAGTCAGGTACGCTTTCATACCCAAAACGTATTCTGCTCATGATTTCCTGCGCACCTGTGTACTTGTGCGCAGCGATTAGGATAGTTACGTCAGGATTAAACATAGCATACCATATGAGATAGCCCGAAGCACAGGTAGTCTTCCCCGTTTGTCTACTCAGCATGGCTACACAGAATCTGTTATTGTGATATGCGTTAACTAGGTCTACTTGGAATCCAAACGGATCAAATAGCATGCGTCCCTTAACTGGATGCTGTATGTAAAAGTACTTGCGCATGAAGTACATAGGGCCCGTAACGGGATCTGCACACAATTGCAATTCGTCCAGTTGGTCCTCTGTAAAAGTCTCAACTTTGTGTGCTTGTTTAACTAGGGCCGGCTGAGAATTCATAACAGTATTTACTTTGGGCTCAGATAGCTTATTTTTTATTCCTATTATATTTCTTTATAGATTATGATAAAACTCTTCACCATCAATTTCTAGATCGTTATTATATCTTACCGTTATTTCAATGGCAGGAGTATTCATGTGCATACTGTGAAAGATTACCGTAGGAACAACTATTATAATTGTTTCGCCTGTTGAGTTATTTTTCCACAAGCTTTCCATATTAGCATTATTTTTTTTATCTTTTAAACGTTTCCAGCTAGTAGTGGAAATTAATTTATCAAATAATGATTGCAACGTTATTTCGGCAATTTCGTCGTCTTCCGGTGGGGGAGTTTTACTGCGCTGTAACGCATCTTGTGCTGCTTGTTTCTTAGCACGGAATGCGCCAAGGTCAACTACATCACCTTCACGCAAGGTAGATTTAATCTTTAGTAAGGTCCAACTAGCATCTGCGTCGCTAGCAAACATACGCATTGCATCATCTATATGCATGGCTACGATGTTGTAAGACTTACTTACATATTGCTCTGCATCTTCCCGAGACATGGGTAGTGGGTCAATGCTACGGTAAGCCTTGTCAGGATTATGAACCACAACATAATCGCGTGGTTCACCTCTCGTTCCTGAATTAATTACTTTTTTTTTGAGCCTTCTTTAATTTTGTCAGCTATCTTGTGTGCTTTGGTAATTGTGCTTTTTTCCAATGGTGGCTTGTCGCCTGTTGCTTTCATTGCAGCAGCCATCCCAATTGCATACTTGTTCTTAGCTTTCTTTTTCTTAGCTTCGTTTACACTTTCCGTAGCTTGTCTTCTCAACAATGCAGGTGTTCTTTCGTCATGCGGACCGTAGTATCCTGCTTCTTCGGCTTCTTTGCTACCTTTGTATTCCTTTGGTGCTGGCTCATCTATTTCATCTTCTACATTTGATGCAGTCATGCTTAAAGAATATTTGTCCAACAATTCTAATGCAGCATCGTCATGTCGACGATTGCCGGTATTGTCATACGCTAACTTGTGTTGTGCATAACGCTTCATGTCGGCTGCTGCTTCTGGACCGTGTGCATCGGTTACTGCAATGACAACCTGCAGTGCTTCGTGTTTAGCTCTTGCACGGGCCTCTGAATCTTCCTGAGCATCCTTCTCTGTGCCGTAGTGACGTGCATAACGATTCCACATGTCTCTGAGAGAAAGTTCTTCGCCTTCTTGTTCGGCAACTGGCATAGGACGACCGCGTCCATGTGTGCCGTGCGATAGCTTTTCAGGATGCGCTGCTGGCCCCATGCCTGCACGTTGTGCTGCTGGTACATCTAAGGCTGCTAGTTTGTCTGGGCTAAATCTGTTGTCTCTGCTGAGATCTAGACTTACTCCTCTACCCTTACCCGGACCTGTATCACCTACCAGATGCTTCATGTCACTAAATGCTTCCTGCACTACATAAACAGGCGATTGTGTCATCACACGGTTTTCAATTACGGGATACACTTTGATGAATCCGTCCTGATTACGAACTGCGTATTCACGCGAGCCGTCAATGAACGATTTTGCACCTTCGCTAATTGCACGACCCACAGCACTCATGTCTAGTTCATCTGCATAGTGCTGAATCTTAGTTGCTTTCCATTCCTGCATGAGACGATCTTCCATGAGATCGTCTTCTGACTTGGGAAGTGGATTATCGCCGTGACCTGCCTTTGTTACCTTATTAGGAGTACTAGCTGTGTGGTCAGTGTTAACAATGTCCAACAAGTTCTTCATGGTCTTAGGCTTTGGTGCATTTGCTAATGCTTCTTCTACTTGCTCTTCCATTACTGCACCGCATGATGCTTCTTCTGCGTGCTCGTATTCCGGTAATGCACCAAGTCCCGACTTCTGCATGATTGCTCGCATTGCACCCGATGGTAGTTCCTGTGCCGCCACCTTTACTACAGGAGCTGCAACAGGCTCTTCATGAGCATGCGCTGGGCTCATGCCCGACAGCTTTTGAAGTATTGCAATCAGTTCGTTTGGATCTTCACTACGTATTGTAGTATTTTGCATTACACCATCTCCACTTGGGTCGCTCTCATTGGAGCGTGTGTCGATGTTTAAATTGTATTTTGTTGGCATTGTTTATTCCTCAAGCCTTATAGTTTCGGACGCGATTTATTACCCAGTGGGCTCATGTTCTTTGAGCCGTACACAGGGCCAGCGTCAGCTTTGGGCTTACCGCCTGCAATTTCATATTTGAATTCACTCTTGTTCTTCTTGACCAGTTCCTGATTATACTCGTCGCCGTAATACTTTTTACCGTCTTCTGTCTTTTCGTAGTCGGTACCTAGTACTGCTTTGCCGCTCAGTTCCTTTTCTTCACGATCAGTTTCTAAGGGTTCTTCTGGTGTGCGAACAATAATCTTGTTCATGGTAATCTTCAATCCATTTGCTAGCACGTCACGTATTGACTCGCGAGCAGCGGGAAGCCCCAACACTACATCTACCATGTAAACTTCTGTGGGACCAATATCTGCAAAGTCCAGCGCACGACCTTGTAGGATTGTTTTCTTGACAGTTCCTACTTTCTTAACGTCAAATTTAGCGAGAAGCGATTCCATTTTGTCCTGCATGTCGGCGTCCACCGGTACAGCAAACTTAATACGGAATATGTATTCCTTCTCAGCTTCTTCGATATATTCAAATAGTTTTTTCATAATGATAGCCCTTGATGCTTTATTTAGCGTTTTCTTTTGAATTCTTAATGGTTGCGAGTAATTGATTTCTATTCCCCACAATACGACCCTGTGTTTCAGTCACGCCGTTAGGTCCATTTGTGCTGCTAGCTTTGGCCCGCAAGGCCTGCAATTGCAAGCTTACTGTGCGCAGTTTAGCGTCAGTCTTACCCTGCTTGGCGTCTAGCGCAGTCTTTAATAATTGCGCCGCAACTGCTAATAGCTCTGCACTATGGCGCGGTTCTACGTTCATTGCTAGCTCTTTAATTTCCCTGTACGTGGCCATTGCTTCGTCTGCAATGTGATCCACTTCCCCTTCTGTTTCGGGAATGTTGCGTACCTGAGGTAATGCTTTGTCTACACGGGTACCTAAATCATTTAATTCTGATTCCTCTGTAATTTCTAAGGGCAATGCAAAATCCGTAGTTTCCCCGCTTGCCACAGTTGACATATTAAACAATTCTTCTAATTGTTTGTTCATTTTTTAAACAAATCCTTTTCATTTATCACGCGAAAGAAAATTCCCTTTTGCTTGCACCAGGATGCTGCTGCTTGCCATTTAACATAGTTAAGTGCAACTGCTGCTTGATTCTGTATATTCTTGCCGGCTGCTTCCATATATGTCTGACTCGAAGGTTTAATTTCTATAAGCTCTGCATGTTGTTTACCATTTTTATCCTGGTACACGATAAAAATGTCGGGTATATATACTGTGTGTTTTCCCGTAAATGGATTCTTGTAGGGTATTTGTATGCACTCGCTAGCCCATTGTACTACAGATGGATGATTATCTGCAAATCTGAAGAATGCTAATTCCCAGCTAGAACGATATTTTGGCACACGGTTACCCGCATACTTCTCGGGGTTTCTAGGCTGGAAGTTGCCCTTCATCCACTTTCCCATTACACTACTAACCTACTATATACTTGATTAGTTACCACTGGTGATTCGTATCCTACGTAGCTGCTGCTTGCACGGGCAATATTCATTAGGTACGCTGTTAGCTGCTGCATCTCTGCACTGTCGGCACCGTTATACGTTTTTAATAAATCCAGCACATCTACTTTTGATCCGCCGTTATCTATTGTGGTACTAATTAGTGCGCCCGCTAGCAGTTCTGCAGCAGTTGCAGTAAAGTTTCTACGTTCAAACCAAACTTTAACAATATTAAAGATATCAGTGGAAACTGTATATCCTTTAAGGCTTGTACTTTGTCCCGGTGTGTTATTGATATTAGTAATGGCCATTTTAAATTCCTGGAGGTCCCGGTGGTTGTGGATTTATTATTACCCCATCCCCGTCTGACTTTACCGCACCCGGCACAGTGGTTGCTGCAACACGCGACGATTTAGTGTTGGACACAATCTGATTAGTGGATGTAGGTTTTGCCACCGTGGTAGTTGTTTTGGGCAGTATGTTAGATTTTGCAACTGCGGTAGCAGTCACAGTCATTGTACCGTCTGCCGCAATAGCAACCTTATTAACATACTTTGTGCTGGTATTATCGCCTTGATAACGTGCAGGCTGTGATACTGTTGTGTTAACCGCCATTTTTAGTAGTACTCTTATTTGGGAATATCTTGTTAGTAACTGCAGATATTGCGGTATTCTGAATAGTATTCTTAACCACTGTACCTAATTCTGATTTAACACCGGGAACAAAGTTCTTATTACTAATAGTTTTAGCAATGCCAATTGCACTGATCAGATCGCTTAAGCGAGGGCGACCTTTGGTAATGTTACCAATGATTCCTTCTGCACGATCTAGTAGTCCACCCGGGCCTAATAGTGAACGTGGGCTACCACGCATTAATGGACTAGAATGATTGTCATAAAATCTCACTGCATCCAGTATGCTTGCTGCTGATACTTGATCCATATAGCTCACGCCTTCGTACGCTATGGACATTTTACAAGTAGCTGTACCGTTTTGCGAATAGTCAAAGCTATCGTGGTCCCAGCCTGTGATACGAGGATTGTGCAGTACTATCATGCTGGCTTGCTTTTGTCCCAGCGGGAATATTTCAATTGCTTTGAGCAAGTGATAGGATTTATCCACGCCAGTTGAATGGAATACTGAACCGTTTGCGCCCCATGCATCGCTAAACATTGTGCCCACTGTGTCTGCTGTGGTAATTGATTGTAGCAGTAGGGGATACTTTAATGCCATATCCCATTCTGCGCCCGGACGTGGTGTGGATGTGTCGTCAGTTTGAGTCTGAGAAACTTTATTTGCTTCCGCAGTATTACTGACAGATTTTTTGAAAATTGATTTAACAGCATTACCTACTGCGTTAATTAATTTAGAAAATGGATCTCTCATTTTGTTTGGGGAATCAGTACCACTTTTAATAATATATTTGGTACCATCGGCAAAATACCAATTGTAATAAAATGCCCAGAATGCCCAAATGATATCGCTTGTGTCGTCGTGGAACGTGACGTTTATGGGCTTGTACTTGATCTTTTTATAACTGATTGCAACCTTGTTATATTGATTGTGTACTGTGTGGTCAATGTCAAAGCTTGGCAGGTCAATGCTCTTGGTTAGTACGCTGAGTACATCGCTATTACGTTGACTACCAATTGTTTCCGCAAATTCTTTGGCTTCGTACACATTGTTAAGTGCGTCAGTATTAAACACAAAGTTAACGTGGAACATGCCCTTAAACTTAGGGCTGCGGATCATGTCTTCTGCTGTGAAAACTTTAGCTGCGTGTGACCAATCCTGGACTCCATCCTGGGCCGTAATGCCGGAAGTAAATCCCTTGATCTCTCGCTTTAAAAAACTGCCTATGCCCATATGTGTATCTCCATATGTTATTTATAGCCAAAAAGAAAGGGGCAAAAAATGCCCCCTTCCCATAAGCAGATGTACCAGCAGGTATTAGCCTGTTGATAGCACGTTGATTGAACGGCCAACGGCCGCGCCAACACCATTCTCCATTGGAATCTGGAGTGCGTTATCAAACTTAATTGTCATTGTAATTTCAACAGCGCCTGATTCAGCATATGATATTGCACCATAGTCTACGCTGTTTAGGTAGCAACCGTAGCATTCCCATGTTTCAAGAACATTTGGAGTATATGCGCCGTTGCCGCCGTCTAGCATTTCTAAGCGTGTTACAAACTTGTAGCTTGTACCTGCGCTTGCACTTGCTTGCTCGAAGAAGTCCAATTGACGCTGTAGCTGCTCACCAACGAGCTTGCTAACCTGCCCCTGAACGTCGTCACGTACAACCAGGTTCATGTCTTGCCATGAATGCTTGCCTGCTAGCTTGACCTTGCTGTTGTACACATCTAGTACAACTTCTTCAAAGCTAACGTTTGGACGTGATACGCTAACTACCTGCTTGGTCAATTCGCTTCTAGGACTTGTAACGCCAAAATTCTCAAGTGTAACGCGGAAGCGATACTTGAGTTTAGGCATCAATAGGCCCTGAGAGGTTGCACTCTGGTCACTGGCCAGTGGTACGGTAAATCTTGTTAAACTTGTAATACTCATGTTATAAGCTCTCCTTAGTGAGCATCTGCTGTGTGCAATTATTTAGCCATTTGAAATATTTTTTGATGAGGGTATTTTAGTCAAAAAAATAGGGGCCGTAGCCCCTATCTTTTGCTTGGCGTAATTGCTTAGGCCAATGCTTCTCCAGTATTCTTGATACGGATTGGGATGTAGATGAATTCCACGGCCTTCACAGGCTTAATGGCAATATCAATCCACAGCTCGTTACGATCAATGCGCTCTGGTGTATTGTTGCTGGTATCGCACACTACGAGGAAGTCGTACAATGCACGTAGTCCAACTAGCTCGTTGAAGAATGTTTCAACTGCTTGTTTGACTTCGTTACGTGTCAATGTATCGTTTGGCTCGAAGAAGTATGGTTTTACTAACACTTCTAGTTGCTTGCGAACATACACAATCAAACGTGCTACGTTCACACGGTCTAGGGCACTTGCAGTTACTGCTAGTGTCTTCTGACCCCAAACAACTATTCCCCCTGTTGGCTGGATGACAATTGGGTTTAGTCTGTTCTGATACATTACATCGCGAACGCCCTGTCCTAGTGGACTTGGTACGAACTCACCCTCCGAGCTTAGGTAGCCAACGCTTGTGGCATTGTTAACAACACCACGACGTAGACCAGCTGGGGCAAACCATGGATACGCAACTTGATCGTTTAGGGCGATTGTGCGCAGCATGATGTGACTTGCTGGTACCATTACATCTTCACCTGTTAGGTTTGATGTATATGCGTTTGGATAGAACACTGCAGAGTATTCATTTAGTGTTACTAGTCCTTCTTCACTGTTTGTTGGAGCATTGTTTGCATTGGTTGCCCAATTAAACAAGTCTGTACCAGTTGGCTGCAAGCGGAATGGAGGGTCAACTAGTACAAACGCTGTGCCCTTACGGTCAGTGTTTAGTACTACCATTTCGTCCAGCAATTCTGGATAACCTGGGCATGCAATGAGTGTAAAGTCATTTTGCTCTTGGCGTGCATCCAAGCTAGCGTTGAGACCTGCTTGCATTGCTTCAACGATAACACGACGTTGTGCCTTGCGGCCCATGTATGGTGAACCGTCTGACTTGACTCCTACCTTGCTTACCCATGCATCACGTAAAGTTACTGTAGCGTCAAAGTAGTTAACCTTGTACTCTTTGACATTGTAACCGCTGCGGCGTGTGTTGAACAACAACATACCTTGTGGGTACAAGTCTGGATCTGGTGCATCGCTGTCTACGTAACTGCTATCCAACAGGTCCACGATGTCTGAACTGTCTGATGCAGCATCGCCATCACGGTAACGAGCATCAGCAAACAAGACACCATTTTCTGTTGTTTGGTCCGTGTTGTTGATTGTTTCCCATGTGCTTGTGCCTGCATTGTAACGCTTGATTAGAGGATAGTTTTCTAGATCACTAGTGTCAATCCACAAATCGTTTGTTGCTAATGCAGTCACGCCGTCGCTCTGGTACTCTGGCTGAGTTGCAGAAACGACTGGGCCCAATGGGTCAGTTAACCCAAACTCATCGTGATAACCAGTCCACGAGCTACCGTTGTGTACCATGATGTCTACTTCGTCTACCAGGCTGTTGTACCACAATGTACCATCAACTGGTGTAGTACGAGGTTCTGCAACACCTGCAGTGTATGTCAATGTCAACCAATTAGTAACTAGACCAGCTGTGATGCCGCAAGCTGCCAATGGTGAGCCGCCGCCGTCGGCTAAGACGAAGTCATTACCCTTACTGTGTGCAATGGTCAATGTGTTATCTGTATTAACTGTCATTGTCATGTTTGGAATACTTGCACGACCAAATGCTGTTGCAAGACCTGCAGCAGTTAAAGGATCACCAGCACCAGCGTTATCCAATGTTACTGTGTAGGTAATTCCACCAACAATTACATCAAAGTCGTCACCATCCACTAGTGTAGGACTTGTTGTTATGCCGCTAGTTGTTAGCGGAATACCAGTTGCGTCCCACTTGACTATTTCCATCTGCAAAGTATCAAGGTTTGCAATGTCATATGGCATGTATAGCGCATTAGGAGCGATAGTGTTAGCCGATACACCATCTGTTGCTAGTCCTGCTATCGCAGGATCGTTAGCAAAGTCAGCCGACAGAGCATATAGCGGAGTTGATACTGTTACCCAATCACCTGCTGCACTCATACGCTTAACAGCGATGTTTGCACCATTGTTTGGGCTAGTTGTCTTGAACCAAATTGATCCAGTTGGACGTGGATTTGCACCACCTGTCTTGAAGCCTGGAACAATTGTGTGCTTGTTCTGATGTAGATCAACTGTCTTGTATTCTACGTTTTCTGTCAGACCAAGCAGTGCTGACAAACCGTTTGTAGTAGCCGAATCAATTGTTACGCTAATCGAACTGTAAATGACCAGTTTGTTGCTTTCAATTATAGCCTTCATGTTTGCATTAAGTGTACCGTTGGCATTGATTGCATCAACTAGGTCTTCAAGGTAGTTATTTGGGGCGTTGGGCACTGCGATGGTCGTGCCATTGATTACCAAGTCCCATGTATCGGTAATTGCAGTAGTAACTTCCACTGTTCCGCGCACTGTTGCGTGACGACGCTTCCATTCAGCTGTACCAATTAGTGCCCAGTTCTGATTTAGATCTGACCGACCGCCTTTATAGTAAGCTTTGATTGCCCCACTAACGATTGACACAGCGTAGTCGCCTGTACTACCTGTTTGTGGTAGTGGCAATCCGGCTGTTAACTCTGCACTGGATGTGATTAGTAATGGAGATACTACAGTGAATACCTGATCAGCTGCATTCCATTCCTGCAAGCCCCATGCTGTTTCTGCGAGGTCCAACCAGTATGTACCTGTTGCAACTTCGCCTGTTGCGGCACTCGAACTTGGTACTAGTTCTGTTAGATTTACATCTGGACGCATGATGTAGGCCTTGCTGGCCACGCCCAGGAAGCTGTATGCTGCTAGCAGACCGTACTCATTGAGTTCGTCGCCTTGAACAACTGCTCCACTAACTTTAGTAAAGCTTGGTACGCCAAAGTTTGTTGCTAGTTCACGTTGGCTTGTAACCAACTGCACCTTATTAATATTTGCTGCCAATGTACCGGTAGCTGTACCGGTTCCTGCAGGATTAGTCTTATCTTGCGCAGATGGCGCAATGATAAGCGGGACTGGGCCCGCCGCTGCAGGCAAATATTGACTTTCGTCAATAATTGTAATTTCTGTTCCAACCGAAGTTAAAGCCATGTGTTTATATCCTCTTGTAATGACTCGCGGTATGCACCGTGTGTCAATATTTAGCGGATAGGGGCTTTTTTATGACGTTATGCGGACTCAAACATGCATCTAATGCGATATTTAAGCAGATCCAGCGGACCGTTGTTTTCGATTACGTTATCAAACTCAGTTCCAACCCAAGACCATTCACTAGCATGTACATTTTGTACTAGCCAAATCTTGTCTGCAGTATCATGATTGACATTAGCGTTAACTGCACGGTCATACCAGTTGGGATTGGGTCCGCGCTTAACCCACCAAACTTCGCCACCTAGATTGCGAATGGTGCGTACTTCGTTTGGGAAACGGCAATCGGGAATAATAATGTTAAAGGGATTATTACGGATTCTATTCTCTACGCTAGCAGCCCAGATATCATCGTGAAAGCTCATGCGACATACTTCTGTGCCCCACTGCTGTAGTACCCATCGCGGCGTTAAGTGGGATATGTGCAATCTGGTAGCCCACCACGTGTCTACTTGCTCGCGCCATACGCGACTAGCTTCTGTGTCGCCTTCTAACAAGTGCCTTGGCCAGCCAAATACTGCTGCTACAGAATCCTTAAGTGTATCCGCAAAGCTAACTTTGGTATAGGCATATTCTTCATCCAGTATGTCTGCTACTGTGCCCTTGCCAGAGCCAATGAATCCGCAAATTGCAATAATCTTATTCATGCTGTAATTATAACAGCAAACACACAAATATCAACTATTTTTGTTTGGGAGTTGGACTATTCTTTTGAGTATCGCTGGGTTCTTGGCTAGTGGGGGTAGATATTAACTTAGCACTCACTCCCATTAGTTTGGCTGCTAGTTCAATGATGCGTTGCTCTTCTGGTGCATAGCTGACCATTGTCAGTTGTTCACCAAATGCACTTTCTCGTTCAAAGTGTAAATTAGGATCACCGCTTGCTGCTGCTGCAGCTAATGCTAAACCGTAACGATATTGTGTGTAGAAATCATTGTTCTTTAATTGCGGGATAACATAAGTTGCAGGCAGAGTTTCTTGAACAGCCGGAGCAAGTGACCCTGTATTCTGTTCGCAAATTAAGATTAATTCTTGCAGGCTTTTCATATGTTATCCAATAATAAATGTAAGTGGTTGTGAGTTGTCCACGTACAGCTTGAGTTCTTCAATCAGCTTTTCCATTTCAGCCTGACCTTCTGTTTTGAGTGCTGTGCCGTTTAGTTGTGCGCTACCGCCTGGACTTGCAATAGTGGCAAACTTCTCACGTGCCTGTCCCAGCATCATCTTACACTGTGCTAGCGAAAAGCTCTTGAGCCACGGGCCAACATATGGATCAACTAACAACATGTCTTCGGGCTTTTGCATGAATACATGCAGCAGCACTGTTTCGTTTGATAATACCTTACGTGGTATAGTCAGCTTGCGACTCACGGGATTGTAATAGTAAACCACGTAGCCACCAAACATGCGGAAGCTGAGTTCTTGATAGCCCGCAAACAGTTCGTAGGTCAACAAGCCACCGGTGCGGCCCGTGTTGACCAAGTAGGTGTTAACGTATGCAGATTGAAATGGGTCAAAGAAACTGGTACCTGCTGTTGCAGTACCTAGCCCTCGACGATGCACGTTTCTAACTGAGACTGTCTCTGCGGGTAGAGTGTATTCAGTCTGGTCTGTTTCCAGTTCTAGAAATGCGTGGGCTTCTTCTGCGCTGTTCTGTCCGCGCTGACGGTAGGTTGCAATAGCAAAATCCAAAGCACTGTCGTAGTGCTCTGGATCAAGTTCAACGTCAACCATCTGATCACCTAGACGCAGTCTTACGAAATCATAAACTTGCTGTCGGGGCGTGATAGTAATGGGCATAAAGGAACTCCTTGCAGAGTATTTATGCCCGTCGTCAAGTTATGCGTTCACACGCAGCAACAGAGTTTGGTCATTAATGCGGGGCTTCATCTTGAGCTCTACGCCCTTGATAGCGTCAAACCACTTGCGCAGTTGGTTCTTGCCCAGGGCCATAAACTCTGCCAACTGTTTCTCGGGTTTGCGCAGCGTTTTCTGAATGCTGGATTTCTCCAACGTACCCGTAAAGCCCGTGCCCTTGACCAAGATACTGCCCGGAAACTCGCTGCGGTACACGCCCAACTTGCGCGTCTTGCTGTTATAAACCCACAGCTCGCTCACGTTGAGACAGTTGACAGGGTTGATGCTGGTGATCTTGAACTCGTCGTTCTTGACCATATACTTGAGCTTGCGCACCAGCTTGACCTTGTCTACAGGCTTCTTCTTACGGACCTTAGCTACCTTCTTCTCTGCAGACAAGCGGTTAGCACTAACCAAGCATTCGTCGCAGAATTCAATAGCAGCTTTGAGCCCGCGATTAGTTACCCAACGGTAACCTTCCTGCATCTGCAGGATGCCATCGTCAGTGGAACGCTTTTCCGCAAGCACAGTCTTGATCTCGGCCAGTTCCTGCATCACAGGTTCCAGTGCCTTGCCCAGCTTCTTAAAGTGGATTGCACTGAGCTTGCCGCTGTTGGTAATGTTAGCAGCATTCGCGCTCTTCTGCGTTCCCTTCATGAGCTCGTATGCAGTCTCGCTAATGGCGTACACGATGTCGTCCACCTGCAGATCCATACGCTCCTGCACCCCCATCTTCTTCTCGGGTGACAGTTCCTCTACAGCCTTGACCGCAGCCATCTCCGCAGCATAGCCCGCAGTAATCATTTCCCAAATACGGGTCTGTTCCTCGTCCGTAAGAGGAAAGCCTTGTACCGCAATGCGGGACAAGTGACACAAGGACGAATTGAGAGCCTTGTCCGGCACCTTGTTCAGTATGAGGAGATCTGCTTTAGCAGTTGCCTCGCGGAAATGACGAACCCAGTCCTCAAGGAACTTGCGATTGTCCTTGTGGTCGCACATATAATTGAGCCAATTCAGCCCAAATAGCATCTGGGTCTTGCGATTAGCGTCCGTAACGGTACCCGGTTCCCAGGTGTACTCGTTTCCCTTAAACTTGATATCAGCCATGTTTGTGCTGATTGTGTGCTTTTTTAGTGCAGTTGTCTTGTTCACGCGCACTCCTTACTGTGTTTGGATATTATATAGTATTCTAGCGTAAGATACAACCAAAATAGTTCTAGCAAAATCAATGACTTACGCGCGGGCATAAATATCATATAGGAGAATCGTATGCCCAGATTAAGTATGTGGCGGCCCGAATACAGTAAAGACTACTACTGGATTGACCGTTCGTCAAGAGAATATTTCATGATTGGTGGTGTGGGCATTTATGTACACAAATATCTAGGCGTGTCAACCGATTCTAGAGACAGTTCGGGACCTGCACAACCTGCAGGGGGCGATCTAAGTGTTACGGGAATTCAGGATCTGTTGCTCATGGAAAACCGTGATCGCAAGTATGATCCAAACATTTATGAGCTACGTGGCGTTTATAACCCAAACGACACGGACTTTGACCTAAGTCAATTTGGCTTGTTCCTTAGTAATGACAATTTGTTTGTCAGCTTTCACATCAATGACATGGTTGAGCGTCTAGGCAGAACACTCATGAGCGGTGACGTACTAGAATTCCCTAACCTCAAAGATCCATTCGCTATTCACGACGTAGCAAAAGCACTCAAGCGTTTCTATGTTGTTAATGACACTAGTCGCAGCGCAGAAGGATTTAGTCCCACATGGTATCCGCACATTTGGCGTGCTAAGGTTGGACCACTTGTGGATGCACAGGAGTACAAGGATATCTTTGGTAACGGACAAAATCCCAACGACTTACTCAACTATCTCAGCAACTACAACAAGGTCAAGGCTGTTAATGATGCAGTTGTTGCCCAAGCAGAAGCAGATGTTCCGCAAAGCGGTTACGACACTAGCATGTTCTGGGTTAACCCAACCAATGCAGACGGCAGTATTAATGTAACTAACGAACTAGATATTGCAGCAGAGACTGGAACCCCATTAGCCATTGAAGGCGAAGGTTACGGTACACCAACGGCCAATGGATATCTTACTACATATCTTCTAGGCGACGGTGATGCTCCAAATGGTATTACCAGTGGGTTTGGAACTGCGTTCCCGATGAGTCCTGCAACAGGCGATTACTTTAAACGTACAGACTTTTTGCCTGCTCGCTTGTTCCGTTACGATGGCTTCCGCTGGATGTTCGTTGAGGATGCCGTGAGAACCAATATAAGTAACAACGATACTAAGAATACACTCAAAGGCACCTTTGTTAACAACACTAACATTACCGAGACTTCTCGTGGCAATATCAACGAGCGTCAAACACTCAATGACTTGTTGAAACCCAAGGCTGATTAATTATGAGCTCTTATTTTTACAGTGGACAGATACGTAGATTTCTAGGACAGTTCATTCGTGTAATGAGTGGGTTCAAGGTCAAGTTTGGACGTGACGCCAATGGTAGCGAAGTGTTCCGTGAAGTTCCGTGTACTTACGGAGACCCTAGTCGTCAGGTAGCGCAGATCATGCGCAGTAATAGTGCAAACGTTGCGCTAACTGTGCCGCAGATTAGCTGCTATATTGTTGACCTAAAGTATTCACGCGAACGTATTATGGAACCAAACTTTGTCAAAAAGGTTCAGGTAATAGAACGTGCAATCGATCCTGCTACCGGACTGTATACCAGTGCGCCCGGCGACAAGTATACAGTGGAACGACTAATGCCCGTACCATATGACCTAAGTGTTAAAGCAGACATATGGACCAGCAGTACTGATCAGAAGATGCAGTTGTTAGAACAAATTGGCGTATTGTTTAATCCCAGTATGGAAATACAGGGCAGCGATACATTCTTAGACTGGACCAGTTTAAGCTATGTTGAACTAGACGGTTTGCAGTGGAGTAGCAGACAAGTTCCAGTTGGCACCGAAGATCCAATCGATATTGCTAGTATGACCTTTACCATGCCCATATGGTTAAGTGCTCCTGCTAAAGTCAAGAAGATGGGTGTTATCACAAACATTGTGGAAAATCTTTATACATCCGATGGACAGGTTCGCCCGGATCTAGCAGAACAAGGATTCACTGCCGAAGACTTTATATTTGATATACGCTTGCAAAACAGCGGCAGTACTATGGACGATTTCTCCAGCAGTATATCGTCAACAGGCAACACAGTTAATCAGTTTCCTGATCCAAACAATCCCAGCGAAACACGATATCAGAACGTGGGACATAATCCAAGACAACGTATTGGCTTGCCGTATGATGTTATTGTCATAAACGGTGTTGCCCGTGCAGTGAGAAAAGAAACTCCGTCCAGCGACAATGGTGTTAACTCAAACGTCACTGCATCGTCTTACGCGCTTTGGAATGAAATACTACCGTTATGCTCTACTACATTCCAAGATGGTATTACAAGACTGTACTTGCGATTGAGCGATGACGTAGAAGTAGTAGGTGTGGTATCACTAGATCCCTCTGACAATTCAAGACTGATGTTTACTGTAGACGCAGACACTATTCCTAGCAATACACTAGATGCAGTTAATCGAATAGTAAATCCCATACAGTCTGGTCCTAGTACTGGCTTGCCTGCTAAGGCATTAGGTCAACGTTATCTACTGTTAGACGATATTGGTTCAAGTGCTGATACAGGCGATGCACTTGCGTGGCGTGGGGCGGATAGTTCTGAGCTTGTTGCCAAGAAGCATGACATTGTGGAATACAATGGTAGCAGATGGGTCGTAAGTTATAGCCCAGCAGGAACAGAAACCGTACAATATGTTACAAATCTAACAAATAGCCAGCAGTTCAAATGGGACGGATTTGAATGGCTGCGTAGTTGGGAAGGTGTTTACCGAGAGGGCGAATGGAGACTACACTAAACGCTCGCGGTTGTTTCATCTACGCGAGAAACACAGGTAGGTTTTTATTTTTACTGAGTAACGAGACAGGACGCTTTCAGTATACCTGGGGTATCCCCGGTGGTAAACAGGAACCCAACGAAACTGCAAGAGATTGTATTGTCCGTGAAATAGAAGAAGAAACTGGATACAAGATTCTAACTAACTTCATCCCGGTAGATACGTTTACAAACGAACGTGGGTCTTTTTGCTATAGTACGTATTTTTGCAGTGTAGGGCGAGAGTTTATACCAGCTCTGAGCAACGAGCACTGCGGCTATTGTTGGACACCATTAGACAATTTTCCTCGCCCCATGCATACTGGCGTGTTTAACAGCATGCGGGAAGAGCTAACTCGTGACTTGCTAAAAGAACTAATAAAGTAATTAAGCGATTCCAGTTGAACTAGACTGCAACGTAATGTTAGCTGTATCTAACACAACACTGTCGCTAGTATTTCTAATAGACAATGACAGGATTCCAAGTGCCTCGTTATCTACAGTGCCGTTTGTAGATGTAGCAAGAGTCCACGTTTGAGTAGTAGATAACGATGTCCATACTCCAGCACCTTCGGTCCCCGTGAATGTCCCACCGGTACTAGTTGGGTCAAGTGTCCAAATAGCTTGAACAGAGTAGTCACTAGGATTTTTATTTCCTGGAAGCCATTCACCAGTATAACTACCCGAAGCAGATCCAGCAGTTGTTGATGCTATATTATAGGTAAATGTGCCATCGCTTCTTAATCGAACAGTTGCACTACAGCTTGACGATGCCACGCTAGTTGATGCTGCACTAACGCTATGACCAGTAATATAAACTTCTGACTTACCAAGTAAATCACTTATTTTTATTGTTCCAGTTGTTGGTACTGTTGCGCCAACTGAACCAGAATTAATATCAGAAGATTTCACATATGTTCCGTTACGAAGGAAAGCACGTAATGTCTGACTAGTAGCATTAAACTGCGTGTTTATTTCGCTAAGTTTAAATGGATCGCCCGAGGATGCTGTTGTTTGTAAACGTCCCATGCTATATCTCCTTAGGTAATCTCAAATGTAACTGTGCCGGTAGCATTGATACTTTGTGTGTTAAGCCATGTATATACAGTATAGTTTCCGCCGGAATTATACGTAGTTGATCCGGTAGATCCCGATGCAGTTGCTCTAGTTACGGTCACAGACGCTGCTTGTGTCATAGTAAGACTAGTCCAAGTTGCACTTGAAGTATAATCGCCACCTGCTAATATCAGTGTAGTAGTATACGTAATACTAGGGAAAGGAAATGATATTGTTACGCGAGTTCCAAATATACCGCCAATAGTAGCTTGCGCTGTTGAACTAGCAGAAATTCCAAAAAGACTATAACCTGTTAAACTACCAAATGCTCCAATTCCGCTTAAATTGTTTGAATATCCATAATAAACTACGGTACCACTAGTACTAGTGCCGCTAGTAATACTAGATTTAAAAATTTTATCAGTACTAAGAAAATTTAATACATCCACTGTGCCACTTGTTGGTATAGTAGCATTAGCTTGGTGATTAGGAACATATCCGCCACCGCGGCGATAACTGGTAAGGGTGTTTGGTCCAGTGTTTGAACCAGTATATCCAAACTCTCCTTTAATCTCGTTAATTGTTAATGGATTACCACCACTTGCTGTACTCTGTAAGGTCATGGCTTGTTGGCTAATTGCTGTTCTAGTGACGATACCTTGTTTGTAAGTTCTTTTACTGCTTCAATTAATAATGGAACCAGCTTGTCATATTTTACAGCAAGTGCACCGTTATAGCTTTCTACTGCTTCGGGTAGTACTTGTTGTACTTCCTGCGCAATAACACCAACTTGATTGCTAGTGTCGATCATTCCATTAACTTTACCATTTTCATTCCATGTGTAGTGTACGCCACGTAGTGTATTAATCTTTGCAAGTGCGTTAGTCATTGGTCCACTGATTTCTTTATATCTTATATCTGATGTTGCAGCAAAGTCTGTTGCAGTAACTGTGCCAGTGCTAGGGTTAACTACAAATACCGAGTTGTAATAGATATTCGTTAATGGATCTACTGTATTGTCTGTGAACAACACATAACGATTTGTGTTTGTACTGTTTGTACCAAATGTTACACCAGTACCTTGACTGCCAACATAGCCCTGCGGACCTTGTGCTCCTATATTACCCTGTGGCCCTTGTGGTCCACGCGAACCAACAAATCCTTGTGGGCCAACACTTCCGGTGTATCCACCACCACCCCCACCTGACGAGGATCCAGTAAAACCAGTAGCTCCTTGTGGTCCAACACTTCCGGTGTATCCGCCAGCTGCACTACCAGTATATCCCTGCGGGCCTTGTGGTCCTTGTGGACCCTGTGGGCCGCGCGATCCTGTGTAACCTGGGTTTGCACTCCAGGTCATTGTGCCAGCGCCGTTAGTCGTTAGTGCATATCCAGATAATCCGTCAGCTGCTGGTAATGCATATGTAATACTGCTACTACCTGCAAAACCTGCTGCAGCAAGGCCAACATATGCTCCATTAGTTGCATATATCTTTAGACCTGCACTGCTAACGGCTAGTCTTTGCGATCCTGCCGTAGATACACCAACCGTGTTTGTTGTGGGAAAATATACACCAGTATCGGGATCACCTGTTGTTGTAATACTAGGTAATGCTGCAGTACCTGCATCAAATTCCACTGTGCCAAATGCAGTAGTACCTGTTACATCTAAGTTAACTACTGTTAACGTGTTAGTGCTTGCGTTATATTCAAAGCCTGCCTCTGTTGCTACTAGCCCAGCAGTTGTAGTGTAAAGAACACGACCTGTGGTACCGCCTGAAATCTTAAATCCGCCTGCAGTAACTGTACCTGTTACATCTAAGTTACCAGTGAATATGCCGTTTGTTGCAGTGACGTCACCTGTTGCAGTGATGTCTGCAGCAACGATGTTACTGTTGCTTACTGTTGGGCCAATTAGATCAAAGTCTGTACCGTTATAAACGTACAACTGACCTGTGTCTGACTTAAACCAAAAGTCGCCACTTGCATTTGTTGTGGGACGGGCTGTTGCAATAACAGTTGCACTGTGTGGCTTAAAGCCCGATCCGTTATAAACATTTAATCTACCAGTAGAAGTATTATACCAAATTTGTCCAACTAGTGGATTTGATGGGGCTGTAGAATTAGCAAAGCTTTCTAGTATTCGTACCAAGTTCTGATTCAGTGTTGAACCATATCCTGGATAGTTCTTACCCACCAGTGTAATAGAAGTTTTAGTGGTATCTAGTGTACCATCCTGTAGTGTTATTAATGTTTGACCATTACTTTTGGTTATAATATATGACATGTTTGTTCTCTTCTATTACGCTATCTTCATTATGAAGTATAGGGTGTAGTATGGAGGCAACGTACTTACAGTATGGGTATGTACCCCATCGCTATTGATTGCGTGAGTATGTGGGTCTCCTGCTCCAACACTGCCAACCAATGGTGTTGATAGACCGTTAGTTGATCTGTATGCGCCAACAGAAGCAGGGCCTGTTATCGACTTACCAGCAACTGCAAGACCTGGTGCATTGTTAAATCCGTATGACACGTTATCGGTGTCAGTTCCTCCATCAACATATAATGTGTGTGCGTGTGATGGCAGTTCTCCCGCAGTTAGTACGTGCCCGCCTGTTAGGCCACCATGCGTGTGTGCACCGTTTGACGCCGTTGTACTAGAGCTGCTGCCACCTTCATAGCGAACTTCGCCCGGTGTTGTTGCTGGATTGCTGTAGTCTGCGCTTGCGCCCATTACAAACTTATTAACTAAGTTTGGTGTGCCGCTGGTGCCGTCACAAATATGCCAATTGGCAGGAACCGCAGCAGCAGTACCGTACCACATGATTATTGATCCAACCGGAAGTGTAGTTGACGCGGCACTAATGTCAACATTAACTGTGTTACCAACAGACGAAGTTACGTTAACGTCAGTGCCGGTAAAGTTAATAGTTGTCACACCCGATGAAGTGCCTACACCTGAACCAGTGTCCTGTACTGTTACACCTGATATACCAGTTCCGTACGTTGTGATTGCACTTCTTACAAATGCGGTAGTTGCAATCTTAGTTGAGTTGTCACTTGTTGCCGGAGTAGTTGATATTGGAGCGCCAGTAAAGGTAGGACTTGCAATATCTGCCTTAACATCCACATAAGCTTTTGTTGCAGGATGTGAATTTGCACTTGGTGTTGGCACTGTAATTGTTGCGCCAGTGAAGTTATGCGTTCCGGTAAAAGTATTGCCAGACTTTAATGCATAGTCGCCTTCAATTACAGTTACACGGTTAGCTACTGTAGTTAGGTCGCTAACATTTGCCTTAGTAATCAGTGTACCTGTAATAACATCCTGTACAAACTTAGTATTAGCAATCTGTGCATCGCTTTGTGCAAGATTGCTAATATTTGGTACTGTAGGAATACCAGTTAGGTCAGTATTATCAAACTGACCTTTAACATATTCTGTGGTTGCAATACGTGTGCTATTTTCGCTAAACGACAGTACTCCGGTTGCAGTTGGTGCTCCTGTTAGTACTGTATTGTTAAACTGTGCCTTAACATATGCTGTGGTTGCAAACTTTGTAGTATTGTCTGAAGTTGATGCAGTTACACCAGTGACGGTGCTAGCAAATACTGCTGCTCCGTCAACTTGTAATGTACCTGTGCCTGCAACATGCAATGTTGCTGCAGGGGAGGCAGTATTAATACCAACTTCTTGTCCTGTTGTTACAGTGAATGTACTTTGTAATCCAGTACCATTGGTAGTCTGTAGATAGATGTTCCCGCCATTAACTGTGTTGCTTATGCGGAAGTTATTGCTTTGTGGGTATAGTTGAATCTGAGATGCTGACCCAACACTTAGGCCAGTGTTAGCATTCAATGTTCCGGCAATAACTCCATTTGCATTGTTACGAATAATGTTATTAGCCGATAAAGTACTTGTACCGTCTTTGAGTGTTTCTGCAACAGTTGCAAGTCCACGAATCTTAAAGTCCCAGGTAGTATCGTCGCCAATGTTTAGTCCTGGTGCTAGTGTTGGTAAAGGAACGCTCTTGAATCCAATTTGCGCACTTGCAGGTACAAATGTTTCGTCTGTAATGATTGCCACGTTCTTGTTATTAACCAATACACGCAGTACAGTGTGCGAGCCGCCCGCAGTGTCGATGATTGTATCAGCTAGTACTTGTGTTTCTGCTATACCTGATGGGCCAACTAAACGGAAAGAACCGCCGCTATAAACATACAACTTTCTGTCGTTGGTATCAAACCATAATTGATTTTCTACTGGACTAGTTGGTTGAGAGTTTTGAAATACGCCGGTAACTAAACTGTTAAATTGCGAACCTGAATAAACTTTGAGACTCTTACCTGCCTTATCGTACCATAGCTGACCGGTTAAAGGACCAGTAGGTGCAGTAACTGCTGCAAAGTTTTCTGCTAGGTGAACAATGTTTTCATTCAGTGCTTCACCAAATGCAACATAGTTTTTACCTATTAGAGTTAAACCTGCTTGTTCTACTGCAGTGCCTTGTGGTACGGTTAAAAATACCGAACCATCGCTTTTATTAATTTCGTAATTAACGGTCATTGGTTATCCGCCTGTTCCGTGTAAACTAGCTTTTCGCCTGTTAGCTTTTCTAACAAACGAGCCATCTTAAGCATGTCTACGTTAATCTTTTTGCCGCCACGTTGACTGTAATACGACCAAGCCATTGGCTCACTTGGACCTTCTGGGATCAGACTAAAGTTGTGGGGCGATATCTGTGTGTCGTTTCCAGCAGAGTCCATAACAAACATTTCGCCACCGCTGACATAAAATAATGCAGCACCTGCTACGCCTGCGGAGGGGATAACACCGTCAAATATGACCAAGCTGTTTTCTGCACCACTTGGGCTTGTTGTTCCGCCGATCAATATGTTACCGTTTGTTGGTCTAAGAACAATTGCGCCAGTTGATCTAGTATTAGCTACTATAATGTCAGTGCCTGATATGCTAATGGTAGCAGATCCGATTGAACCTATAGTTAGACCCGAGTTACTCACTGATGTAAAGCCGGTATTAGTTCTAACTACACCCGACACATCTAGTGCTGCTACGGGATCAGTCTTGTTAATGCCAACATAACCCGATGAACTGGTTAAGCCAACGCCTGCAACTGTTAGTACTTTATTGGCTTGTCCCGAACTTGCTTTAGCTTCTAGGTATACAACGCCGCTATTCTCGGTATTTGCAAGTGTTACTGAACCAGTTGCTGTTTTAATTGCACCTTGTGCAGTATCACCAATTAAGAATCCGTTATTGTTTGTGAGATATAATTGTGCAGTGGATGGCATTGTCATGCCAATTACTACATCGCTAAATCCAGTCTCGCCATCTGCCGTATATGCATCCTCGCTGAATGCGGCAACGCGAGAATTACCAACATACATGCTGATAATTTCGTGTGATCCAGGCGAAGGTTGCGTATCTGCTGCAGTATCGTGTTCTAATCCGTTTTTACCTAAGCCTGGATCTGCTAGTGGGCCAATTAGTCTTGCGGATGCTGTTATGTCTGTCCCTTGACTCTTGACATACAATTGTCCAGTTGAGGAATTAAGCCAAAAGTCACCCTGCTTCCAGTATGCTGTAGGTTCTGTAGTAGAAACGTATGGGCCGCCAACTTCTTTGAAGCGAGAGCCATCATAAACTTTAAGTTTAGCAACTGTGGACGTCTTGTCGTACCAAAGCTGTCCTGTTATGGGCTTTGTTGGGGAGCTAGTATTCGCAAAGTTTTCTAGCAGCTTTACAAAATTCTGATTCTGAGCTAATCCAAAACTGAAATAGTTTTTACCTATCAGCGTTAGGTCAGTTGTATTATCCGCGGTACTATCTGCTACTGAAACTAGCGTAGTACCGTCGGTTTTTGTAATTAAATAGGCCATTACGTTAAATTCCTTATCCAACTATTTATTGCAGTTGGACCAAAAGCCCTAACGCAATCTACAGCCAGTTATACAGTCTCTGTAAATGTTGTGAAGCTTTGAATTCGTAGGGTGTAATCCACCTGAATAATACGATTCAAACTCTTCTGAACGGGGTGGAATACAACATGGGTAATCAAACGCTTGTTTGTGCCCGTGTTATCGTCCCAACACTTTAGTCCCAATTCGTCAAACACATAGTCACTAGTACTGGTTGCGTTGTCAAATGCTTCTTGCCCAAGAGGCTCGCCGTAGTCTAGTGTGCAAGTAACTACGATATCAGTATACTTCTTGCCTACAGTGTGGCGAACTTCCAAACGATTACGTGCAGGATCAGTATTGAGCCCGTTGTTGTCGTTTACAGTCTTGTAATAAGTTTCATTATGCAGTCCTGCACTTTGATTCAGCGTGTTTGGGGCTAGGTATGTGATAATTCCCGTGCTGTCGATGGTTGTCCCACCGTTGCCAAACGCCATTTCTTGAATGAACCCATGTCCGCGATCTGCTAGTGCATTAGCCATAGCAATTGAAATGTTTTCATAATGGATAGCGTTGTCCTTATCCACTAGTATAATGCCAGTCTCTGGCTCCCAAATCTTAATATGTCCCTGAATCATGTTATTCTGACCTCTGTTCTACTAAAACTTCACCAGTTTCTGCATCGATTATCTTAAGTTTGCCCGAAAATAGCAGTCCTGCTGCATCATTTGGTGCTTGCTTATCCTCGCTTGCGGGTAGGTTAGTATCGTTATTCATACGTGTATTTATGATATGTCAAATACCGTAGTTTTTTCTCTAATAAAGATAGCCCATTGAGTATCAGTATCAGCCATGCTAGACGTTGGGTCTGTTACATCATACCAGTTATAAGCTTGCTTGATTGCAAGTACAACTCGTAGCCCACTCTTAGGTGCTTCGTTAAACGTAACCTGATAGTACGATCCTGCGCTTTGATCCACTGTATAGCCTGATGTCATCTTTTTACCAGCTACGTATACTAGCACCGAGTCCGTATCATGTTCGGAAGTAGTCAGTAGTAATGGCAGCGCAAAAGACACAGTGGCTCCGTTTGCAGAGTATGTTTCGCTATTCATGTACTCGGATGCGGGTAACTGATTTCTGTAGCTCATGTCCACTGCAAGTGTACCTACGCGATGATTTCCTGCGCCGGTGCCTTTCGTTGCTCTTCTCAAACGACTAATGTAGTCTGACCCTTTCTCCCAGTATTCAATTCGTTCCTTGCCAATCATTACTACGCCCGGACGATTGATTAGCGGGGACGGTGCAACAAGTGCAGAAGCATTAGTTAGATAAATTCTGTCACTGGCTGTAGTAACTGCTTGAGAAACTGTTGTTGAGTTTTCCAATGGTAATCTGTATGCACTCAGGCTGCCCATCATATCTTTGAATACCCTAAAGCCTATTGTTGAGCTAGTAGTTGATGTTCCTGCAAAGTAGTGAACAACAATTACGTCATTGTCGTCAATGCCGCCTGCAATATTCACTATTCTATTGGATTCGGCTTGTAAGTACCATCCTACGACAGGAGCAATGTATACTCCGTTCTTGTATACTTGTACACGGTTAACTGCAATAATATCATCGCTCAGAACAATCTGTCCGCGAGAATAGAAGTTTGCAAGTTGTTGCTGTGTTGGACTTAATCCAATTCCGTATATGCCATATCCTTGATACTGAATGTGCAGTGTATTATCAATGCCAAACACTTCTGTTCTGATACCGGTTAGCGCAGTGTCGTTATACGTTGTAACTAGTATTTTAGTATTAGTAGAACCGTCGTCTACCATTGATGTCAGTGTTAAGGTGCTACCTTGTACATAGTAATCGCCGCTTGGTAATACTGTTATAGTAACTACATCGTTTAGTGCGGGTGTAGCCGTCAACGTAACAACGCCTGAACTGTAACTGCTAATAGATACTATTTGGCCGTTAACTGTTGCTTGAATATCGCCCGCTACTAGTCCCGCAATATTAAAGTTTGGGCATACTGGTATGTTAAATTGAGCAGTTGCTCCGGTGCCTAGTGCGTATGCTGTTGCAGGCGGGGTTAAACGTAAGCCTGCTTCTGCACCTTCTGCAACAGCATATGCAATTGTACTAGTGCTCAATGGGGCTGGCGCGCCAGATGGATTTGTTATTGTATAATTCAATGATCCATTAATAAAAATTGATTCTACAAAACTTTCTGTGTAGTTTTTGAGATCAACCGGTACACCTGCTACTGTGAGGTATGAAACAATTCTAATTACTGCCCCAATTGCAGGAGCAGGACTAATAGTTACTAATACATCATTTTCATAAGGAGCTGAATCGCTTGCAAAGGTATGTGCGGTCTTTATTCCATCAACTACAACAATACATTGACGCAATGGATTATCAAGTCCTACTCCGGTTACTCGAAACACTTCGCTAGATCCGTTACCTACAAAGTTTTGAACTTGTTCTACGCTTGGCCCATTATCGTTTGTTACTACAGCAGTGATAATGCTGTTTGCTGCAGGTGCCGTATTAAATTGTAACTCTGCATTTATTTGTCCCAATATGTTAGAGTAATCAATAATATATGCAACACCTGGATCCTGTACCAGTCCGTTAACAAATACTGTTATATTATCGACACTACTTGGTACTGGGTTGAGCGCAAAATACGTAGTTGTTCCGTTTCCTGATATTGTTTGGATACTAATATTCTGATTTTGTGACTCAGCTGTGAATACCTTAACATCCAATGCGTCAAACACTTGCCCCGACACTAGTTCTTCTGTGCTTGGTGTCGTATCTGGTCCAATGAAGCTGCCGCCCGAATTAGAAACTTCAGCAGATGGGTCGTAACCGCTAGACGACGCAAATCGTCCACCAGATTGATATGTGTCATACCCGCCTAATTCTACTAAGTTGCCGTACGGGTCTAGTTCCCAATTGTCAAAATCAACAGAATCAAATCCACGCGCCTGACTTGCAAAGCCTGGTCCAGTTGAGAATTTAGGACTTACAATCTTAGTCTGATCGTAATCTGCTCCTAACAACAATGGCAGTAACGGAGGATTCAATATCAACGATATAGTTGTATTGTTACTTGGTGCTGTTGCAAAGTTTATGGTCATCTCGCTTGGATACACCGTGTAATCGCTTGGCTCTACTAGAATATCGCCCAATGCAACCTGCATTAATTCTTCGTACATGAAGTCTTGTGGCAGGTCAAATGTAGTGGTTACGCCGTCGCCAATATGTGTTTGAATAATTCTTTCTGGTATGCCGGCTTGTCCAGGTTGCGGATCGTAGAATGCTGCAATTCTATCGGCTGCATGCCAATCGTCAAATCCTGGATTATCCTGTGCAGGATCGCGTGTTTCCGGATAAAGAATATCTGCTGTTCCCTTAACACGGTCAAATCTCATTCCAGTTTTAAACATTCTAACTGGAGTCTTACCTAGTACTGCATATGCTCTTGCGCCCGATCCATGTCCGGGCAAGCTAACGATTTCTACTGTTGGGGGAGTCAGATATCCCTCGCCTTCGTCTACTACTATGATTTGACGAATTGCATCAAGATTTACTACACCTGGGCCGCCTGCTACGTTTGCAAGCACATCACCTGGCAAGTCTGTAGTATCAATTGAACTGTCCTTAATTGCTTGCTGATCCAACCATAGCTTTCTAGCAGAGAAATAATTATCCGCACCTAATGTTTCAAACGATTGTGCAAATCCTAAATTTACTGCGTAAGCACTAGCAAGTCTGACGTTTCCTTCTAGTACAGTTTTACCGCCTGTTAACTTAATTGTTGGCGCAATGTCGTATCCAGTACCACCGTCAGCTACTACGATTGCAACTACGCTGTATCCTCGGTTATCTCTGTAACTGCGCCATGGCCATTCATTTTCAAATCTGCTTGCTTGCTCCGGGTCGTCAACTACACTTGTTTCATAGTGGTTATCAACTAGATGAGGAGGGCAGTCAAAGTCTGTTGTCAGACTACCAAACACGTCCTTGCCCGAGTATACAGAAGTGTATTCTCGTATCTTAGTATGATAAGGTTTGACTTCTGTAATATACTTTTCTAAGCTGTCGTCTATGTCTAGCGCGTACACAGGACGTTCTGCAAGTTCAGCAACAAAGTGTTTGACTTTAATGAAGCTACTCTTGAATGCCCAGTCTAGCTGACGCTGTTCAACTAATGCATGACGGACCATACGGAAAAACCAGCTGTTCCACAAATACTTGTATTCATTTACAAATACGTTGTCACGCATTGCTGTCAGAATGTTTCTAAGTTCAATGGTAGGCTCAGAGTCAAATACTGCACTGTCAAACGAACTTGTATCAAATGACATTGATGTATTGAAATCTGCTGCAGTGATGTCTAGCTTAATAGTGCCGTTTTCCAGTGCCATTATGGTGGTATCACCTGTTGAATCCTTACGCAGAACTCTCCAGTAGCCCGGACCCAATACTTTAACATTAGTATCTACATAATTGCTGTCCTGAAACTCTTGCTCAGTAGCAAGTGTTACTGCTGCGATTGATCCCTCGGGATAGTCTGTAGAATAATAATCAAGTCGCGACCAATAGCGTGTTGTATCGTATTTCTGTACACGTGATAGCATTAAGTTTGTGCCGTCCCACATATAGATCGTCCACAAATTTTTACGTGTCTCGTCGCTTTCAACTAGCAACAAATATCCTGCAGGTTTTGCCAGCAAGTCGCTAACAATAATATCTGCGTATGTAGGAACAGATTCGTCCCAGTTTTGATACTCGGTAGTAAGTGTTGTTGAGCCATCGTCAAACGTTGTATCACCTGTGTCGATTGTTAAGTCTTGAACTTCCATGATCAATGGCTGTGGATCAGACTGATTCATTGTGCCTAGATCAACATCTTCAACAATGATAGATGCTAGATATTCATTTAGATATTCTGCGCAAACTTCAATTGCCCCTACACGGTCGTTAAACATTGTCTGACGTGGACGAATCTTAACGCCCAGTCGCTTGTGCGCAGCTAGTTCAACATCTGGTACATTATTTCCTGCTAGGTCACGCCCCGTCAGGCTGTCGACCATCTTGTTAACAAGTGAAGTTGGCGGTGCAACGTTATCGCCTTCGCTTAACAATGTCCATTCTACGTGACGTGGGCTATTTTGCTCAACTCGCAGAACTTCAATTTGTAGAATTTGTTCGCCGTCTACTAAATTATCACGCAAGTTTTGAGTAACAACTCCGGCACTGCCCGCAGCAGCTACCCATTGGTATGGGCCATTAGTTAATGCTGTTGCGATGCTTGCTACACTCAGTGTTTTCTTACTTGACTGCGAGATAGACTGCTTGCCCGCAACCCAGAAGTAGTATCGGAACACCGTAGCGCCGTTGCTGTCTGTTGTAACTTTGGTATTATACGGCTGCAGTCCGCCCAGTGGAGGTGTACCCATTGACGGAGTCATACCATTGACATTGTACGCTGACGGCACTGTGGTGCTTTCAATCCATTCACATACAGTAATAGTACTGCCTGGGAATAATTGACCCCAGTTCTTTATCTTGTACGATAAGTCGCCTTGTTCATACCATAACCATACTGCAGTTGAATTATCCCACCATGTAGTTCCAACTTTTTCTTCTGCCCAGAAAGTATTTCCGGGCGAATTCTCTTGATAGATAGATGGGTCAATTGATAATGTATAATCAACATTGATCATAGCTTCACTGTCGTGTAGATCCTTTAGCGGATCCCATAAAGATAAGAACTCAATAACCTGATCTTGTACTGGATCGTAGCTGAGTGCGCGATTAATTAGTTTAGTATCAACCACTTGCTCTTGTTGTGTTTCTGCAGCCCATCCGTCTTGCGTATTATCGTATTCGTATATCTTGCCGCGAACTGACCAAGGACTTGCAATGATAACTGTATCGTTTACTTCCGATAGTGCTGAACCAAATCCTGTAGTAGAATCATCTACTGCACTAATAGGATTGAATACAGATCCTTCCCACACATACTGTGTACTATATAAACTCGAACCCGGTGCTGCGCCGTAACGACTGTGCAATCCAAAGCTTTCTACTGCACCGTATCCAATGATTACATCTGTAAATGTAGTGTCGTTGGCATCAAAAGTTGTTGTACTGCTATCCAGTATTAACTTCCATACATATGGTGCAGTTGGGTTGCCTACTAGTAGCTTGCCGCTGGTTGTAAACTTAACAGTTTTACCAAACAAGTTTAATCCGTTAGTGTTTGGTCCAGTTAGTACCTGTGTTAACGACGCAGTTCCTGATGTTGCACTAAAGTCGTAGATTCTAACAATACCGTCAGACACTAGTGTATCAAATGTAGTGTCGCCTGTATCAATGATTGTGCCAAACGTATCGTAAGTAGTGAATCTTGATCCCACTGCCACACGTACATTTTCACCAACTGTAGTAATGTCAATTGGGTGCTGCGACTTAATGGGGATACTTGTAGTCCCTGTTACGATCGCATTTATGTCTTGTGTTAGAATACCGTTCTCGTCAATAGTATACACATAAATGTGGCCATTACCTGCAGTATCTAGTATTGCTACCTTGTTAGAGTCTGCGGCCATTACAATACCAGTACCTGTTGCTGTTTGTGTAACAGGCGCTAGTTGTATGCTGTATGTATCAGTTGCTGCAGCAGAGCCTGTGTATGCAGTGTGTGTGCCCAAACCTACTACAGGAGTAGTAAGATCTTCGTCAATATATAAACTTACAGCAAAGTTATCAATCTTTTCTACATAGAATGTACCGCCGTTAATAGCATTGCTGTTTGACTGTACAACTCCTGTTACACCTGTGATAGTAATTGCTTGTTTGTCACTAAGTCCGTGATAGAGATTTAGTGCAATTGTTCCAGCTGCTGTTGCAGTCTTAGATAGTGTAATTCTGTTTACGCCCGGAGTATAATCTTCTTCTATATTAATAATGACTGTGTTACTTTGAACACCGGTACCTGATACTTGTGTACCAATCTGTACGCCTGCAACAGAACTAGCTGTTGTCACGTATGCACTTGATACGGAAGTAGTGCATGCTGCAATACCAAATGTCATGTCAATTGGGTCAGGGTACGAATTAACTGTTATATTTTTAACAGGTAATGTAAAGTTACCATACTTCAATTTGTAAATTGTAGCTTCGCCGGGTGAACCAATTAGCATTAGCGTATCGCTTACACGGGCAAGTGTTGTGCCAAACTTAGCACTGGTTATACCCACAGGAGCGTCAATGGTATATCCCAATGTCCAGTCGCCTGTTGGTCCTCTGTTCCAAACTTGTACAGAGCCGTACTCTGTACCAATTATACTATTAGCAGGGCACCCAATAATTAGAGTTTCGCTGTCCAAGTGTGATATTGAATAACCAAATTCACATGCTGCACTTACGTCCGATGTACTACCGCGTAGTCTATCAACATATGCTAGATCGCCGCCTGCTTCTGAGCGTTCAAAAATTAATACTGCCTGATCGGTTTGCCCGCCGGCAGCAGTTGCTTCTGCTCTTGCTGCAGTCCAAATAATTGAACGATATGTCCATGCGTGTACCCTGGATCCAGTAACTGAATAGTTAGAAGTTGGGGCAGTTAGCCCAGCTGGTTGCGGGCCCACTAGCCATGGATCTTGTTTCTTTAGAACTGCCCATCCGCCATCGTATGCATCGATCCATAGACGATCGCCTACTTCACTTTCGTACACACGAACTGCAGAGTCTATGTGACTTGAATACGCTACACCTGCTGCAGTATATGTATTATAAGCCTGTGAGTTTACGGGAATTGTTAGTGCTTGATCGTCGTACAACGAAATCTTATTTGTGCTTACATATTTTGCGTAGTAAACTTTGCCGTTAAGTTCAGCCATTCCCGCAATACGATCAATAATTAAACGTTCGCCGCCAATATATGAATGATCGTTGGCAAATGTTAGCACCACTGGGTTAGTGTTAGTTGCTGCAGTAATAACGTTAAATTCTACTGAATTAAAATTATTGTACTGGACTGGTAGTAACTTAACAATGAAGGCACTAAAGGTATCACCCTCGTTCAATCCGGTACCGTTAACTATTGTAAAGCTAGTAGTAGATTCAACAGTTTGTACAACTTGATATCCGTTTATACCTGGTACAGGTTGTAGTTGCCCTGGAGCAGATACCTCGGAGTATGTCAAATCGTCTAGAGTGACTAGCCAGATATCTTCATTTTCTGCAAGATCAAGCTTGCTGTCCAATGACACTACATCATTAGCTAGTATTGTTATATTAAATGGGCCAAAACGCTTAGTCTTGTAGATGGCCGAATCAGTTAGTGCTGTTTGTGCAACCCAAATAATTGTGCCATTTTTGTTCATCAGACTTGCATTGATGTTTGATAGTTGATCGTGCGATAGCACTGTTGCATCAACCTGATCTATTCTTGCATAGCCTGCATATTTTTGTTTGAATTTTGCTGTAGTCAGCGGGAAGATGCTTCCGCTAACACGTTCGCCTTGATCAAGAATTTTGTCTGCAGGTATTCCTACAACATTACGTTCGTAAGATGTTGCGTTATCTAGATCTAGTGCTATCTTAGAAAATTCTAAATCGTTTGAGTCTAGTAGTAATTCAACTTCGTCTGTGTTATCTGCTAGACCAAATTCGCCAATACGGAATGCCCATTCGTCTTTGATATCAACTGACAATTCACTGTTAGGATTAATGCCGCGTAGTAACTTGGTTACTGCTTGCTCTGTACCCTTTTGCGTAATCATGCCTTGATAGAACTTAAACTGAGATTCGTCATCTACTAATAATGACTGTAGATAATCTCTTGGCTGGAATCCAATCAAGTGACGAGCATAAGAACTAACGTCGCTTGTAATCTGATCAACACTGAGGTCATAGAACTGTTCAAGACGCGCAGCCATTGATTCTAAGTTTGGCTGCAGGAACTTCTTAGGTTGCTTTGCCAGCTTCTTCCACTTAGAATAATCAAATATATCACCACTGTTATGCACAGTTGTTGTTATGTATACTGTGGTGCTAATCTTAACAAGATCGCCATTTCTGTAATCTGTGTAACTCTGCCAATCGTTGATGTTAGCTTGATCTAGGGTGAAGCCTGGTGCAAACAGTTTACCATTCCAACTATTGCTCTTACTTCCCTTAATCTTTAAACGTTCTTGTCTTGCGCCAGTTGTTGAATCAAATACGATATCACTGAAATCAGTCTTATCGTCAAACACAACCAAATGGTCAAACTCGCTTATAACTGCTTTTAGCAAGTAGATTGAGCGATCTGCTGTAACAGACGATACTGTGATTAGGTCAAAGTTTCTGTCTACTGCAATGCTGTTTGCACGTAGTGGTGTACCGTTTTGATCCAACACGCCGTTAGGATCCGAATATACTCCGTACAGTGGGTCAAGGTCACCTTGCGGGACATACATCTGCACAAACTGACTTGCAGGGCTTAGTGTTAACGACGACCCGTTGTTCCAGTTCTGTAGACTCCAAAATAGGAATTCTCTACCAGATAGTATCCAATTGCGAATTGAGCCTAGGTCATTGTCGAACTGATCAAATACAAATCCTTGATTTTCTAGATAACGTCCGTATGCAATTATAAAGTCAAATACTTCTTGCGCAGTTGAAAAGACGGTTCCGTAATAAACCTTAGCAGGATTTGTACTGAATGTTTTCCAATATGTTGCAACAATACCACCTTGTACAGGCAATGTTTGTAGTGCTGCAAAGTTTTCAAAGTCAAACGCACTGCTGCTTGTGTGATCTGTTGTTACTCTGAAGAATAGTCCGTTATACTTGACTACTTGTCCTTTAATGTAATAGTAACCGTCTCTCCAATCTAGATAAGACGACGACTGCTCGCCTACACGCAATGAGTCTTTTTGACCTTCGTCATGTAAGCTTGGTAATATACTGAAGTATGCTTTCTCTGTGTCGTATCCTTCTACTCTCCAGCCGGTATCAGTACGGGTAATAATTACGCCACTATAGGTTAATGTATCAATTGGACTGCTTTGATCTAGTAGCAATTGATAGTTGCTATCCGGTAGCAAGCTTAATGAGTTCTTACTGCCAGGTGCAACTGCGTTAATGTATACCTGCAACTTATCCTTGTCAGTAAAGCCAGTCATTCTAAACATCAGTCGAGGGCATATACCCGATACAAAATTGTTAAACTCGCTTAGGTCAATATTAAGTGACTTGGCTCTTGCTTGTATCCAAACAAAATATCCAGTAGTGTAAGTATTAGTAACACTTGCTTCGACATCAGATTGACGTACTACTTTACCTACTGAGGTAATAGTTGTGTCGTATATCTTTTGCAGAGTATTAGTTACTGCATCAAATGCAGTATCAAGTAAATCAAATCCTGATCCAAAGTATAGACGAGAATTGGTCAATGCCTGATACAGTTGCACAGCAAATGGATATTCGCTGCTTCTAATCCAAGCTTGTTCTACCGGACTGCAGTCACCAAACTGCCAATCACGATTTAACAATCTTTGATCTGTAATCTTAACTAGCTGTGATGCATCAGGTGACAATAGTACGCCGTGATCGTCTACTGGGATGATATCCTGTAGTCTGTGTTCGGCATTGTATCGCACATAACGTGTGTCAACACCTGCACGATAACCCTGACGAATTAGACCCTGTTCTAGGTCTTCCCACAGTTTTGTATTTTGCTTGGTGTATGGAGCAGTGCCGTATTCACTTGCCCACCATGTTGGCTCTTCGTGGAAGCCTAGCATTTCCCATGGTGTAACGTTTGGATATGGTGTGTCAAAATAGTGACGATATACTCCAAACCAGCTGCCAATTAGAATCTTATTACCAAACACATCTTCCTGACCGCGATAATTCCATTGCCACGGGTCACTAGTAACAGGATGACTGCTGTAGTTTAGCTTGGACTTAAGGATCCATTGTCCAAAGAATCTGTCAAATACATCGATGTAATTCTGAAAGTCTCTTTCGCTAGAACGATAGTAGCCCGGCAGTAATGCAAATTTATCTAGTACCTGCTTGTAAGAATCACTGCCTTGTTTCTTGATGTTGTTATAGATTCTGTTCTCTAGTTCAAGTAGCAGTTCGTCGCGCTGATCGCCAAATGCTGGCGTCAGGCTTCCGTCGTGTCCTCTAATAACAGTTACTAGTCCCGATGGCTGCTGTATAGTTGTTAGTGCTGGCACATATGCTGGTGCAATGCCCAGCTTTGCAGGAGTAGCAGCAACCCAGTTCTCTGTAGTAGTATCGTACTGACGAACAACAATCACATCATTCTGTGTTAGCGGATAATTGGTTGAGATTGTAAGCGACGACAAAGGAGTATCAAAGTCGTAGTCTTGGTAACGTGCGAGTAGTATGCCGTTGTGATAAACTAGTACAGCCTTTCTATTTGACTCTTCATCTACGTATGCCGTAGTTAGAGGATAGGTCTTGTCTTCCTGATAGCGAACCTTATAGCTATTTTCCACAAAGTTTGTATATCCCGGAACCATGTCACTGTCATAGAATGGGAAGTCTGCTGTTTTACCCAGTACGTATTCCGATAGAATACTGTCCAGCATTGTTGGCACTGGATTTTCTTCGTCAAATACAACTGTATTATACTTCTGTATTACAGAATTTTTAAATTTAGTAAATTCGTTACGTGCATATTCTAAGCTTTGAACAAAGCCCAGTGTTCTATTCTTTAGCAAGGCCATTGCTAATAAGATGTTACCGTTGTGATAACCAAACTTAGTGCAATAGGAATCTAGTGTTGGTTGTATGAATAGATTGTTGTTGCCAACTGAACGACCATCTAACGTTGTTAGTAACTGTGCGCCGCTAGTTAAATGAGATGCTAGTTCACCAAACGTCATTACAGAAATTTGTTGATTGGAAGGATTTGTTGTTAGACTTAAAGGAAGCCTCAACACCAAGTCTGTTTCTGTAATGTCGTCATTAGTCCAATGTGTGATCATTAACTTGTCGTTGACTTTTAATGTATTTCTGAATACTAGTAAACTGTTTGCTTTAACTTGCTTTACTTTTCCGTCAACTGCTGTTGCATAGTCAATTACTCTATCAACCAGATCGTAGTCTTGACCCTGATACAGCAATTGATCGTTGAGCTCAACTATAACTGTTTGTTGTACATCACTCTCAATGACGGAGATTTTTAATTCAACTTCGTTAGTTTCTACGTCCACGTAACGTAGATCAATTACAGGAGGTTTGCCAATGATTGGACTATCAAGCACAACAGAACGAAGCGAATCATCGTTTACGTTAAGTGTGTAGAAACTTTCGCAAGCTAGTTCTGTAGTAGTTTCTGACAGAGTAAATTGGAATATGTCCTGGCTATGATTCCATTCAAACTGAATGTCGCCAGTTAAGCCAACAGACTTATAACTCAGAGGGAAGCCAATTTCGCTATCGTTAGTACCTGTTCCTCGTTTGAACGAGAACAACTTGCTACCAATGAATGTGCTACCTACATATGTTGCTCGATCGCCAATGCTTGTTTTGTTAGAATCAAACAAATCAAACAGTGGTTCTTGATTGATTGCTGTTTTATTCTGCGACTGAACCCACTCATTGTTTAGATAATAAAAATTCTTACCTGCATTACTATTGCCGTCAGTAACTACGATACCATCATAATCGCTAACACTTGCAACTTCTGTTAACACAATATTAGGCTGATAGTCGTATGCTGTTAATTCAATATCGTCTAGTGATAATAGTGTTGTTACTAGCGTAATTTCAATACGTTCTTCTGTACCAATGGTTACACCAGCAGTAGCTGTTACACCAGCACCCGGTGCTGCAATTACTACAGTCACTGCGGTTGTAGAAGTAGTTGGGTTGGTAATAGTAATAAAATCTACTGCATCTCCAACTAATGTTGCAACTGCAGAACCACCAACAGGTAAACTAGTAACAGTATCTATTAGACTTACAGTAGGAGCTGTAGCATACCCACTTCCTCCGTTAGTTACTGTAATTTCTGTAATTGCAGGAATGTTATATACTACATCTGTTGAGTACAGATTAGAAGGTATAATATCATCACCATTTTTAAGTTCAATTGTTTTATTTCTAAAATCACCTTGAATGTTGAATACATCACCGGTGTTGGTAGCTAGCCATTCGTATGGCGCTGTGCCAATTGCACCCGGATTGTATATAGACTTACGTCCTTCGTCTAGACTGGCAATTGTTACTTCGTAAATCTTGTTTCGTACCTGCAAATCTGTATCAGCAGAGAACACAACTTTCATGCCGTTCTCTAGGCCAACACCATCCGCAGAATATCCAGATGCTGCCATCACGTTGCTTAGAGCATCAATTTCTACTTGATCAAATGCATCTACTACTGCAACGTTACGACGTGCATGATTATACAATGCGATATCGTTGTCAAATTCCACAACAGGACGTTTGGCTTTTTCTGCTTGATCGATTACAAAATCTTGCTCCAGTACTTTAGCAGTATGCTCTAGTACGCGATAATGGAACCAACGATTACTGCGACTCCACGCATTCCCGTCTAGACTAGAACGTGCAATAGTAATGTAATGCTTGTTTAGAAAGCCGTAGTTGATATCTTGTTCTAGTCCGTTTGGTACTAATAAATCAACGTCAAGCAAACGAATACTGCTACCAACACCTTCTACGTAATATGTTTTGTTACGATAAGAAGCAGGTAGTACTGTTGCATCAAATGTTACTTTGAGTCCATTCATGAACGTAACATCGCCAATTGCAAATCTCTGCTGTCCAATTACGTCTCGTTCAATATCGATAGACGGGACGCCAGTGAATGCCGATGCTGTAGTTGGTACTTGAATTGTACTAGACTGTTGGATTGGGCTACCTGTCCAACTTGGACCAACTACATATGGGAATACCGGATCGTTAGCGTTGTCAACTGTTAAGAAGTATGCATACGTTCCGTTAGGGAAATCTGGTGTTACGCAAAAACGTCCATTGTTAACGTCAAGTGTTCCTAGATTTGCAATGTATTCGTAGTCTTCAACATATCTACCGTCTGGTGTGCCGCGAACAGCAGTTGCACCTTTGATGCGATAGCTGCTGGTCATGTTAATGATTGAGCCGCTGCCGTCTGCGTTAGTATAACCACGTGGTCCGTAGATTGGGAAGCCGTCAAACGCATACCCTAGTATCTTACTATGTCCGCTAACTGAATCGCCTAGTTCTGAACTGTATGCGTGATAGTGGAACACACCGTTAATGTCTGGATGTCCTGCAAATTCTGTAGGACTGACGTGCTGCACATCCTCGCTGCGATTAAATTCATTTGCTAAATTGCTGCTAGTACTATCAAATGTAATTGTGTGATTTTCTAAGAAAGGCGTGTTTATTGTATACGTAACATCATTAAGCTTTTCTTTGCTGCCCATTGTGTATGTGTAAAATGGGTGCCCGTTAGTTGCAACGCCAATCATACTGCCTGCGGGTACAGCTACTTGATTCTGACTCTGTCTAATCTGCGGATCACGTGGTAGCTTAAATGCCACTGTTGTGTCTGCAACTGCTCGTGTTACATCTACTGTAGGAAAACTATCAACCAATGAAGATTGATTACTAGTTGACACGTATATATTTTTATCGTCGTAATAACCTAGTACTGTATTGTCAAATGCGGACAATTTAATGAACAGTAAGTTGGCAATTGCAAAACTTATTGGTATTGCGTCCGGGCCGTTGGGCATCCAGTAGTACTGATCATAGTTGATCAGCTTGTCTAAACTAATCTTAAAATCAGCTGGTTTAAAATCGTCAGCTAGTGCGTTTTGTAGATTATTTTTATCAACACCATAATAGTTTAGGGCATTGATAAAGTCTTCTGCAGTAGCACCAAAGGCATATGTACCATCTGGGTTCACTGATGCTGCACCAACTTCAAGTTGATAAGCGTTTCTTAGTTCATTATTCTCTGTTAAGAATCTATCAGTTGACGTTGCACCTTTTGCATATCTACGTCCTACATAGTAATTCAATTGTCTTGGGTCACTTGGGGTTACCAAATGGTCCATCGTAGATGCTAAGAATCTACGGTTTAGACTTGTTTGAAATACTTCTGGTAAAAACTTGTAACTGCGTTGAAATGCTTTAGCCATATTAATTAGTTATTGTTGCTGGTGTTACGCTTTCGATAATCACAATATCGTCTACTGTGACATCATGTATCAATATTTCATCCGGCATACTTGTTATCTGGAACAAGTCGCCAAACTCGCTTGATGTGTTTTCTGGTACAATGACCACACTACTTATTAATCCTGTTAACTGCAAGTGTACAAATGCTGCTAGTTCAGTGAAGTAGAATGTATCGCCAAAGTCATAGTTTGCATTAGCAAAGAATACGTCAATTGCACTTACAATTCTGCTCTTAATTTCATTGTCACTTACCAAGCTTGATGAATTACGCACCACTTTAAACTTAGCACGTTGTCCAGGATCTGCCTTAGAACCAAACAGTATCTTAAAGTCTACAGGATGATAGATGATATCATCGCTCATGCCCTTAACTGTTTCAATACTGCTTAACAAGTCGCGCAGTTCTTGACTTGTTGGCGCTGTTGGCTTAGTTAGATCATTGCGGTCAAATTTTAACCAGTTACGCAAATCGTTGTTATATGTCTTGGTCATTACATATATGTCAATCAGATTGCTTAGTGCTGGATCAATTCTACGTGTGTCTGCTGCATTGTGTTCATACTTAAATTGCAATGCTTCACGACCATAGTACGACTTGTAAAGACTTGTAGAATAGTATGTTGCGTCAGTTTCCTTCCACACATATAGTTTTTCAGTGTCGCGTACATAGATTAGTTGTCCATCTACATAAGGATCTAGATTAGGATCTGTTGAACCAATGTTTGACAAACTGTTAACAACAACAATGTCGCTAGTTGTACGTAGTCTCCAACGATAGAAACCAGTTGAGTCTGTGTAGCGTTCAAACACTACCACAAAGTCACCGCTGGTAAATCCGTATTGTTTAGTTGCACTAGGTGCAGTTGTGTTAACAAGCTTGTTAAAACTATCTAAGTCGTCTGGTACCTGATCATTATTTTCGTCCGCAAAACTTACGCGAACTTCTTGTGGGTTCGCATATCCGTCAATGTCTTGTATATTGTCAATGATATGAAATTTAATGTCCTTGCTATATGCGCGATCACCGTTGCTCCAATCGCTGTTAGTCTTTAGTACTACAACTTGGTCGCTTACTACCTTGCCTGTCAATGGATCTTTAATCAACTGTGAACTGTCAAAGTAGAACTTATTTTGATCTTCACTTCTAAAGATAGTTTGTAGCAAGCGAACAGTACCCTTGTATTGTTCGTTACGATATTCAAACTTCATTAGCCAGCTAGCATCTGCATTAGTCTTAGATGTGTTTTGTGCGTAGTCTAAGCTAAAATCTACATTTGTGCTTAGGTCTCTTGCGTCAATATAGTACCATATAGAATTTAGTCTATCGTAGCCTATACCAAAGTCTACTTGATTTTGTATAGCATCTAAGATAGTTGATTCTAGCGAGCCTAAGTCACGACTCATTGCAGGCATTGCTTCCGACAAAATAGAATTTGTTGGTACTACGTCGTTGAATGCAATTGGGCCTGACCCATCGGACAATGCGCCTGCTCCGCTATTGCTGCCGTCGCCTATCAAATTCATAATCTTAACCCAAACGTAAGATGGCTGCACAAATGTTAGCGTTATGTTAGGATTAGTTATTGTGGCTGCTTGACTTAGCGTTATTGAGTTTGTAGTGCCTGCTGTAACTGCAACAACTGTTGTGTTTGATGGGATACCCGAGCCCGATACATTCATACCAACTAGCACATTGGCCACTGAATTTGTAGTAGTCACTGTAACACTAGCATTTGATAATACGCAAGTATTAACTGTATTTGTAGATCGTTGTAGTGTACGAGTACTGTCGTAGTAATAGCCATTAGGCGCAATAAACTTTAGCAGTGTGCCTTTAGCAGCAGTATTAGTAGGATATGAACCTGCTTCTGGGCCAAATGCTCTAGCTGCGCCAAAGCTATCTACAAAGTAACCATCGTATATGTTGTTTGAATTATGCAAACCATTCCATAGTAATCCCGACGACAAGAAACTTATTCTATCAAATTTTACATAGTAGAAGTTAGTCAACTCTTCGTTAACTAGATATGGTCTGATTGTGTTTTGGATCACACTGTTAATTTCGTTAGCAAGGTCCGACCATGCAAACGTAAATGTTTCGTTGTAGTCCTTTTGATAGATGATACCGTCATCTGCAAACAGTTTAATTGAACTGTAACGTCCGGTTGGGTCAACTACGTCTAAGTAACGGTTTGTACCTGAGCTTGTACGATTTACTGCCTTAGCTTTAAGTACGTTCTGGCTTGTGATCACCGGATAGATGTTATAGTCTTCGCCCGTGATCATTCTATTCTGTGTGTAATATGCTTGTGGTGCGCGAGTCTTGATATCCGTAAAGCTTTCTGCGGGACTACTGTTACTTACGTTGGTGCGTAACGCAAAATTCATATTCATTGTGGCAACTTGTCCGTTCTTAGTTCGAACATTTATTGAATTTGTTACACGCGGCATGTCAGATGTTCTAATTTGATATGCTAGACCGTTGCTAGTGCGATAGTAGTAACGGAAGTTTCCGTTAGGGATGTCGCCAAATGTGCCGTCGGCAAATACTAAGTCTACGCCATCATTGTCACGACCAACCGTGCTGTACACCTTGCGAATATTGCGGGATAATGAATTATAAATGATGTTGTTGCCGCTAATTTCTGAAATGTTTCTCCACAATGCTGTGAAGTTACCGTCTGCACTTAATTCAAACAGCCATGTGTCTGTATTATTGATGCCCGATGTATTAATACCTAATACTTGGTTAGGCAACGCATCTGCAATTCCAAAGTCTGCACTACCTAGTGTGCCCTGCTTGAACATTACGAACCAGCCAGTGTTTGGACTACCGTTGCCCTTGCCGTCATTGCGATACAGCAAGCTAAAACCGCTGTTTGGCACAGGTACACGTTCTGTTAGTGTACCGTCTGTGTCAATATATGCGCCTACCATTTCAAAGTTCATGTTAACGCCGCCCACTTTCTGTGCAAACGGTAGTACTGGACTTGAATTTAGGCTGTTGATCTCATACAGGTCTGTAGTAACGCCATTAATCACAGCACGACGAGCAGGCTTACCCACGCGCTGGTTTGTGCTCATTGCTTGACCTAGAATAATGTTAAAGTGTTCTTGAAAATCAGGGTTAGTTGCATCGTTCCAAGTAATGGGTAAATTACGTAGGTTGTTACCGTTGCTGTCCACTAGGTCTTGTGTCGTGCTTATAGTGGTAAGCTTGAGCATGCCGCTAGCAGGAATATTACGCTTTGGGGTATAGCCCACCAGACGCGCCATTCTAATAACGCTGTCACGACGTGTTGCAGTATCGATGAAGTTTTCACGACTGTTTAGGTCTATTCGAAACGCAATGCTTTGTCCCATGTACGCCATCATGTCGATTAGCGCAACGAATTCACTGCTTTCAATGAAGTCGTTAAAGTCTTCGGGGAAGTTGGTCTTTACGTAATCTAGCAATACTCTGCGTAGATTATCGAAGTCATAGCTGCTTAGATCAATCTGACTAAACGCTTGATATATCTTTTTCCAATCTTCAACTGCAAATATTTTTGATACGTCACTCATAAATTTACCCTGTGTCTTTATTTATATTAAGCAAAAACCAGGGTAATTAATGGCTACGACGTAGGTCTTATGTACCCTTCAGTTGAGAATTCCCAGCTCACTGTGTCCGACGCAGAGAATGGTATAAAGGTGATTTCGCATGCCACTCTTACACCTAGTCCGTCTTGTACTTGATCAACTGCAACAACATCTAGTCTGCAGCGCGGATCAAAACCCACAATACGTACAACGTCGTCTTCAATAGCACTCACAATCTCGTCTGTATAGGGTTCAAACAGCAAGTAGGGAATAATAGTACCAAAGTTAGGATTTTCTAGTTTTTCTCCCCGCTTGATCGAGAAATGATTAGTTAAATCCCGCTTAATTAGGTCTATATCCGTGATAGTTGTATCGGGCTTGTTAGTTAATGTAGAACTATAACCTGAAAATGTTTTGAGAAATGCCATTTGCTATAGTTATCCTTAATCTACCTGAGTTTTGCTACCCTGTGTAAAGTAGCCATAAGATGTTGTGCCGCTGGCATCCTTATAAGGATATGCTGCGGGTGATTTCTTCAATATCTTCCAGTGAACATACAGGCCAATTGCACCGTTACCCAAGTTATTTGCGTCTGTTGTTAACTTGCGCACATCTTCTGCTGTTAATTGCATGCTTGGTGCAAACTTAGAGAACCCTTGCTTGTTGCCTAGACCCATGAACATCACTAATTTCAACCAACCTGCACGATCTGCACCGCTTTCTTCACGGGCACCAGTAATAATCCCTATTGACTTCAAGCTTAAGTAGTTTGAATAGGTAGAAGCAATGATGCATTTGTCCTGTAGCGCGTAGTCTAACAAGAATCCGTTGGGTCCACCGGTGCCTAACTGAGGTGTGTTTGGCGGGCTAAAGATTGCGGCATTGTTAAATCGTGGGCATAGTATTTCCTGTGTTGCAGGAGTCCAGCTTGCTTCGCTGAGTGCAGCAGCTTTAGATTGCGTGTCCACTGTTGTTATGCCCAAACCCTTAAGTAATGACATTCCCAACTGATATCTGCCAATGAATCCGTTTGGATTTATCATTGGGTCGCCGTTCGGCAACGTATCATAACGTCCGCGACTTGCTGCAGCAGCAATATCTTCACGGAATGTATCAAAGTTAATGGCCATCTCGCTTACGAAATTAGCCAGTGTTTCTGTTAGTGCAAATGATTTGCTGCCCGATACTAATTTAGAAGTATCAGCGGGGAACGCAACGCCCGAACCATTGGAGAATACACTATCGCCTGTGGCTTTTCCTGTAGGTGCATCTGTTGCGCTAGTGTTTACATTAATCTCATGCGCAGTCCAAGGTTCATGCTGCGGGGTAATTGGCACATGACTTTGTTGCACGCCGCTGTTGAAAGGCTTGGGTATGTCAATAACTGCAGAAGTTCTTGAATCCTTTTGTAGGGCAGTAATAGTTGTACTAGCACCTTCGTACCAGTTCTTGCTACTAGTCCATCCTGTAACAGGATGTACATCGCCATCGTTGTCGCCATTGGTAAAGTCAAGATCAACTTTTTGGCTAAAGCTAGCAATTGTACCTGAACCTGCCTTAACTGATTCCCATATCCCACCTGCGGCATCTAGTTCTAGTTTTCCGCCTGACTTCAGGGTAATTAATCCTGAGGCATTGACTTGGAAACTAGTACCAGTTTCAAAAGTAATTTCTTTGCCTGCAGTTGTTTTGTACTCATTTACAAACTGCATGGTTCCGTTTTGTGCCTGAATGGTTAACCCACTACCGTATGAGCTAGCAGAGTTGCCCCCACCTGCACCTGGCTTTGCAATAAGTGTTAGACTATCGCTTTCTTGAATCATGTCTGGGCTACGTTGGTAGAACTTAGCTTTACCAAGATGTCGTTGCTCAACTGCTTCGGTATTAATATTACTTGCGACCACATTAAAGTTATTTGTTGCTAGCACGTTGATGTCATTGTTAGCTGTTAGGTTTAGATCCTTCTCAGCATGTACACTAACACTGCCCTTGCCATACACATCGATACGACCGTTAGCTGTTAGTTCAACCCACGCACTACCGTTTTGATTGATAACATATACTGAACCAATAGTATCATTGATTAATACCATGCCGCCACTAGAGCTGCGAATTCTAACCACTTGATTTTGCCCAAGTGCATCACCGTCGTCCATTACAAATTGATGTCCACCAGTTCGGCCTGTAACTGTTAAGAACTCTTGTGAGCCCGATGTTGGTGATGGGCCTGCACGAGAAATAATCTTACCCGGTGTACTGATACCAAACACGCTAGATGGTGCTTCTCTACGCACAGTACTGGTAGTAGGTCCACGTGCTTCGTCTTGTGCTAGTCCTTGTTGTTCAAGAATAGCAGCTTGCACCAAGTGCGGTGGTGCTTTTGTCGGATCTGAATATACTTCAGACTGTGTGGTAAAAGAACCAACAGTAACTTTGTTATATTCTGTAATAGGGTCACGGTCCGGTGATGTTGTGTTAGTTGCACCGCGTTGTGCAATACCCGGAATCATATGATTCATTAATTGGTTAGGAACACATGCAAACCAAAAGCCTCTAGCTAAGTCCAAGTTGGCAAACATAACCAATACTTGTACGCCAATGTCCGGAGGTACAAACCACATGCCATATGATTGACTTGTGCCCGTTATATCAGCATTGGAACTAGATTTTAAATTGGTTACACCATAGAATGGCGTAGCATAACTGACTGTTAGCCAGCCAGACTGGTCTGTTGCGGGGACACTGCTAAGTTCTGGAATCCATACTTGGATACGACCCATACACGTAGGGTCAAGGTTATTCATTATGGTGGCAACATACGGCCCCGAATTAGTTAATGAATTAGATTTATTAGTATTATTAACTAAAAATGGTCCAGCCTGTGCCACTAGATAACTCCCTTAATAGATACGCTTACGGATTGCTTAACACCTGATAGTGATTTTTGCGCTAGTCCTTTTGCGCTCACTGCTATAGCATTTATGTCCGTTGATATGCTACCGGCAGATAAGTTCTTGATAGCACCACTACCTGCCAGACTCGCTACTGCAAACTTTTCTTTAATAGATGCAATTTGTGAGGAGGACAATGCACTCATAGTGCTAACATCAAGTGGCAAGTTCTTTATCAGATTAGCTGTTTGCGGTTGTGCAGCAGCAAGGGCCGCAACTGTGTCAACAGTTAACCCTGCTAGATTAGCAACTGCATCTTGTGTAAACGATGTTTGCAACTTCTTAGAACTAGCAGCTGACATTAGAGGGTTATTACTAGCCTTGTTAATTATGCTTTCTGCGGCTTTGGCTACGGTTGCGCCCGCTGCGCTGCCTGCAGATTTAGCCACAGCAGTTAGAGAAGATGCGCTACCTGGCATAGCTGACTGACCGCCTACTGCATTTACCAAAGATTTAGCTGTAGCATTTGCTGCAGTAGATAGCGACGGGCTCGCAACTTTAATACCTTTCGAGATATCAGTAATTCGATTAAACGATGCGCGAGCTTCTAGTTTAAGTTGATCTGGCGACAATGCGCTGTTCAATTGACTTTGTATTGCATCAATTGAATCACCTGCAACTGTAGTAGCATTTGGTGCAGAGAAAGAGGTTGCGGGCAAGTTCAAATCAGGACTCTTACTTGCTAGTTCTTCAAAAGCAGATGCTAAACTGGGTTGCAATGCTGCAGAGTTTTCCGTAGTTAGTCCCGGCGCACCTGGTACTTTAAATCCTGGTAGTAGTGCAGACAGTTTGTTTGCTACCGAAGGTGTTGCTGCTGCGGCAGTCTGTATTGCTTGCCCCATTAACGCACCAACTGCATTAGATGTAGTAGACAAATTTCCTGTGGCCGCTAACGCTTTACCATTACCCGACAATAGTGCGGGAGTCTTAGCTAGGAACGACGATGCTACGCCCGATGCTGCACTTGTGAGTCCTCCTGCAAGTGCGTCTGTTATTGCATTAACTGAACCTGACAGCATGTTCTGTAATTGATTCTGTATGTCCGGACCTGATACTAGCGACCCAACAAAGTTCTCTAACGCTGCTGCTGCCTTATCCTGCGTTGCAAATTGGTCAAACAATGAATTGACTATTGGTTTTGTCACATCCTTAGTTGGGTTTGGATCCAAGTTAACAAACATTACCAAATCTTTAGTTACGTTTTGATTAACACTAGCAGGCAATGTTTCTTCCAGTTCAAAGTCGCTCGGCATACCTGGAATAGATCCTGCATCCTTAATCACCGCACTAATATCTGCCGTTGGCAATGTTACCTTAGGAGAATAGCTACTTAGAAGATTGTTTGCAAAACTTCCAGCAGCAGTTGATAATCCGGTAGACAATGTTTGTTCAAAATTAGTTAAACCAACTTGCACAAGTGATTTCAATGTGCTAGTCAGATTTGATCCACCAGGTACATCAATTGCAGTCTTGAGTGCGGCAGTAAGTTCTTTAGATGTAGTGCTAAACTCCTTAGTTGCTTCGGCATTTTCTTTAACTGTTTGGTCTGCTTTTGCACCAGCTGCTTTTGCTTCGGGCGTAGACACAGTAAGACGCGAGTCTTTAACTGCGTTTACGTTCATAGTAAATGCTCCGCTTTCTTTAAAGTTTGCAGTTACAGTCATATACTGATAATATCCCGCTACCATTGCATTTGATCGCAAGGTAGGATCCGGATTACCCAAAGTAAAGAGGAAGAAAGAAGTAGAGAATCCCGTAGGATCAGCACTTCGATCTAGTACAGGTTTTTCTCTATTAGCTTCCCAATCTAGATATTGATATTTAAATTCTTCGGCTGTAAGGGCCATTTCGCTTTTGGCTATGAGCGCCGGATCGCCTACTATTTCCATATCCAACGTAATTAAGTCTGGACTGTTAGCAAATACGCTCGGCAACAGACTTTTAAATCTCATTTCAGTTTCGTTAAAATCTTTGGGCATGCCCTTAGATGCTGTATCCCTATCGGGCAATACGTTTGCAGTAGATGACATAGAACCTGATGCACTAGTTCCGGTAGTACCAGTCTCGCCCGATGCAACAGGGGTAGTTGGTTGTCCAGATTCTACCGAACTGCTAGATGCTGCGGCGTTAGTAGAAGAACCTTCTATATAACGTGCATTCGCTGTATAAAATGTTGTATTAAAGTTTAAGTCTAAACTTAGAATATCAATATTCTTGCCGGTAAACAAATAGTTGTATCCGCGAATAGTGCTATTTTTTATTTCGTCTGCGAGTTTTTCAGGATCAGGCACTGGTCCTGCTGCAGGTGATGCCCATTCGATACCAACAACATTAAATGTTACTCTCTTCTTTAGTACGTTAAATTGCGGATCGTATCCTAGAAATTCGTAAGTAGGATAAACCTTAATATAAGGAATGAAGGCAGGCATGCCTTCAGTTTCAATATTCTTGATTGCTTCTAGGCAATAGGTACTGTTTAGTGCTAACAGTTCAACCACAGACGTGACAGTCATTTCCTGACCAAGTTTTACTGAACGCACAGATGATGTTACACCGTCGCTGTTTGCTGCTCGCAGTACTGCCAATTGTGTTTCTTTACGTTTTTTTGCTGCTTCAATTGCATCTTTGTCAATAGCTTCTGGCTCTTGACTTGTGCTGCTAGGATCGCCGGATGACTGCTGTTGTGCGCCCGCAGTTGGATTGGTATTACCGTTTGCTCCGGCGCCAGCTTGTAGTGCAGAAATTCTTCCTGTACTTACAACTTCCTTACCTTTTGTAACATCTTTATCTAGTTTAGCTTGTCCAAATTTTGTTAAGCGATCTTCAAGGCCATTGAAACCGCCGTTAACAATATGTGTTACCAGATAGGTATTAGTAAAGTCAACTGGTGTTCTGGGTCTGCCTGATTTTATGTATGATTTAGAATTTGGACGCTTTGTTAGTTGTGTTCTAACAGTGCTAACCCAAAACCAACATGCAGATTCTGCTGCAAGATCTTCTTGTTCTAACAGTGCTGGTTCGACAACTAGATCTTTACCAAGAAACTTGCCACACTTTGCATAGTTACTCTTGCCTGTTACCTGTATATAACCTCTACCTTTGTATCGTGGTCCGTCGCCTGCTACTGTGTTACCCAAAGCTGCAGCTTTTTTTGGATTAACTGTAATATCATAATTGCGACCATTAGCAGTTTCTGCTAGAAATTTGAAGGTACCCGATTCGTGCAAGCACTGTGCATAAAATTGCGCACGTTCAGCAGGATCCACAATACCGTACTTGTCCATTGCCGCAAGAAACTTAAGACGTCTACGTATTTTGTCAGCGTCCGTTAGTTTAAGTGGTTTTGGTACAGGCGCCTGAATTTCATTCACTAGTGCGCCTGCTACTTGTGCGTCTGACGTTTCGGTTGGTGCTTCATACAATTGAACAATATCTTGCGGACTTTTCATTGGGCTATCTGCTATAGACCCGCCATCTGTCAGGGTAGAACTTAATGTTCTATCAAAAAATATCTCTGCTCTCTTACCAACAGGGACAATGGAATAGGAATAGATTGTTCTAGGTGTGCCGGTGGTTTGATCCTTGGTCATCTCTTCTTGCGTGCTATTCATTTGTATCGCAAGATCTTCAAGGTAATCTTTGATTTTGTATCCTTTTAGCTCTGTTATTTTTTCGTACAAAGCACGTTGCGCCGATGCAAATTGTGCATACGTAGAATATGAACATCCTTCGATGTTATACGCAGTACCCGACGAAGAAATGTTAAAACCAACTTTAATTAGTCTGATTGGTATGTGTCGCACTGTTGATGATAGTTGTTGATATATATCGGTAGGAGACGACGCTGCATTTGCATTATTTGGGGCATTGAAAAATATAGAAAGTAAGATTGGTACTTCTTCTGTTGACGACAGTACCTGATCTTGCGTGTAATCATTTAGTACGTTAAACGCTGTTAATAGCGTTGGCAAGAAATTAACACCATTTGGTTCTTTGATATTAATTTGAATGTTGCCTCCGGTATTACCGCCACCAATACCACGTGCGCCCAATGGGATTGTTATAGTTGTATTTTCAATAAACGTATCGCTATGCTGTTCGTTGGAACCCCAGCGATTTGGAAAGCTAGCAGTACCGCCTGTTGCTGCTATTACCACAGTTGTATTATCAAATACATCCCAGTTGTTTGGGCGACCGCCTTCTACTGTAAACTTTTTAAGGTCCTCAAGTTTGAACACACGCAAAACTATCGTGTAGTTGTAGCTATCAAACTCATGTAAGATGTTTCGATAAGGGCGAGCATCTAATCGCGGTATAGGAAGATAATCCATTTTAGATTCCTAGATATCTTTTGAGATTAGCATGCGACGGTACCATAATAACTGTACCGTTAACAAAATCTGATATAGGATCACGTAGGTCGTTAGGATTACGCATAGCAAATACCCACCATAGTTTTGGTGTTTCGTATAAGTCGTTACTCAGTAGGTCTGGACGAAAGTTATACACCGGATCAATTTCATACGGAACATCTTCTACAGATGCTGGTATGGGTCTAGGTGTTATTAGATCTAGTGTTCCCTGAACTTGCTGAGTGCTATACCAAGGACTGGTCTTACTATACTTGGCCATTAGAAGAATCCTTTACCTATCAGTTCGCCATTAATAAATTTAGTGGTAGAATAATCTGCACTGATCAAATCTGATCTTGCATATGCTGGAACTAGCGTCACGCCAATGGTCATCTCTGTGGGAACCATACTTGGTGGTATAGCAAATCCCGCTGTGTCTCTATTCTGTAGTCCTGCACTGTCCGACGTCATGTCTGTGCGAACATAGTCTACTTCTGTTGGATAGTCTAGGTTCAACTGTTGAACCACTACGGGTAGTTCTTTAACTCCACCTTCACCCAAATATGTTAATTTAAGAATGGGCGGTGGGCGTCCAACACGGGTAGCATCTCCCTCAAAGTTATGTCCTTTTGTGGAACTCTTTAAGAAGTGCAGTACAGCGTACAGATAATTTGCTTCGGCAATATTTGTTGCCGTAAACAATCCGCTAATAGTTATAGTGGACATTTCACTGCTAGAATATGCTGGTGTACTAAAGTTAGTCTGCAGAGTTTTGATCATCTCGTAACTAGCTTGATAGTTAACTGTAAACTGCGGAGTGTAGGGCCAAATTATTGTGTTTCTTCCGGGCAAGTATTGGAACACACCGTCGGAGTACATGGTCTCGGCGTCGGGCCAACGTAAGCGACAACGCCAATCTTGGCTAACTGATGCACTAGCTCGTATAGGACGAATCTTCTTTCGACCAGTCAGTGTTTGTCCTTCCAGTTGGTCTTTAAGGAACCCACTAGCTAATTCTCTTACTTTTCCGGGCAACTTGTTGATCAGGCTTTTGCCTATCTCTTTGCCCAGAGATTTACCTGTTTGTTTAACAACATTGTTAATTAGGGACGCCACCATAATACTCCTTGACATCTATATTTATAGTCGCTAAAATAGTCAGATAATTACTATAATTGGCGTTTTTACAACTAAGGAACCACATGAAGTATCTAACAAACAAAGATCTGCTACGCGAAATTCATTTGAGTAAGAACAGCTACTGTTCCTACGTTGCTAAGACCGACTCAACTTACGACCTAATCCTGCCCAGTGTTGAGCGCATTAATAGGCTAACCATTAGCCAAGCGCGTAAAGCCCGCGCAACTCGTATGGAAGTTGAAGCTAAGGCAACAGGCACACCGATCGAAGTAGATCCAAAAGATATTGCAGTTACGGATATTGTGTTCCGTATCATGACTTGGGATCATATCCCGCTAAGTCCTGGACGTAAGAAGACCCCAAAGATTACTAGTGACCACCACGTAAAGGTAAACTTCCCTCCCTTCCAACACTACAAGCTCACAGATGAAAAGGCACCATTTTGTGTGGGTAAGAGCCATTGGCGTGGTGACATCGAAAGTGGTCACTATTGCAGGGACAAGGGCAAAATGACAGACAATCTAGCTCGCATGTTCCTCAAGCTTTGCGAGCGTTATAGTAGTCGCAGCAACTGGCGTGGATACACTTACGTAGATGAAATGCGTGGGCAAGCACTACTACAGTTGAGCATGATTGGACTACAGTTTGACGAAAGCAAGAGCTCAAATCCTTTTGCTTACTACACTGCTGCTATTACCAACAGCTTCACACGTATTCTCAATACCGAAAAGCGTAATCAAAACATTCGAGATGACATTCTTGAAATGAATAATCTTAACCCCAGCTATACGCGCCAGCTTAACAATGAAGAAGCCATGCGTAAAGCCAGAGATCATGGTGATGAGTAATAGCATCAGCTAACTATTACTATGACAAATTTATTCAAACGTGCAGCCGTTTTCACGGATATACACTTTGGAGCCAAGAGCAACAGCACAGTCCATAATGAGGACTGTGCTGCGTTCATCCGTTGGGCTACTGCTACTGCTAACAAGCGTGGTTGTAATGTAGCCATCATGATGGGCGATTGGCACAACCATCGTGCATCCATTAGTATTACCACACTCAATTACAGTCTTGATGCGATTGAACATCTCAGCAAGAACTTTGATCGAGTGTTTTTCATTCCGGGTAATCATGACATTTACTATCGTGACCGTCGTGACGTAACATCAGTTGCGTGGGCTCGGCACATGCCTAACATTCATATTATTAACGAAGATTTTTATCAGGAAGGCGATGTTGCTATTGCACCTTGGCTCATCCCCGGCGACCATGAAAAACTAAAGAAGATTAAAGCCAAATACATGTTTGGTCACTTTGAACTTCCTAGCTTTATGATGAACGCTAAGGTAGCCATGCCCGACCACGGTGATGTGCGTATAGAGGACATGCAGCATATCGAAACTGTGTTCAGCGGACACTTTCATATTCGCCAAAAGCGCGCCAATGTGATTTACACCGGCAACGCCTTCCCCCACAACTACGGTGATGCGTGGGACGACGAGCGTGGTATGATGATATTAGATTGGGGTCAAGAGCCTGAGTTCATTGCATGGCCCGATGCACCAAAGTATCGTACCATGCCACTGAGTCAGCTATTAGAAAACCCTGCCAAATATCTTGATGCAAGAACTTATATGCGTGTTACACTAGACAAAGATGTCAGCTACGAAGAGGCCAACTTTGTGAAAGAAACATTCCATGCACAATATGGCTGTAGAGAGATTGGACTTATTGAGGACAAGACTCAACAGGTACAAGTGGATGCAGGCGCAGAAATCAAGTTCGAAAGTGTGGATCAAATTGTAAGCGAGCAACTGCTGCGTATTCAAAGTGAAGCATATGACTCTGCTTTACTATTGGACATTTACAGAAACCTATGATTAAGATAACCAATCTAACTGTTAAGAACTTTCTAAGTGTAGGTAATGTTACCCAGGCACTCAAGTTGGATCATGATCAACTGATCCTAGTGCTAGGCGAGAACATGGACCTAGGCGGCGACGATGCTGGCTCACGTAACGGTGTAGGCAAGACTACAATTGCCAACGCACTAAGTTATGCTGTATACGGACAAGCACTCAGCAATATCAAGAAGGACAATCTAATCAACAAGAGTAATCAAAAGAACATGATTACCAGTGTTGAATGGGAAAGCAATAGTGTGCTGTATCGTGTGGAACGTGGACGTAAGCCAAACGTGCTACGCTTCTATATTAACAGTAATGAGTATAAGGGTTCTGATACTGAAGTACAGGATGAGTCGCAAGGTGACAGCAGAGAAACGCAAAAGGCAATCGAGTCTGCGTTTGGTGTAAGTCATACCATGTTCAAGCATATAGTGGCACTGAACACTTATACTGAACCATTCCTTACTATGAAGAGTGCAGAGCAGCGGCAGCTAATTGAGGAACTGCTGGGTATTACTCAGTTAGGCATGAAAGCTGATCAGCTTAAGGAACAGAGTAAGCTAGTTAAGGATCAGATACAGGGCGAAGAGATTCGCATCAAGACTGTGAAAGATAGCAACACACGTATTGGCGAAACTATTCGCAGCTTTGAAATCAAAAGCTCTGCATGGGAAAGTAAGAAACGTTCCGACCTAGCGGATCTTAACGAAGTACTAACTCAACTTGAAACACTGGACATCAATCGAGAGATTGCGCTGCATACTGCATGGGAATTCTATCGTGCTTATGCTAATCAACGCTCGCAGCTGGTAAAGCTTAAGTCTGTCTCAGACTCTGCACTTAGCCAAGCCAAGCAACGAGTTAAACAAGTTACTGCTCAAATTTCTAAAGCTGCTGCACAAACTTGTCCAACTTGTAGCCAAACTGTGGATGCAGATAAACACGAGCATCTGGTAGATCAACTGCGTAAGGATCTCGCCAAACAGGAAAAGGAACAAGCAAGAGCACAAGCTGAGGTAGACAAGTATCAAAAGGAAACTGATGCTATTGGTGTGCTACAACAACCTGATGAAACTTTTTATGATACTTCTGCAGAAGCATATCAACATCAAAGCAGTATGCGTAGTATTCAAGAACAAATTGAAACTACTACCAACAACGAGAATCCTTATATTGAGCAAATTGAACAACTCAAGACTACAGCATTGCAGGAAGTAGATTATGATTACTTGCAGCAGCTAGCCAAGTTGCGTGACCATCAGGAGTTCCTGCTCAAGTTACTAACCAGCAAGGACAGTTTCATTCGCAAGAGCATCATTGACCAAAATCTAAACTATCTTAATCAGCGACTAGGCTTTTACCTTGCGCAGTTGGGCTTGCCACACAGTGTCAAGTTCCTAAACGATCTCAGTGTAGAGATTACAGAACTCGGACGTGACTTAGATTTTGACAATCTTTCGAGGGGAGAACGTAATCGCTTGATTTTAGGTATGAGTTGGGCATTCCGTGATGTATGGGAAAGCTTGTACCAAAGCATCAACATTCTATTTGTTGACGAGTTGATTGACAACGGATTGGATGCTAGTGGTGTAGATAGCGCACTAGGTGTACTCAAGAAGATGACACGAGACAGGCACAAGAGCGTGTTCTTAATCTCACACCGCGATGACCTAATAAGTAGAGTCAACAGTGTGCTTAAGGTAATTAAATTAAACGGCTACACAGAGTACAGTGGACTAAATTAATATGGAGAACAACACAATGACTGAACCTACACAACAAAACACAAATGATGCACTGAAGGCTGCATTCGAAGCTTATCTAGTAGAGAATGACAAGTATTCCGTTAAGGGCGTAAAGGCTGCTGGTACCAGAGCAAGAAAAGCATTAGCCGATCTAGCTAAACTCTGTAAGGCCCGGCGTACAGAAATACAAAACGAAAAGAACGCCGCTAAAACACCTTAACACTTTAGGGCACTGGCAACAGTGCTCTTTTTTTGACTTGACGTTCTGTACATGTTCATGTAACATATGCTATGGCATTTAATCCTAAGATATACGTTAAATTTAATAGCACAGAGGACTCTAACCCAGTACTAACTATTTGGAATTGGTGTGAGTCGATGAACATTCAGTTTGATTTCTTAGGATTTGATATCAGAGATACACCTGAAACATTTAAACCAGTATCCGTGTCCATCTGGCAAATAACAGACGAGATGGACAACATTGCTTTTCGACTGAGGTGGACATGACCAATATAATTGAAAGGAAAAATAATAGTAAGTTCATCGTGTACGACGATAGCTATCTAAGTGAAAGCGATTGCAAATATACTGTATTACTGTCTCACTTAAAGTTTTGGGTCAAGAACATTGATGAACTACAAGACTGGTTACAAGCGCACGACTGCACTAAGCAGGGTATGACTGTTAATATACCTGATGACGAACGCATGGTACTATTTGCACTGAGATGGTCATGACTAACATAGCCCGCTTATCTCCCGCCAAACGTACAGAAATGGCTCGGTGGGCTTGCGAAATGGATTTGGAGTTTAGTATAGACATACTGTATCAAGGATGCAAAAAGTTTCATGATTCTAATGGATATCTAGACCTGTGGCTTATTCCCGATGAAAACAATTACTTAATATTTACATTGAGGTGGTCATGAATCAATATCTACGCCGCGCAATCAAGACTACGGACTTTTGGATTGAATGGATCAGTACAGTCTTACTAGTAGTAGGTGTAGCATTGACTAGCTGGGACGTTACACCATGGAACTTGTGGTTGGGCTTGATTGCTAACGCTGCATGGATCTATATAGGTGCTCGATGGCATCGATGGAGCCTAATGGTGGTCAGCATCGTAATTTGCAGTTTGTATGTAAGTGGATTAGTTCGCTACTATTAATAGGCTATAAAGGGATCGGTTATCACAGGCACTAAGTTGCGGGACATTATGTTACTGCCGCCTATGTCCCACATAACTGCTGTTGATTTTTTCTTTTCCCCTTCAGGACTACGTTTACCGTAATATTTAAATAACTCTATCAAAGTTTGATAAAAGTTATACCACATACGCTTGACTTCTTCCGGACCTTGCAACATGGTCTTTGTTTCGCCACTTACAAGGAATTGATGACCTGGTTGTATTGTGCCCAACTCTAACCACGGCAAATCTAAATGATCAACTAAATCGTCAGCAATTCGTTCCATACGCTTGTTAAGATGCTTGAGTAATTCCATCTCTATGTAGATGATGCTTTCGCCATTAATTTTCACACGCCGAGGTGAACTTAGAAATTTAGGTAAATGCGGATTGCTGGGATTACGTTGGCAAAACTTATAAAAGGTTAGAAAACCCAATGCGGCATTTGTTGGTGACTGACCGTATTCGTTTACAAATACTTTTAATACCATAGTCTGTTCGGCATTAATGTAGACTCTTGCGTCAGAGCCGCTGTTGAGAAAACGAAATCCTTTTAACGCAGCCCATGCATCTATTTCGTCTATAGTATCATCGTTAAACGGTGCTTCAGTGATGAATTCAACGACTCGCACGGCGTGACTCAAATATAGCAGGATTCTTCTTAGCATAGTCGCGCATGATCTGTCCTGCTAGACTATTAGCTTCATTTTCGTATTGACTACCAGTGACTCCATCGTTGGGCTGTAGTCCACCATCAACTGTGCGATCCTGACGTGCATGCACTAATTCGTGTGCAAGTGTACGCATGATATCAGCAGCATGACGGCCAGCAATGTTTACGCGAATATTTTTATCATCTAGGCTGTATCCGCCAAAGCTACCCTGAGCCACTGCATGCTTCTTACTATCAATTAGCACAATCTCAGGAGGATGATCTAATCCAATACACTTACACGCATACTCCACAAAACTATCAAGCTTGCTACGTATGTCAGATGATTCAGTTATAAATTCTCTAGATCTCATTTGAATATTATCTCAGGGCTTGGCCAACTGCTAGTTGATCCGCATGCATTACTTATCTCAGTTACCATGATTGGCTTGCGCCAATCAGCTCTGCATTCGCTTTAAGTTCGCATTCGCTCACTTAAGCTCACTTGAGCAATTTGTACGTCTAGGATAATGTTACTGTGTAAGAGTAAAAACTTTGTTACTGGGATACTTTTCCTAGATTCAGTCATACTTCGCCCTGGTCGGGACAAGGTATGACTAAACGAATTTTTCCTGAGTTCGTACGTCACTGTGTTCAGGAACAGTCCTATAGGACAGAGGCGGTTGCCCGATACCTCGTTCTTCCATACTTCGGCGATTAGCGCAACGGGACTTGTATGTACTGAGACACAGAATTATACACACAAGCTGCGGGTGAATATCTCGTTCAATCAGAGCCGCATCATTCAAAGCTCAACTCGTCATGCCATCCCGTGCATTTGCTAGATGCGTTCCACCTGCGGCCACCACGCGAGCAGGATCACCTCGGGATACGGATCGTTCCGCAACTGGGGCTATAAAATACAGTAATACTTATAAGACCTTGCGTTTAACGTTAAATTTTACGGTATACTCGTTTCAGCTATATACTTGATGTGGACATTTCAAGGACAGGAAGTAACGGATCTTCCCGACGATATTGTGGGGTTTGTATACTGTATTACTAACCTAGCTAACGAGCGAATGTACATTGGCAAAAAGCTAGCTAAGTTTGCTAAAACTACCTACAAAACAGTTAAACTTAAGAACGGAAAGAAGAAACGCAAGAAGATACGGGGCAAAGTAGAAAGCGATTGGCGTGACTACTACGGGTCCAGTAATGAACTAACTCGCGATGTTGAAGCACTGGGCAAGGACAAGTTTGCCCGTGAGATACTGTTCTATTGCCACAGTAAAGCTGAATGCTCTTATGTAGAAGCCCGCGAACAGATCCAGCGACGTGTGTTAGAAAGTGATCAGTTCTATAACGGGCATATACAAGTACGTGTGCATAAGAAACACATACGTAAATCTTAGAAGAACGGTAGTCCGGACTTCTTGGTAGTTTCCAAGTTTTCTTTGTAAATCTCCGCAATAATATTACGATCGTCGTAACTTAGCATTAGTGCTTGATCTAGTGAGATCGCGCCGCGCATGCTCCAAGCTAACTTATAACAATCTTCCCTAATCTTGAGACAGTCTTTTTGATATGCATCGCAAAGCTCCTCAATTTCCTCAACTGTTAGTTGCTGGAGCCTCGAGCGAAAAAATTGGTAGCGTCGAACTCCAGTTCCTGCTTCCACTTGTGTTGGCATTCCTGACATTCAACTTGGATTGGAGCCAGACTAAAGCTTTCCTTGTTGTTTGTGATACACTTGTTAATGCTGTCAAACACATCGCTGCTGGTATTTTGTATGAAGTCTTCAATCATTGATCGATCGGTAACTTGTGTACCATCGGGTGTTTGGATACATGCAATGCTGTCCAGTACAATTTCCAACGTTAGTGAAGTTAGCTTCTTAAATCCTTCGCTAAACTTTTTAATTTTGGTTGCTTCGTCTAGACTACTTTGCTGAATTTCCTGTAGTAGACGCTGTTCTTCAAATGTTCTGTACTGTTTGTTATTCAGCTGACGGTATGTCATGGGTTTGAGCACAATGGTTAGCTCGTTTGCGTGAATGTAATCGTTCCACACTCTGTGCAGCGTTTGTGCTTGTGCTTCCTTAAGGTCCAGCTGATAATTGTTAACAGCTTTACACTGCGGGCAATCAGGGCTAACGTCCATCATGCTACCGTATGTTGCAATTCGTATGGCAATTAACAAGGTGTCGAGGTCTACACTGGGAATATTCCATGCATTTTTGATGGCAGGAACACAGCTTTGGATAATATCCACAGTGCCCTGTCCGTTTAGCAGTGCGTCTGGCGTTTTAAGCGAAATCTCATCTTTTGCTGTCATGGGCATGATGCCAACTTCGCCCGTTGCGGGCCAATCAATGCTGCCGGGTTCGTACCATCTGCCTCCACTAGGCAAGGGAGTATAGTACTTAGCCTGTCTAAAATATGAACTCAGCGGGTTATTTTTAATTTCTGACATTGAATTGCTTCCGTTTAAAAAACCGGTTTCATAACCGTTATAAATACACAACTATATATCTACCACACTATGGCTAACTCAATAAACATTAACGGCACAGAATACAGGATAGAAGGCGACGACCTCGCTACTGAGGCAACCCTACGAAGTTTAGTTGCTGCAATGAATCGTCTGGCTAGTGCAAGTGCCCGCAGCGGGGGAGGTAGTAGCAATGCCGGTGGCGGAGCTGCAGATGCCGGCGCCGCACTAAATCAAGGACTCGATGAAGTTGCAGGTAACCTAGATGATATGAGCGGATCTGTGATTCGAATGAATACTCAAAATAATGAGATTATACGATTACAGGGCGGAACTGCTAAGGGATTTAATATATTAGGCGGTGCAGCTAAGGCATTAGGCGGCGCGTTTAAGCTAGTCCAAGGCGCATTCATGATTGGCGTTGCTATCGTTAGTGCAGCATTTGGTGCAGTTGACAAGATGGCAGATACTGTTAAAGAGATGAATGCGTCTGGTATCAGATTTCAAGGTGGATTTGCCGAACTAGCAGCCGCTGCAGGATCTGCAGGTTTAAGTGTAGAAGAACTTGGACGATTAATGACGCAGAATCATGCTGCGGTTGCTCGTTTTGGCGGCGGCAATATGAATGAAGGAGCTAAAAGATTAACAGCATTTAGTCGAGAATTGGTATTTGGCAAAGCTAAGTTAGCAGGATTGGGCATTGGAGTTAGCGAAGCAGCGCAATATCTTGCCGACTATGCTGATATCCAACAGAACTTAACACACCAAGATATTACTCGAGCACGTGCCGGAGAAACTGCAGCAGATGTTCAAAAGAGAGTAACAGCAAGTACTGCCGATTATGTTTCGGACTTAGACTCCCTTGCAAGATCCACAGGTAAGACCAGAGAAGAAATGAATAAGATGATGGCAGATTTTGCAAAGAATCCAGATTTTACTGCTACCCTTGATATGCTTGGTTTAGCAGGCGAAGAAAAAAATAGTGTAATGAAATTTGCCACAATGTTACAAGGTTTACCAGGAGGCGAAACATTAGTAAGTGCTTTTGGTGATTTATTACAGTTTGGTACTATGACAGGCGATACTGCTGCAGCATTTGCAACAGTAGGTCCGCAACTTCAAAACACATTCACTGGAATTGCAGATAAATTGAAATCTGGTGCAATAACAGAAGAACAAGCTCGCGACGAAATGGCAAATGCTATGGGAGACAACGCCGAGCAAATATCTAAGACACTTGGTGCTATTCCACAAGCACAACGTACTCAGGCACAAAAAGATTTACTCATGGCAGCAAATGCGGCCAAAGCAAACAAGGCTGCAAGAGAAGGCGAAGTTATAGAGTTTATGAAGACAGCAGCGGGCAGAAATAAAACATTTGCCGAAGCAGAAAAAGCAATGAACGATCAGCGCAGTGCAGAGCTAGAGTCACAAAAGCAATTACAAGATATCAAGACTAAGTTTGGCGGCATGTTTGAAAGTTTGATACTAAAGATATTTGGCAGCAAGGTCTTTCTGACGTTGTTTGATAAAATTACAACAGGATTTCAAACTCTCGCAGATTTTATCTATTCCGCAATAAAGAAAGTGGATCCTTATATTGCAAAGTTTGATACAGTAGTAATGCCTATTGTAAACAAGATGATAAAATTCTTCTCGGACGTATTTGGCAAAGTATCTGAAATTTTAGGAAAAATTGATATCACTAGTGCATTAAGCATACTTGGTGAAATTTTTGATCAGATATTAACGTTCGCTAACACTGTAGTTAATGCTATTGACTTTAAGATGATTGGAGACATATTTACACAGGTATTTGGAACAGTATCTGATGTTCTTCAGAATTTATGGGGAAGAGTTAAAGATATATTCTCAAAACAAGAAGGCGGTATGGGCGGAACTCTTGCCAAATTGGGCGAAGCTCTTGGTAAGATTGTCAATGCACTGGGTAAGGTCATTAAAGTAGTAGTCAAAGTATTTAAACTTCTGTATGATTGGGTATTACAACCCATTATGGACATACTTGGACCAATCATTGGAACTATTGTGAACGCCCTTGTTGGAGTAATTGATATATTCGGAAGTCTTGCAGACTACTGGACAACGCTCATTGATTTCTTTATGGGCGATGCATCGTTCTCGGAAGTCTTTGACAAATTTATGGCTGTATGGACAAGTATTGGAAATTATCTGATAAACGGATTGAAAGATTGGGGCAAAATGTTAATGAGTCCGTTTGTTTCAATATACAATCATTGGGTACGAATATTCAACACTGTTGGCGACTTTGTTAAAAATGTATTTGGCGGGTTTGATATTGGGGTAATATTGACTAAGGTAACAGATTCTATCAAGAATGTATTTGCCGGCATCGCCAAATGGTGGAAAGAATTCTCATTCATGGATATGTTGAACTCCATTACTGATGCGATCAAGGGACTGTTTAGCAGTATTGGCAATTACATCAAGGACAAGTTAAATCCTCTCAATTGGTTTAAGAAAGATAAAAAGGGCGCAGCAGCAGCACCGCCACCAAAAGATCTTTCTAAATCTACTATTCCGGCAGAAATTAATACAATACCTGAAGGGCAGCGCACACCTATTCAGAACCGAATACTAGAAGTACAAAAAAATCCAATGGCGATGCTCAAACCTTTGCCAGCTGCACCAACAACTCCTGCAGCAACAGGCGCACCTGCAGCCGCTACAGCGTTAGCGAAACCAGCAGCTGGCGTAGGGAAAGTAGTAAATACAGATGACTTAGTAAAAAAGATATCTGCTCAAATTGATATGATGACTCAGGTGTTAATGGCGATAGAAAAACAAGGCGAGGAGAAACCAGGTATGGTATCTGGTGCATTTTCCTCGCTGACAAAGAAAGCTGCGGCTCTCGGACTTCCTTAAAGGGTATATAAATGAGTAGTTGGCGTAAACATTTTAACGTATATCAAGACCCAAACAAGGGCAATAACAGTCCTATCTCGGGCAAAAAGACCACTACTCCCAGTGTAATGAGTCGCAAGAACTTTAACACGTTCCTACCTGAAGTATACAGTGGACAAAGTAATCGTGTTGATCGGTACTATCAATACGAGATCATGGACCAAGATCCTGAAGTTAACAGCGCACTGGATATCATTGCAGAGTTTTGCACAGAAGTAAACCCAGACAACGGCACACAGTTCAACTTTCACTTTCTAGAACAGCCAACAGACGTTGAAGTTAAGATTCTCAAGCAAGCACTGGTAAGTTGGTACAGACTCAATGAACTGGATCGCAGAATATTCCGCTTGTTCAGAAACGTGATCAAGTACGGCGATGCGTTCTTTATCCGTGACCCCGAGAACAACAAGCTGTATCACTGCGATGCACGTAATGTTGACAAGGTAATTGTCAACGAAGCAGAAGGTAAGAAGCCCGAGCAGTATGTTGTTCGTGACATTAACCTAAACTTGCAGTCATTGACCACAACACAACTATTACCCAACAACACCAGCAATACAAGTTATACACAAACACCTGCAATACTAGGCGCAACCTCCCCAAGAGGCAACAACTATAATTTCAGCGCAGGTGGTAGTAATGGTGGTAGATTCAGCAATACACAAAGTCAGATGGCTGTTGCCGCAGAGCACGTTGTACATCTGAGCTTAAACGAAGGTCTCGACGCAGCATGGCCATTTGGTTATAGTATTCTAGAGAATGTATTCAAGACGTTCAAACAGAAAGAACTAATCGAAGATGCTATCATTATCTATCGCGTACAACGTGCGCCAGAACGTCGTGTGTTCAAGATTGACACAGGCAATCTGCCCAGCCACTTAGCCATGCAGTTCCTAGAGCGTGTTAAGAACGAAATTTATCAGCGTCGTATTCCTAGTCAGACAGGTGGCGGTAGCAACATAAGTGACGCTACCTATAACCCAATTAGCATGAATGAAGACTTCTTCTTTGCTGTTAATAGTGATGGCAAGGGAAGTGACGTTACTACATTGCCGGGCGGCGAGAATCTAGGTCAAATTGATGACCTCAAGTTCTTTACTAACAAGCTGTTCCGCGCATTGCGTATTCCTAGCAGCTACATGCCTACGGGACCAGACGATAGTGCTGCAACTTACAATGACGGACGTGTGGGTACATCACTAATTCAAGAACTGCGTTTTAACAAGTATTGCATGCGTTTGCAAAGCTTAATTGTGCCGCAGCTGGACCTAGACTTTAAGATTTACCTTAAGAAGCGTGGTATTAATATTGATACCAGTATGTTTGAATTGAAGTTTACCGAGCCACAGAACTTTAGTCAGTTTAAGACTGTGGATGTGGATAGCAACCGTATCAATAACTTTAATCAGATGGCACAGTTGCCCTTTATTGCTAAACGTTGGGCAATGGGACGGTACTTGGGCTTAAGCGAACAAGAAATTGTGGATAACGAAACACAATGGAAGAAAGAAAACGCGCAGGCTGAAGCAGAAACTAGCGGTTCAGATCTACGTAACGTAGGTGTTACCCCAGGTGGCATGGAAGCAGATATGGGTGCAGTGGATCAGGCTATGGCAGGCCCACCGGGCGGCGAAGCCCCCCCAGAAGGTGCACCAACTGCACCAGGAGGCGAAATGCCCCCGGGAGGAGAACCTGGAATTTAATCAAATTGATTAAATACAGCGTGAGGAAATTGTATGCATTTACGTGACTTAATGGAAAATACCGAGAAAGTACCCGATCAGAGGTATGATGCTAAGGATGACGAAAGTGTACAGCGTCCAGACGATACACGCAAGATACGTCTCACACTGGAACAAATAAACAAGTTACGTCGAATGCAAGAAGTTCGTAAAATGGAACAGAAAAAACAAGAAGATTTCTTTAAGACCATTTACGGCGCACCACCTGCAGCACCTGCGGGTTAAAAAAATACCAAAAAACCGGCCGTTTGAGCCGGTTTTTCTATTCTTTTGATAACTAATTACACACTTAGCTAAGGAGATTTTAAACATGTCAAAGAAATTTGAGCAATTGCTTGAATATGTTGTCAATGACGAAACAGAAAAGGCTCAGGCCATTTTCCACGAAATCGTTGTTGCAAAGAGCCGTGAAATTTACGAAAATCTAATCGCAGACGAAACAGCAGAACTCGACGAAGAAGAGTTTGGCGGTGACGAAGTTGAAGGTCTAGTAAATGAGATCGAAGCCGAAGAGTACGATATGTCAGAAGCTGACGAAGAGATGGGCGACGAAGAGCCACTCGACGACGAAGGCGACATGGGTGACGATATGGGCGACGAACTAGATAGCTCAGAACACGACATGGGCGACGAGGGTGGTATGGAAGATATGGAAGACCGTCTCGTTGACCTAGAAGATGCACTAAGCCAGCTGAAGTCAGAATTTGACGACCTAATGGCAGGCGAAGGAAGTGACGAAGATCACGAAGAAACAGACCATGAAGACATGGGCGACGAAGCTGCAAGCGCAGATATGGGCGACGAAGAGATGGACGAAGCTTCAATCTTCGAATACAAGGAGCATGCTCCAAAGCCAGTTCTGTCGGAACCAGCCGGTACTCATGCAACGAGCCCTCTGGCAAAGAATGCTAAGAGCCCAACAGGTGCTGGCAAGCCAGTATCTATTAAGGATGGCAGTCAGGGAAATCATGGTGTTAAGAGTCCAGGTAAGCTAACAAGCTACGATACCAGGGGCGAAGGCACCAAGATGAAGAAAGTCCAGGACATGAAGAAGGTCTAAGATATGTCAGCTCTACTGCGAGAACATCTCAGCTACGAGCGTGCCCAGGCAATACTGGAAACCTCCGGTGAAGGCAATCTTAAGAGCTTGTATCTTAAGGGAACCTTCATCGAGGGTGAAGTAAAGAATGCCAACCAAAGAGTGTATCCGTCTCACGAAATCAAGCGAGCAGTTGAATCCATGCAGGAACAACTGAAAAACGGATACAGCATTCTTGGTGAAATTGACCACCCAGATGATTTAAAGATTAATCTTGATCGTGTAAGTCACATGATCACAGATATTTGGATGGACGGAAATAACGGTATTGGCAAGTTGAAAATACTTCCAACACCGATGGGCAAGATTGCAGAATCAATGCTGCAAAGCGGCGTTAAACTGGGTGTAAGTTCTCGTGGTTCGGGCGACGTAAACGATTCAAATGGCAAGGTTTCAAATTTTGAGATCTTGACCGTAGATATTGTGGCTCAGCCATCAGCTCCAAATGCTTATCCTACTCCTATATATGAGGGACTAATGAACTCTAAGCGGGGAAAGATAACATTAGAGATGGCGGCGGAAGCCACGTATAACCCCAAGGTACAGAAATACCTTGAGAAAGAGATCACGAATTTGATTCGTGATCTGAAACTATAGAGGAACATGCAATGCTAGACGCCTTGAAAAATATCGTCGACAATGGCATGCTTTCCGAAGATACCAAACTAGCCATCAATGAAGCCTGGGAAAGCAAAGTTCGCGAAATTCGTGAATCAGTTGAAACAGAACTACGTGGCGAATTTGCTCAACGTTATGAGCACGATAAGAGTCAGATTATTGAAGGACTCGATCGTATGGTATCTGAAAATCTGCAGAAAGAACTAGGTGAATTTGCTGAAGACCGTAAGGCTCTTATCAGCGAGCGCATCCAGTACAAGAAGCAGACTAAGGAGCATGCTGCCAAGCTCCAACAGTTCGTGTTGGAAAATTTGGCAAAAGAATTAAAGGAATTTAAGGCCGAACGTGATGCATTCAGAAAGGATGTAGCCAAGCTAGAGAGTTTTGTGGTTAAGAACCTATCAAAGGAAATCATGGAATTCTCAGAAGACAAGAAGGAATTGGTTAACGCCAAGGTACGTCTTGTTGCAGAAGCTAAGAATCAGCTGAACGCCGTTAAGAAGCAGTTCGTTTCACGCGCTGCCGCTGCTGTAGAAACAGCAGTCACTGAAGGTTTGAAGAAAGAATTAGTGCAACTTAAGGAAGATATCGAAGTTGCTCGCAAGAATAACTTTGGACAACGCTTGTTTGAAGCGTTCTCAAAAGAATTTGCAAGCAGCCATTACAGCGAAACAACAGAAATCCGCGCATTGCGTGGTAAGCTGACGCAAGCTGTACGTGTGATGGAAAATCTTAAGAAGCAGTCAGATGCTGCAGCACATCTAGTTGAATCAAAACAAAAAACGATCAACGAAATGCGCGACAGTTCTGTGCGTTTGGAAGTTATGAGCGAGTTGTTTACGCCACTAGGCAAAAAGCCACGCGCTATAATGGAAGATTTACTGAGAACAGTACCAACTGCAAAACTCAGAGAGTCTTTTGACAAGTATTTGCCGAGTGTTTTAAACGACGGTACACAAAGTGCCCCAGTAAAGAAGCAATTGGTTGAATCGAGAAAGGAAGTTACTGGTGACAAGCCAGTGCAAATTGACAGACCAGCAGCGGAAATCTTTGATCTCCGTAAGCTAGCTGGCTTGAAGTAACACATTAAAAGAGGAAATTTAAAATGTCTAACACACTTCTTGAACATCGTTGGAACGAGACCAAGGAGGCGTTGCTGGAAGGTCTCACTGGCTCAAAGAGAAATTCTATGAGTGTAATGCTGGAAAACACCCGCAAGTACATCGCAGAATCGGCATCGTCAGGTGCTACATCAGCCGGTAACATCGCAAGCCTCAACCGCGTAATTCTACCAGTAATTCGTCGCGTAATGCCAACAGTCATTGCAAACGAACTAGTTGGCGTACAGCCAATGACAGGTCCTGTCGGACAGATCCACACATTGCGTGTGCGTTATGCCCAGACACACACTGGTTCAGTTGCCGGCGACAATACTACAGCAGGCGAAGAAGCACTAAGCCCATTCAAGATCAGCCTAAGCTACTCCGGTACAGCACCGTCAGCAACAGCAAGTGATCAAAGAGCAGGTGCAACAGCAGGCCTAGAAGGTACCGGTGGTAATAAGGTATCGGTACAGATTTTGAAGCAACCAGTAGAGGCACGTACACGTAAATTGTCAGCTCGCTGGACCTTTGAAGCTGCACAGGATGCACAATCACAGCACGGTCTGGATCTAGAAGCAGAAATTATGGCTGCACTAGCTCAAGAAATTACTGCTGAAATTGACCAGGAAATCCTAGCAAGCCTCCGTTCACTGGCACCAACAGAAGAAACCTTCGACCAGTCAACAGTAAGTGGTACTGCAACATTCGTTGGCGACGAGCATGCTGCTCTAGCTATTCTAATCAACAGAACCGCTAACAAGATTGCTTCACGCACACGTCGCGGTGCAGGTAACTGGGCAGTTGTAAGCCCATATGCATTGACTATCCTACAGTCAGCAACAACAAGCGCATTTGCACGTACCACAGAAGGTACATTCGAAGCACCAACAAACACCAAGTTTGTCGGTACATTGAACAGCAGCATGCGTGTATATGTTGACGCATATGCAGCTGACACACAGTCAGTACTAGTTGGTTATAAGGGTTCAACAGAGACAGATGCAGCAGCATTCTACTGCCCATACATCCCTCTAATGAGCTCAGGTGTAATCCTAGACCCAGCAACATTCGAGCCAACAGTTGGCTTCATGACACGTTACGGCTATGTTGAACTAACCAACACAGCATCGTCACTTGGCAATGCAGCAGACTACCTCGGTGAAGTTGTAGTTCAGAACGTAAGCTTCCAGTAATAAGAAGTTCAACGTTAGTTGATATGACAGGGGCAGAAATGCCCCTGTCTTTTTATGTCTAAGTAATAAATAATGATAGAGGGTTAAACAATGTCGCTAACAAATAAAACACAAGGTAATATTACGCAGATTGCATTAGGCACGGGTACTAATGCTGGTAATGCAAATGGTACAATCAATCTAGTTGGCGGAGAGGTCATTGTAACCGGCGATTTAACAGTATTAGGCACATTAAATGCTACTGTTGATCCGTTACCTAACTTTGATAGTCCTATACTTTACATAAATGACGTAGATACACCAACAGATACCATTGGTGGATTGGTATTAAGAGGCGATACAGATAAAGAATTACTTTGGTACGACACTACCGATGCATGGTCTAGTAATGTTAACTTTGACTTAACAACTAACGGCAGCACTTATCAAATTGAAGGTGTAACTGTGCTAAGTGCTACCGCATTGGGACAGGGAGTTGCAGTGGACGGCGGAACGTATTAAAATCTTACAAAGTGATAGTCGCCGTCAACACCTAGACCACCGGACGAGAACATACCCGATACGTCAGTAAATCCAATAGTTTTTAAATATTCCCGTACTTCGTTTACACTAGGTGCACCAATATTAAAATCTACATGTTGTAATTCTAAAACTAGATGTTTGCAGTGTTCTAACATCTTAGTTGCACCTTTGATAATATCTAGTTCTGCACCTTGCACATCCATCTTAATAAGATCAGGCAAGGGATATCCTTTGTTAGCAACTATAGTATCTAGAGTCATTGCTATCTTTGCAACAGCAGTGCTATCGGGGAATACACAGTTGCCAAATGTATGTGCTACATTTTCTTGATAGTATGAATTGCCACCTGGCTGTTCTACATTTTCGTAGAACTTAACTTCCTTGTTGTCTTGATCGGATAACACACCAATGTTATATTTGTATCCACTTTCTTGATATAAAAATTCTGCAGCTTCCATACCGTCAAACAAGATATATTCTGCATTAGGCCAGACAGGCTTCATTGAGTTAGTCCAATGCATAACACACGCACCAATGTCGTATATTACTTTTGGTTCAAAATTTAGATCATCACGTAACTTTTTCAAGTAATCAACATGTGATTTTGGAAAAAGTTCTAATCGTTGTCCCAATTGTCTTAGATGATCTTTCAAGTCATACTCTTTTTTTTAGTATCCACAGGAGCGTAACCGGTCATTAGCCCAACCTTAAACGTAAATGCTCCTAGATGGTCGCACTTAATACTAGTGTCTACGTATATCCTGAATCCCTTGTTACGTGCTTTAGCACAGAAGTCGGTATCTTCGCTTATTGTATCCTTGTGATCTAGTGCAACATGATATTCAAATTGCGGATATCCTACAGCACTAAATATCTCTCCCTTTGCCAACACACAACCAAATCCACATCCACCAATTTCAACAAGCGCATTATCGGGTAAATTTTGTAGTTCTGCACGATTCATACCGCCCCATTGATTAGGTAGGTAGATTTCCAATGCATGTGTGCCCGGAATACGCTGTATATACAACCCGCTTACTATATCCACATTGTGGGATAGCATTTTCTTTAGTGTGTCGGGCGGGAATACGATATCGCTATCAACTGAGAACAGATAGTCGTAGTTTGCGGCCCAACTTGCGATTAGATTTCTTACCTGATCCACACGGTATCCAAACGTATATCTAAATTCTGTTTCATATCCATCTGGTATTTCAAGATCGTAAATGCTCTTGAACGTATCTACTTCAATATTACGTGCTGTTGGAATAGCAATCAGAATCTTCTTCTTTTTTGAAGTAGGTAATACAGTATTGCTAGCCGTTGGCATAGTTATAGTAGTAGTAGGAACTACTGGAGGCGTAATAGCAAGAGAAGGTGTTGCGGTTGGGTTAGTGAGCGATACACCTAGTTCTCTGAGAATTTCTAATGCTGGTTTCCTCGCCTCAGTTCGTGGCGGCGGGTTTGCCGGCGGCAATTCTGGTATCGTAAACATTGGTCCGTCTTTCATTTTAATAATGTTCCTTGCATTTCTTGTTTGCTCGTCGCCGTTGATCTTGTAGTCGTTAAGTGGACTAGCATCATTATAATTATAAACAACTCTAGACACAACCGTAATTTTGTCTGGATCGGCTTGTTCTAGTACAGAGTAGAAAATAGAGCCGTCACCGCCAGCCTTAAACCAATTACCATCTGCATCTTTAAACATCTTGTCGTCCACAGCATTGAGTAGACGCTTTCTGAAAGTACGTAAATGGGTGTAGGGCATGATCCAATTGAAATGATGATTGCGATAGTTTTTGGTATCACGCACATGTTTTGGATATGGTTGCGATATCAACGGAATGTTATCAACTATACTCCAGCACGACCCATAACTAAATTCTGTGCCTTCGTGATAGATATTATTATAGTAGTGGAATATGTCGGGATCGTTAACTAACCAGTCGTCGCCATCTAGGATCATAACTATATCGTCATCTCCAAGATGTTCTCTAATAGCTGATACCTGATTGCATACAGCACCAACATTTGTTTCACTTTCTATTAGAGTAAACCTACCGTCTAATTCGTCTGGTAAGTCCTTCATTACATCCATGATAACATCGACACTATTGTCGGTTGATGCATCATTGATCAAGTACAGATGATAGTTATCGTAGTTCTGCTGGGCAACACTTTCAATACACTTGCGCAGATAATTTGCTGCATTATAAAATGTGCTAATAACTGCAATGCGTTGTTGTACGCCACGTGTTGGAGTGCCCCACTCTTCGTTGTTACTAAATCTACGTCCAAACACTTGATGTACTTTAGCATTAATATCTGCAGCTCTGCGGTAGTCTGTTACTGGTAAGAATTGATTTAGCTTCTTATAAAAATGCTGCTTCCACTGTACTGCAACAGTATCCCATGTACAGATATCGCGTATCTGATTACATGCATACATCTTTTGCTGATGTAGGTATGTGTTGCGGTATGCATTTATAGTCATTTCCGCAAACTTCTGAGACTGTGTTTCCGGATTGATCTCGGGGAATAGTCCGTTTGGCTCTACGGCATAGTCTAGCTGATAGCAAGCTAGGTTAACAGCAGTTTCTTCCAGTGCACCAAAACGACTGCAAAGTACTGGAGTATTGTAGTATAAGGATTCTAAAGTGGAAATGCCAAACGTTTCGGGAAACGCACCAGGCATGATCATAAAGCTTGCACGACTGAGCAACTCTGCAATTTCGCTTTGCTTGATAATACCAGTAAACTCTACCGCTAACTGCGCATACAATGGATTAGCTGCATACTCGCGTAGCTTCTTTTCCTGTGCATCGGGTTCTGCATTATCTCTGAAACGATAGTATCCCCCTACTACTTTGAGCTGTGCATCGGGAATGTTAGCTTTAACTTGTGGCCAAATACGATCTAGTAATGGGACAAGTCCCTTGGTTACGCTAGCATTGTACACAAAAAGATTGCGGTCTTTGGCAGCAACATCTACTTGATCAATATATTTTGTCATACCATTACGTGTAACAAATACCTTGTTCTTGAGTACTTCAAAGTTACGACGCTTACCGCCGTGGTGGCAGTTAGTGACATACGCTGTGTGGAAGTCGCTCAGAGTAAAGATCTCATCGATTTGCCTATTCAACAGCAGATCTTCTAGTATCTCGTCCCCGCCGCAGAACGTGTCGTGCATCCACAACACTTTATGTTTGGCATTTTTAACCAGCTGCTGATATCTTTTGCAATGATATCCAAACTGCGCCCAGTGTGCCCAATGATGTTCTAATGAGAAAGGAACAACAGTACGCGACCCAATCACAATGTCCGCAGTATAATCATTTGGTACATCAAGTCGAGTATGATCTACATATGTCACACCGTCAAACACACCTTCCTGCGCATGAGAATCTATGCAGTTGTTGAATACCGTGACTTTAAATCCTAGCTTTGCAAGCTCTTTGGATATCAAAATTACAGCACTTTCACTACCGCCTAACCCGCGTTTGCTTAACGTATTACCATCATAGGTAAGTCCAAGCACGTCAATTATTGCTACAGATAACATATAGTCCTTTTAAAATTTAGAGCTAAATACGATACTAATACTTATTTTTCATCTCCGTACAGAGAAAAATTTCGTAGGGAACGCTATGGCTACTTTTAACTTAATTCAGATGAAGCGCAGTGCAACTCCGGGAAAAGTCCCCACAACACAGGACTTATCGCTGGGAGAATTTGGTATAAACACTTACGATGGTAAGGTTTTTATCAAAAAGGACGACGGTACGCCTAGTATCGTTGAAGTTGGCGTCAGAGGCGCCACTGCAGTTCAAAATGTATTTTATGTAAGTAAAAGTGGTAATGATGCAAACGACGGAAAGAGCCTAGATAAGTCCAAACTTACAATTAAGTCTGCTGTAGCAGCAACTCGCGCATTAGTTGCAACTGCAACTGCGACCGTAGCCAATGGGTCAATTACTGCATTATATGTAACAAATCCAGGCGCCGGGTATGAATTACCCTTAATCCCAACCGTCACAATCTTTGGCGACGGTACCGGAGCAAGAGCAGTACCTATTATCAGTAGCGGATCAGTTATAGGTTTTACAATACTAGATAGAGGTATTGACTACACTTACGCCGATGTATACATAACACCGGCTGGCGCAGGACGCACTGGTGCAGGCTCAACCATATTTGTCAAGAGCGGCGACTATACAGAAGATAATCCAATTTACATCCCAGCCGGAGTAAGCATTGTTGGCGACAGTTTGCGTTCGGTGACAATTCGTCCGCAAAACACAACGCTGGACTTGTTTTGGGTTAATAACAAGAGCTACTTTACTGAAATGACTTTCAGAGATCATAAGGCTCCGGCTGCAATTATCGCATTCCCCTCAGTTGACATTACTGGCATTGAAAATACCAATCCTGCCCGTGTAACGTTCTCGGGAGTATTCATATATGACAGAGTTAAATGTTCACGTGACGTTGGACTTATTGTAGATGCTCTTGCACAAGACATTAAATTTCCTGGTCTAGATGGCACAAGCCAAAGCATGTTTGCTGGCTTGCAGTACTGGACACAAAGTGGATACAGTATTCCAAATGTGTACCCAACATCAGAAGTAACAGCAACACTGGGCGCACTTGCTCAACTTAAACTAGAAATTGCTGCGTTGCTTGGACCGGTGATGACTATAACTACGGACTCACTAGTTGACGTAATTATTAACATATTAAATGGTACAACAAATCCTGCTACAGTCACGGATCTGATAGTACCAAACGGTACAACAGCAATTACAGCAACGGACGTTGTTAACGCATACGCTGACATACAAGCAGCAAAGACTACAATTATAGATAATATTATTAACTGGATTAACACTGTTGGTGCTCCGGGCATAACTTACGACGAAGCCCTTTGTCGCAGAGACCTTGGTTATATCATTGACAGTGTGTGCTACGACTTGTTGTACGGCGGCAACCGTCAAGTAATTCAAAATGGTATCTACTACTTGGGGTTCTCGGAAACGGACACAGCAATTCCAGGTGAGATTCCTCAGGTAACTGCTGCATATAACTATCTAAAGAGTATTGTTCCTTTGGTCATTGAAGGAACAGCAATTGCATCACCTCGTCAGACTAAGGTTGTACAAGTTACAACAGGTAGTAATGGCACCGTAACACAGTCTAATCTAGCAACTAGCAATATTGACATGATATTAGATATTATTAATACCGGACCAGCTGCATACGTAACTGCTGGAACACGTACACCAATTGGTCTAGTTGCAGCAAGCGGCAATGCTACCAATGCATATAACAAGTTAATAGCTAATAGAGATTTCCTACGTGCAGAAGTAATTGCTTACATTGATCAGGAGACAATTTCGTTTGATCGTGCCAAGTGCTATCGTGACCTTGGACTCATTGTGGATTCTATTGCAACTGACGTGACATTCACCGATAGAACACAAACAACTTTTGCAGGTATCCAGTATTGGAGTCAGGCTGCACTAGCATCGTCTAGCGAAATAAATCCGGGTGAGATTGCAGCTACAATTAACGCATATACATATCTTAAAGCAATTGCACTAGATATTATTCAAGACATATCAACACATGTTCTATATACACCGGTGTCGTATCCTCGAGTGACAGCAGCATCTATACCTACATCTGCAGTAACCGACCCTACAGTTATTTCTGCTATTAGTGACAATTTTGATCTGTTACTTGATATATTGACCGATGGCAATACCAATAACGTAACAGAGCGTATTATTTCAAGTGGTTTGATTATTGCAGGCAATACAACGCAGCAATATCATGCGGCATTACTCTTAAATGCTAACACAGATTTCTTTAAGGAACAAGTAACATTAAGAATTGCTAACCAATTCCCGTTGTTAGTATACAATACCGCTACTTGCGAGCGAGACGTACAATATGTTACTAGTTGCATAAGCAGAGACAATCTATTTGGTGGCAATCGCCAGACTGTGCAAGCAGCAGTATACTATTATAGCTATCTAGCAGCTAGTACAGTACCAACAGAAATACAGCAAATTGAAAAAGCTTACAAGTATATCAAGATATTAGCTAGCTACATTATACGTGGGCTACCAATGCCTTATGTATATCAAACTGGAGAATTACAAGACTTTGTAACTGCTTCCGGTGTTGGTACATTGACGCAAGTCACAGTGGCACAGAACCTAGTAGATTATATGTTGGGCATCATCAATGATAAAACAACAGCAGATGCACCTGGATACGCCGGCATCTCAGAATTTAGTACAACGTATCGTCGTGCGGGCGAGCAATTACTAGCCAACAAAGAATTCATTAAGGCAGAAGTTGTTGCGTACCTAGAAGGATACACGTATAACCGTACAACATGTTCACGTGACACCGGACTCATTGTGGATGCGCTGGTACAAGACTTATTGTTTGATGGCGATAGCCAATCAACATTTGCAGCAATCCAGTACTGGAGTCAGACAGCAGAACGTTCAATCCCAGCAGGAGAGATTGCAGCAACAGTAGCGGCAATTGACTTTGTTATCACTCAGACTAATGCATTGTCTATTAGAACAGCAGACAAGACTAATATTGAAAATGGTTTTGACTTAATAAGAAATCTATTGGATGAAACTGTTAACGTAGCAACAATCACCAGCGGCATAGTTCCTAACAGTATTGAACCTGATCGCGATGCGCAAGCTGCGTATGATGCGCTACAAGCAGCCAAAGCAACAATCATTGACGATACGATTGCAGACATTGCAGGTACGTTCCCGTCATTTGATCAACCAATTACGGGCGCAACTGCAGCAAGTCCTGTTGTACTAACTATTACAGGTCACGCCTTTGCAGATGGTGACTCCATTAGAATCAACAACATTGAAGGCATGGTTGAGCTAAACGGCAATCGTTACTACACTAAGAACACTGGCGCAAATACCGTAGAGCTATACTTAGATGCTACATTGCTAACTGCTCTAGACGGTACAGGATTTACAGCGTACGAGACAGGCGGTTATGCAGATACACAGACTGCAGCGAAATGCCGCAGAGATTTGGGCTACATGATTGACAGTGTTAGCTTTGATTTGTTGTATAACGCTGACCCAACTAACACTGTTCAGTCTAACAGACAAGCAGTACAATCAGGCGTTTACTATTGGAATCACTCAACTACTGTAAGCATAGTACCTGGCGAAAAACCAATTGTAACAGCAGCATACGATTACATCAAGACATTGTCGTCGTACATTGTTGAAGGACGCGAGGTTCCAACAGTATACGGTACAGTGCCACAAGTGATGCCAGAGGGGCCAATGGCAATTGGTACAACACAAGACGTTAACAAGATTACTGACAAGCTTGACCTGATGATTAACATTATCAATGCAGGCCCAAGTGTTGCACCAAATCCAGAACCAATTAGCCTAGCACGTATCGGTTCATTTAATTACAACCGCACCAAGTGCTCACGTGACTTAGGACTGATCGTAGACGCCATTGCACAGGACATTAAATTCCCAGGCACCAGCGGCGACAGTCAAACAGTGTTTGCTGGCCTGCAATACTGGACACAGAACGACGGGTATAGTATTTCAAACATTGCACCAAGTGCAGAAGTTGCAGCAACAGTTGGTGCACTAGTGCAGTTGAAAGCGCAAATCACTGCAGTTGCTGCAGCTACATCTGCTACAACAGATGAACTAATTGATCTTATCATAAACATTATCAATAGAATTATCGATCCAGCTGATGTTACCGATTTGATTATACCAAACGATGCGATCGCTAACACCGGAGCAATAGCTACAGCCTACGCAGCAATACAATCGGCCAAGACAACAATTCGCGCCAACATAGTTACTTGGGTTAACACTAACTATCCAGCATTAGTATATAACTCTACAACTTGTAGTCGAGACGTTGGTTTTATAATTGACAGCGTATGCTATGACTTGTTGTATAACGGCAACCGTCAGGCAATTCAAAGCGGTATCTACTATCTAGGCTTCTCGTCAACTGATAGTGCAGTGGCAGGTGAAATACCACAGGTAACTGCCGCTTACACCTATCTAAAGAGCATACTGCCTTCTATCATTGAAGGGACACCATTGGCTACAACATATCAAACAGACGTAGCACAAGTTACATCGGGTAGCAGCGGTACACCAACACAGTCTACACTTGCAGCCGACGCAGTAGATATCATACTAGACATTATTAATAATGGTCCTGGTACATACCTTGACGCTGGCACACGTACTCCAATTGGTCTAGTTGCCGCTGGCGGTAATGCTAATAACACTTATACACGGTTGCAAGCTAATAGAGACTTTATCCGTGCAGAAGTAATTGCTTACATTGATACTACAGTTGTAACGTACGATCATCTCAAGTGCTCACGCGACCTTGGGTTGATCGTTGACGCACTAGCACAAGACTTGAAGTTCCCAGGACTAGACGGCAACAGCCAAAGCATGTTTGCTGGCTTGCAGTACTGGACTCAAGCAGATGGTTATAGTGTTCCTGATGGATCTCCTAGCGAGAAGGCCGCTACACTTGATGCACTAGCATATCTCAAGTCGCAGGTTGCAGGATTGGCTGGTGTAACAATTGATTCAACTACAAATGCACTATTTGACACTATCATCGATATACTAGATGGTACAACACCTCCGGCTAGCGTAACTGATCTGATTGTACCAAACGGAACAACAGCAAGTGTTGTTACTGCAGTAACTGATGCATATGCTGCAATTCAAACAGCAAAAGCAACACTACCTGCTGCTACAGTTGCATACATACAAGGACTACCTGCGTACTCGGGTCTAGTATTTGATACAGGATTGTGCGAGCGCGACGTTGGTTACATATTAGACAGTATTTCATATGACGTACTGTATGGCGGTAATCGTCAGGCAATACAAAGCGGTATCTACTATCTAAACTTCTCAAGTACAGTGACTGCAATTCCAAACGAAGTACCGCAGGTAACTGCTGCGTATGAATACTTGAAGTCAATTATCCCATCTATTGTTACAGGTACACCGGTTGCAACACTATATCAAACAGAAGTTGCACAGGTAATCTCAGGTAGCAGTGGTGCAGGTGCAGCAGCATCCGTACAGGCAAATGTTGATTTGATATTGGATATCATTATCAACGGACCAAACGCTTATATTACTCCAGGTACAAGAACACCAATTGGACTAGTAGCAGAAACAAACGCAACTATACTGAATGCCTATAACAAGTTGGTAGCAAATCGTAGTTTCTTACGTGCAGAAATCATTGCGTATATTGACTATGTACTACAGCAGAAGTATCAAACAACAGCTAACGCTGCATATCTACTAAACGCTAACCGTGCGTTCATTGTATCAGAGCTAATTGGATTTACGGACGAAAACTACGCAATACAGCACCCATACTCGAGCGGAGATACTATTTCTATTCGTCAGGTTGTTGGTATGACAGAAGTCAATAACGGTTATATACATCAGATCACCAATGCAACCAACACCAACCCAGTTAGACTAACATTTAATAAGGGTCATGCCTTTGGAGATACTACTTCGATGAGACTATCTGCTGTAGGCGGAATGAACGAAGTTAATGGCAATCGTTACTATGCACGTTTCTTTAATACTACAGAAGTTGAACTGTTCAATGACGTTAAACTAACAGATCCTGTTGATGGAACACTGTTTGGTTCATACACCAGCGGCGGCCAGGCAGAAACAGACAGCTTCTATTATGTACGAAAGATAGATGGCGACAGCATTGATCTGTATCTTGATCGTGCGCTAACACAACCAGTTGATGCAACTAACTGGGGTTCGTATATTACCGGTGGTATTGCTGGAACTGGCGCATTACCAGTAAGCCCATACGTACACAACTGCTCCAGTATCACTACAACTGGCACAGGTATGCGTGTTGACGGTAACTTGAGTACTGGATTGAAGTCTATGGTCCTCGACTCGTTTACCCAAATTAACGAAGGTGGTAACGGGATTGAAATCATCAACCGCGGTTACGCACAGCTCGTATCCATTTACACCATTTGTACTGACATTGGTATTTTGTGTAAGGGCGGCGGCTTCTGTTCCGTTGCTAACAGTGACAGCAGCTTTGGTACATACGCACTAGTTGCGGATGGATTAAGTGAAGTATTGTATTCGGGTGTAACAGACGGCGACTTGCAAACAGGCAAGGCTATCAACCTTAAGGGGCTAACGCACCGTCCAAACTATGGCGATGCGATGGACGTCACTAGTGAATTAATTGTCGCAGACGCATATATCGTAGCAGCTAGTGCAACTATTAACGATCCTGGCACAGGTTATAAGCCGGGCGATTTGATGGAACTCGACGGCATAGTAGGCACTTCGCCAAAGTTCCGCGTATCAACAGTTAAGATTGTTAGCGCATCCGTTAATACCTTAGTATCGGGGTCACTTGCAATAGGTGATAGATTTACGTTCTCTAAGGGATATAGTACATCTGCTGTGCTTGAAGTAGCAACAGTTACGCCATCGGTTACATTTACTATTATCGAAGCTGGCGTTAAGAACACGGGAGTAACAGCTCTAACAAATATTAGTCCCGATATCTCGTCATCGGCTGCTGTAATAACAGTGGATCTGGTGTACGGAATTGAATCGGTCGGAGTTGCAGCACCATTTTATGGCGAACTAATAGAAACTCCATCAAACCCATCTGTTACTATAACATCTACTGGTATTGGCGTAGATGCACTGCTAGACGTAATTTATTCGGTACGCTTGACTTTTGACGATCCGCACTACTTTAGGGGCGACGAGCAGATTGTAGCTAGTGGGTTTACGGGTAGTAATAATCAATCGTTGCTAAACGGTAATACGTATTTTATCAAATTAACTAACAATGCGTACAAAGCAGATCTACACATAGACTCTGCTCTAGCACTGGGAGTTGATACATCACTGTATACTGCATCATATGATGGTGGTGGCACCGCTACACTACACGACTACTATACCGTAGTAACAGCAACAGAAGGACCAGTTGCAACTGCAGGCACATACGAAGGATTACGTCAAAGTCAGATTGGACTAGAAATTGCTGTTAAGCGTCCAATTGTAGATGAATCTGCAGTTGAGTTCCGCCAACGTAGTATTGTATCGTCCTCGGGCCATACATTTGAGTACATTGGTTCGGGAAATATACTAAGTACAGCAACACCAGAAGCGGGTGCTTATCCAATTGCAGCCAACGAAGTAGTTGAGCTGCGTGGAGGTAAAGCATACTTTACTGGAACTAACGAACAAGGCGACTTTAAAATCGGTACTGAACTGGTAATTAATCGCGATACTGGTACAATCTCTGGTAGAACATTTAACAAGAGTTTGTTCGCAGTACTAACGCCATACATATTGGCACTCGAGGGATAATACATGGCTTCCACTATACCTTTAAATACGTTTAAAACTGTTGCTTCTGCAATAACTACGGCAGACGTAGACATCTATACTGCACCTGTAGGCATTACTACTATTATATTGATGGCGCAAGTCTCTAATATGAACGTAGGAACCCCGCTTGATAAATGGGTAAGTGCTGCTCACAATGATGGCTCCACAATGAGATATTTGGTACGCGAATTTGGAGTCCCACCAAACGACAGTGTAAGTGTATTAACTGGTAAATTAGTATTGGAATCAGGACAAAGTATCACTATGTCGGCAGAGGATAACGACTATCTAGAAGTTGTGTTAAGCATACTAGAAACATCAAACGAATAATATGGCCAAATTACTTACAACACTTAGCGGTAGAGTTAAAAAGGTAGCTGCAACGACTGCTGGCTATCCTCTAGCAGCGGACCCAACATGGATCAGTCTAAGAGAAGCTGAACCAAATTTAGGCGTACCTCCGGGCGTAAGTTATGTTTTGTCCAGTGATATAACTGGAACAAGATTTTGGACTCCAGCGATAGGCGATGTTGGCCCACAGGGCCCACAAGGCTTTACTGGATCAATAGGGTTTACCGGATCACGTGGACCACAAGGTCCACAAGGATTCACTGGTAGTAAAGGTCCACAAGGATTCACTGGTAGTATTGGACCACAGGGTGTAGGATTCACTGGATCTCGCTCTACTGTAGAAGGATTTACTGGATCAATAGGATACACCGGATCTCGCTCTACGGTAGAAGGATACACTGGATCAATAGGATTTGTTGGATCACGTGGTCCACAAGGCTTCACTGGTTCAGTTGGATTTGTTGGTAGTACTGGATCAGGTTTCACTGGATCAATTGGCCCACAAGGCTTTACTGGTTCGATTGGTGCAGGCTTTACTGGCTCGCAGTCAACTACACTTGGTTACACTGGCTCAACAGGCCCACAAGGCCCAGTTGGTTTTGTTGGAAGCTTGGGAACTGGTTTTACTGGATCTAGAGGCGCAGGCGCGCAAGGCCCGCAAGGTCCGTTGGGTTTTACTGGATCAATTGGTCCAACAGGACCACAAGGTTTTGCTGGATCGGTGGGCGGCACAGGTGGTTCAGGATACACGGGCAGTGCAAGTACAGTATCAGGTCCACAAGGCTACACTGGTAGTATTGGATATACCGGCAGCATCGGTGTACAAGGTCCACAAGGCTACACCGGTTCACGCGGCGCAGGGGCGCAGGGCCCGCAAGGATTCAATGGCTCACAAGGTTTTGTTGGCAGTGTTGGTCCACAAGGACCACAAGGACCACAAGGTCCACAAGGACCAATTGGCTATACAGGATCGCGTGGTTTTGTTGGTTCAGTTGGTGCACAAGGTCCGCAAGGATACACTGGCAGCATTGGCTTTACCGGCTCAGTTGGGGCACAAGGACCACAGGGCTATGTTGGCTCAGCTGGTAATACAGGCTCACAAGGTGTTGATGGTGCACAAGGTCCACAAGGCTATACAGGTAGCACGGGCGCACAAGGTCCACAAGGATATGTTGGCAGCATTGGCGCACAAGGTCCACAAGGTCCACAGGGCTACACCGGCTCTAGGGGCGCAACTGGCGCACAAGGTCCACAAGGTCCAACTGGCTTTACCGGATCAGCGAGCATTGGATTCAGTGGAAGTGGTGTAGTTGGAGCACAAGGTCCACAGGGCTACACTGGTAGCCTTGGCTATGCTGGTAGTGTTGGATCAACAAATCCAAATGCTGATTTATTAGATGGGTATGACAGCTCAGAATTTGCTTTACTTGCAAGAGTAGAAAACAAATTCTCAGGCGACCTAAGAGTGTACATTGGTACAAACGTTAATAATGGTAGAATATATTTTACCGAGACCCAGCAAACATATCTAGCATATAATAGTTCAGACTGGGTAGTTAAGAGAAATGGCGGTTTACTCGACGATACTGTATGGGATTCTGGTAACGATGGTGCGGGTTCGGGCCTAAACGCAGACTTATTAGATAGTTACCAAGGCTCACATGTTCTGTCTCACGTAAATGCAACTAATACAACAATTACAGGTAGTACATATTATCCTGTAGTAGTAAGCACTAGTGGATCAAATACATTTGCTCGTGTAGACACTACAAACTTTAGCATTCAAAGTGGTACACTATATGCTACAGACTTTGCTTCTACATCGGATGCAAGACTTAAGGATGTAGTTGGATACCTAGGTAGTTCACTAGATCGTGTTAAGAGTATTAGTGGTGTAAACTACTACTGGAACGAAGCAGCTAAGAATCAAGGTATACTTGACAAGAAGTTGCAAGTTGGTGTTTTAGCACAAGAAGTGCAAAAGATACTACCAGAAGCGGTACACGAGCACGATGGTAGACTACATGTAGTGTACGATAAGTTGATTGCACTGTTAATTGAAGCTATAAAGGAACTTGACGCTAAGATAGAAAACAAAGGCTGCAACTGTAGCTGCAAATAAAATAAAGCCCCTTAATTGGGGCTTTACTTTATCGCTTATTACGTGCTATCGCAGCACCCCATTTTTCGTTAAACTCTCGCCATTCTCTTGCACCCATACTGTAGTATGTTGCATCATTGCGGAATATACCACTGATCAGATCATCTACAGCTCGTACTTCACCTGCACTGAGTGTTACAGCATTAAATCTGTAATCTTCAAAAGCTTCGCATGCAATCGGCAAGCGGGACTTGACCATATTGTACATAGCAGTAGCATAGTCGCAAATCTCTTCCTGCGCATGATTATCCATACGCAAGCGAATGTAGTGAAAGAAATTGTGTAGGTCAATCTTCCAATACATTTCGGTATAGTTAGCAACAGGTAACACAATACGTGCCAGTTCCCGTGTAGTGTCTACATTGGGATCAATCATGTGTCGATATTCTCTGTGTGCCTTTTCAAACGTTGAGGACATGGCGTGTTGTACACTTTCCGCTTCAGCTACAGTATAAGTGCCATCTCGCCCTTGCTTGTTGACTAAACTTTGAGGTTTGATTTTATCTAACGGGGGTAAGTAAAAATCATCGCTCATTACACTGTATCTGCCACTGTACTCGTTCACGCTAGCGGTACGATGACGTAGGTGCTGGCGTGCTATGAAGATTGGCATCTTGAGTGCAAATTTAAGTTCAACCATCTCAAACGGGGTGGTATGCCAATGGCGCATTAGATAGCGAATCAATCCTCGATCGTCGCTAATACTTTTAGTACCTTTGCCGTAACTAATACGGGCAGCATCTGCAATATCGTGATCACTGCCCATAAAGTCCATTAGTACAACACGCCCATGCTCGTGAACCTTAATCTCTTCAATCATCCTTTGATCCTTTAAGCAAAATTCTAACGTGTTCGGATATGTCGGAATGAAGTTCGTCTAGATCAATAACAAACTCAACAGCAGATATATCACCTATCTCTTCACAAACTCTCTCAATCAATGATTCAACATGTTCGTCATTATGATTCTTAAGTTCGTATAAATGTATCTTACCATTCTTAGCGTGGAAGCGAATATCATTTACATATTCTAAAGGAACTTTTTCAATACTAATTTGACTGAGTGTTCGCTTCCACTGCTCTGCTGTTGAGCCTACAAACTTAACCCACCGTTGCAGTCTTGGGCGGCCTGCCCCGCTTTTTTTGGTCTTTGACATCAGTTACAGTAGTTGTAGTTGCAGTACTTGCTGCAAGTTGACGCAGTCTAGCTGCTTCCCTTTCATGGAACTCTGCTTGCATTAGCAATACATTATCGTTGGCAGCAGCTGGTACTACTGGTGTTGATACTATTGCTGCTAGTTCGTCTGAAACTAGATTTCCGTAGAAAGGCTTTGATAGCATGTCTGCGTCCACTTTTTTCACATCAGTCTTGTTTAGAAGAATCTGATTAACTTCGTTTAGTGGAACAGATGTAGAAACATTAGGGGTTAGCAACACATTTTTAGTGTTAACTTTCTTAATGAATCCTTTAGAATGCAATACGTTTAGGATGTTATTACCATCACTAAAGAATCTACGACCTAATAGGTCTGCTAGATCAGCCGATTGCTGTCCTTCGTCGCTTTCAACTAGTTCCATGATTCGATCATGGTATGCTCTCGGAAGGTTTGCAGTTTCAGTAACTAGACAGTTGTGTGTCTCGTTTGGTACAGTCTTAAACAGTACTACTACTTTCTGTCCTGAATTCATCTTCCCTACGTGTTTAACATTAGCCATAATTAGGCTCCCTTAGTTTCTTCGGTTGGAGCAGGTTTAGGTTCTTTTGAATCTAAGAATGCTTCTACCTTTGCGTAAATCTCGCCAACGGCAACAAATTCCTTAGTTTGGAATGCTCCCCTTTTAGAGGCAACGTCAACGATAGCAAGAAGATTCCTGATATCGGCGATACTTAGTGTTGGCTCTGGTGCTGTTGCATTTTCTGTCATAATAAACTCCTTAAAGTTGCATGCTGAATATTTAAGCATGCAACAGTGGCCAGTCAAAAAAAAGCCCCGTTGCCGGGGCTAAGGTAAATCGTTAAATCTTTTCGCCTCGTAGGTTACGGAAGCGCACAAAGCGAGGGAAGCGTAGACTGTAACTGCCGTCCTGATTCTGTGTTACGGCATCGGCCATCACTTCAACCAGTTCGCCAGTAACGGAACTAGCATTAAGCCAAAAATCGTCACGCTGTTCATCGCTAAAGCCACTGCCTACGTTAACCTGGATAGTGCGTCCGTTATCCACGCCTTCACATACCAAAGCACCCAAACGTCCTTCATTCTTACCCGTTCCTTCTTCTAATCCCGTAACTGCAAGATCCACAGTAATTACAGGTTTGACCTTTAGCCATGCATGCGATCGCTTAAGTTCATAGAGCGCGCCGGGGTCCTTGACCATAATGCCTTCATAACCACCTGTAATGGCACTTGCGTTGATCTCACGGAAACGCTGCTGCCCTGCATTGCTACTGAGATCAACCAACTCCTGTTCCACTACCCGCACGTTTGGCAGTGCAGATGATACTAAACTGTACCAAGTCATCAACTGTTCGCTGCGATTGCTCTGTACTTGAATACCAGCATCCTCAACGAACTCGTTCAATGGAATGATGTCAAACAAGTATAGCACTGCATCGCTAGCAGCAACATCAGTCTTACGATGTATCTGCTTCATGAGGTCTTGGAAGCTATTGCTCATTACCTCACCATCTAGTACCATTGGCTCTGTAAACTGCCCTGCAACCTTAGCAAGCTGACGCTTGATCCGTTCGAAGTTTACCAGTTCCTTGCCGCTGCGGCTGTACTGATCTACTCGACCATTGGGGTACACAATAGTGAGAACACGCACCCCATCCAACTTGACTTCGATAAACTTTTCGCCTGTCATCCGCTTGGGATGGTCAGTCCCATCGTGCGCCAACTGGCAAGTGAATACCGGTACCCGAAGATCCCCCCTGCCGGCATCTGCCAGCACGTCGTTGATAGTCTTTTCAGACGTACCACAACGCAAATCTTTAATAAGGATACGACGGTACCAATGGTTCCATTCGTTGTTAGTAGCACAGTCCATTGCTGCCTTGATAGCATCACGAGCAGCATGACCAGTCAGTTCGCGCTGACTAAGTTGGAAAGCGAGGTCACGGAATTCTTCCCAAGCAAGCCCCCGACCATTAACACCGCTACGCTCTGGCACTTGCTTAACACCAAAGGTAGTCAGTGCATCGTAGGTCAAACGCACGCCGTGGAAAAACTCTTCGCAACCTTCTGTCAGTGCGCGAGAGACAATAGCAATTTTGTCCTTGCGTCCTGACGTAGCCTGCAGATCCAATACAACCTGTTCTGGTTTCATAGTGTGTAATCTACTCCCATATTAGCTAACTGTTGACGTGTTTCCGTAATCATTGCGTGTGGTACCTTAAAGGTAATCTTATTACTCTCGCTAAGGTCTTTGGCTTCCTTGAGCCCAATGTTAGTGCAGACACGAATCAATTTGATTAGTGCTACCTTGTGATTAGCAGGATAGTATTTGATATGACAGACACGTTTAAATTCGCTAGCACCAGTTATCATTGAGAAGAATATAGATGACCGCACATCTTCTCCCAGTGTAGCCGATACGCTATCCCAAATAACCATACCCTCTTCGCTACCGTAGATTTCAGTAACGGTAGCAATGAAGCTTAATGAGCTATCAACTAACTCATTCTTTTGATTAACAGTGAGCTCTTCCCAGCTAGTCACAGGAACTCCTTAGTGCTTCTTCTCAATGGGATAGTAAGCATGGTTACCAAAGGGCGGAACAATGCTCTCGGTGCCATGGATGATGAACACGGTATCACAGTAGTCCGGCTTGCCCCATGCACCCCACGGATAACCGTCAGTGAACATGATGAACTTCTTAGGACGGATGTCATTCTCTTCCATCCAGTTCCAGTTAGCCATGAACTCAGTACCACCACCGCCGTGAATCTCATACGAGTTGAGATCGTAACGATTGCACTCGTCATATTCCTGCGGATTGTACACCTGAGTATCAAAGCACCATATCTTCAATTTGAAGTCACGGAACTGATCCATGATGCCCTGGATTTCGCCGAGGAAGTCACGCACCATCTGTTCCGAGATGCTACCGCTGACGTCAATCGCAACACAGATGTCTACCGTCTCTTCGGGAAGCGAGCCGGGCAAGTAAATGCCGCTGCTCCAAGTCTTACGGTTGGGACGCTGCCAAGTGTAGTCTGCACGGATCAAGCTCTGGATCTGCTGACGCAGTAGTTCACGCCAGGAGATCTGCGGCTCCGTAAAGTCCTTGATCAGCTTCTTAACGAAGCCGGGAATGTTACCAGCACCAGCACTCTTAGCAGCAGCAAGCACTGCCTCGCGGAACTCGTCACGCAGTTCCTTAGCCAACTCCTTGCTAATAGTAGGAGCCTTACCGTTGCCGCCACCATCGCCGGATTCGCTGTCGCTCTTGCCCTTGCCTTCCTCGTCGCCTTCGCCGTCGCCAATCTCAAGATGGATGTCCAAGGTACTCTTACCCTTGTACTTCTCTTCGTCCTTCTTGACGAGGTCATAGACCTCTTCGGTGAACATGCCGCGGAACTTGCGGTCATACAAGGGGGTGACCACCTTGATCAGTTCGCCAACACCACCGTCAACCAACTCTTGGTTAATCACGTAGTCGCCAGCCACGTTCCACAACACTTTGTCGCGGTCGCCTAAACGACCAAAGTGGTCAAGAACGCAGTGGCCAATCTCGTGACCTACCAAGAACTGTGTTTCTTTGATGCTGAGTTTGTTCACAAAGTCACGGTTGATGAACAAGCTCTTGCCGTCGGTGGCAGCAGTGGGGCACCAGCCCTCATCGGTCACATCGCAAATCTTGAGTCGCGTTGCAAGGTTGCCCCAAAAGGGTTGATTCATCAGCAAGCCAACGCGGGCTGTGATAATCTTCTTTTCAATTTCTGCGTAGCTCACTGTCATTGCAATCTCCTTACCTTATGTTCGTATTATACGAAAACGCTCAAAGAAATGCAACAACTAAATTCTCAATAGAATCAATGACTTACGCAGCCTAGAAAAGCTAGTAAAATCAATGACTTACGCTAGAGTGCAGCGTACGGGATAGTGTTAGCTGATTCCATTTCCTGTTTGAGCTCAACCAAATCGTCAAATGTCAACCTGTTTGGGTCCAAACGCGGACTGTAAATAGCACTATTCTTTTCAGCTTCGATCATCTCGCAGCTCACAACCCAATTACGACCACCGTTTTGTTTCTGCAGCATGTCGTCTACATACTCGCCAACATACTGAGCAAGCCCTTCGCAACTGATTAAGGGGAAGGTCTGCAACTTGCAATGACCCTTAACAGTAAGCTCGCGGAACGTGGTTACCAGTGGATCGTCTGCTTGGAGGATTACCGTATGGTCAAACCAATCTTCCAGTTGACGCTTGATAGCCTTAAGGCCACCAAAATCCACAACAAAGCCCTGCTTGTCTAGATTGTCGCAACCAAATACAAACTTGAAGCTGCGGTCGTAACCATGCAGCATGTAGCAATCGGTATCACTCTTCCAATTGCGATAGGCACATGGGCCAATCTCCTTAAAGAACTTGGTACTAGTATACATAAAAATTCCTGATGTTTAGATATTGTACTTATACAGCATCAGGCAGCAAAGCCTAACAATTTCATAGCATAGTAATCTCGCAAGCCAGACCACTGCGACGAGTAGATAGTAACGTACACTGTATATTCACGAATGGTAGATTCCCACGGACTGGTGTTACCAAAGTACTTGCCAGCCCCCCGCCGCCAAGTACCCATCTTTACACCAGGGATAGCGTTAAAGAAGCCCTGCACAAAAGAGTCCATTTCGTGTACTAAACTATCTTCAGCAGACCCATAAACATATGCGCTCATTATAGCAGTAACATATCCCTCTTCCATAAAAAAAAGAGTAGAATCCTCGTCATCTTCGTTGAGACTACTATACTGTAGTCTCTCATCAAATTGAATGCGACTCATATACATGAAAGGAACGTTAGGGGCAAACAGGTGCTGCTTCTTGACCAGTACCGTAAAGACATCCTGAATTGGAATAATCTTTGGTTGGAGAGTCTCCAACAACTTAGTCAGCTTACGCTTGTTTGCCTGCTTGGTCATTAGTGAATCAACTCGCTAGCCGGCACTTCCAGTACAGCAGGAATACTGGCAATGTTTTGATTGCTGCGCAGCACCTTGAATACCGTGTCTGCACCTAGCTCTTCATCAATGAGAAGAGTGTCGCCGTCCCACCTTGCCAGAATTAGATTCTGTTCAAGGCACTTGAGAATAGTGTTACGATAGCTCATATGTTTCCCCTTACCAACTGGCCTGATAGTGAATGGTGCGTAGCAACTTAGTGTCTTCTTTGAGCCAATCAAGCACCTTACCCAACTGCTCTACGTCGAGCGCAATTTCGTCCTCGTCCATGTAGCTCTTGCCAAAGAAGGCTCCTTCGGTATGCGGTAACGATAAACCTTTTACTGCTTCAACAATGTCCAGCAAGTCCGTAGCCGTTAGCGGAATATTCTGGCACTCGTCTACACCTCCCGCAAACTGCTGCACGATGTAACCGTGCAGGTTAGGATGCTTACGCCAGTAGGCCAGTTCGAGGTCATCGCCCGATTCTACCAAGTCAGTCGCGTCCGGATCCGTAGTCCAAACGCGATGCTCCTTACCAAACATCCACATGTCAAGTCCCATGTCCTTACTCCTTACTTGGCGCTGACCGCAGCAGTGATGTACGCACCGTACTTCTTAGCAAACTCAGGGTAGGTCGTCATCTTGCTACCCTGGAACACCAAACCGTACTGCTGCATCGCAACCTTGACAGCAAGGATGCAGATCTCGGTGTTGAAGTTATCCATCATGTAACGGAAGAAGCAGTCGACCATGCCGTGCCACTCCTTGTCGTTAAGCTTACCCTTGTTCTTGGTGTAGTAGTCGCGCAGCTCGTAGCAGAGCGAAGTCATGAGACTGTACTGCGCACTGATCTCCTTGATCTTGAGGTCCTTGACCTTACCCGACAACACATCGCCAGGATTAGGCAACTGACCGTTGGTCTTGCGGTGCGCCATGAACTTTACAGCCAAGCCTTCACCAACTGCGCCACTGACCAAGTCCATCACCGTGCTGTCGCTAGCAGCCTTGTCCTGCAGCATGTCGCTAACGAAATGCCAGCTACGGGGCGTAGCGAACGCACGACTGGCGCTGTTGGGGCTGAAGTCGTAGAGGTCGCCCTTAGCGTAGTTAAGGTAACCAACCACGTCCGGGTGGATGTTGTTATCCACAGCCCACAACATCCACGTATCAAAGTCTGCACGGACCTCCAAGTGAACGAAGCGATTAGCCAACGGAGCCGGCATGCGATACGTGACGCCACGGTCACCTTCGCGGTTACCTGCGGCAATGATCACCACGTTGTCGGGCAGTTCGTACTCGCCAATGCGGCGATTCAGCACCAGCTGGTATGCGCTGGCCTGCACCGCAGGAGCAGCAGAGTTGAGCTCGTCCAAGAACAGCACCACGTAGGGGTACTTCGCAGCCTGCTCCTTGCTGGGCAGTTCAGCCGGGGGAGCCCAACGCATACGACCGCTAGTGCCGTCGAAGTACGGCATACCCTTGAGGTCGGTTGGGTCCAGCAACGCCAAACGCAGGTCAATCAGCAGACCGCCACCTGCGCGAGCAATCTGCGCAGCCATGTCGCTCTTGCCCAAGCCCGGCGGACCCCAGATGAAAACTGGACGCTTCGTGCGCATGGCCACGTCAACAGCCTTGCGGGCTTCGGTCAACGTCACAGTGCGAATTTCGTGGGACATATTCAACTCCTTGTTCTAACTGTAGGACTAGTATAAGTCCAATTTAATTCCGTGTCAAGCCAAATTCAATTTGGGTTTGCGTTTTGCAATCAGCTCGCGCTCACGTTGGTGAGCCCAAGCCTTACCACGCCCCGTTTCCAGGATGGTGAGTTCAACAGCCTCTGGCCCATACTCGCGCATCGCTTCGTAGAGGGGCCAGGGGCGGTGCTCACTGCGAGCACGATAAACGTGTTTCATAAAACGAGACTTTACACTGGAAAGCACCGTAGAGCAAGTCTTAGCAGTAATACCAATGTACTGCTTCTTGCCCAAACTCAGCATGTAAATTACATGAGTCCGATCGGTACGCTTTTTACGCTTCTTGCTTTCCATGTTCGTATAATAGCGAACTGCAAGCGAAACCACAAGAAATATAATCCTAATAGAATCAATGACTTACGTGATCTGCGTGTAAGTTGTTGATTTTGTTGGGAATTTAAAAGTCTAATAGAATCAATGACTTACGCAATCATGCGTTTAGGGACACAAAAACATCCCAATTTCCACCACTCATAATCCAACTGACCTGCATCTGCTCGTCCCAATGGGAGACTTCAAACTTATTGTGCCGCTGGGTAAGGAACCAGGGCTTGCCTTTGATATAGGTCAGCAAGTGAAACATCTTGCTACCGGTCATGATCTCTTTGACTGTAATGGTGTAAGGGGTATAAAGAGATTGAAGACATTTAAATCCATATTCGGTTAATCTCAGATTAGGATTGTCCCGGTGATACCAAATGTTTCGATTGCGAGTAGATTGAGAGTGTACAGCTACACTCTCGGGTGATTCACTGAGCAGCAACCCAATTTCAACTTCAAGTTGCTGCTTAGTTGTTCGCCAATCTTCAAAAATCTGCATTCAAGTTGGTCGCCAGATGGCTTTTGATTAGGTCTTGGAATCCACCAATACGTTCACCATCTACATAGATCTGCGGAACGGTGCGCACACCATTACCTACGCTTTCGTAAAACTTCTGACGTTCGCTGTCGTTATCTATTACGATTTCTTCGTATGCATAACCCCTTTGCTTGAGCCAGTTCTTAGCACTAACGCAATATGGGCAATTGGTCTTTGAATATACCTTAATGTTCATGTAAATTTTCCACCTTGTAATTCTACTTCAGTGACCAAGCTAGTGGTCACTTGTTCTTGCAGTTTAATATTCTGCTCTTGACTCTGCGTTAGCTGAAGCATAAGATATGTAAGATCGTCTGCCATGCGACGGGCAACATCGGTGCTAAACCGAACTTCTTTTTTATTACTTCGTTCCGCGGCACTTACAGTGGCTACAAATTCTCGTAAATTAGCAGGATTAAACATTAGTATACTTAGTCAGTTATTAAGCGACTCTGCTTCTTCTTCGGTGTAGAAAGGTCCCCAAAAGCGATTACGGTTAAGTGTTAGCAACTTGGGACAAAACTCCTGCTTAAACTTGTTACCATATTGAATACGATACCAACCTGCTGCAAAGAAACACTTGCTGTTTGGTACCTTAGTAAACAAAGGCAAACGTCGCTTGGCTTCGATCATGGGATCGTAATATGTATCGCAGTCTGTTGCATAACCCGCAAGATCATTTACACTTTGCGAGTCAATCTCATTGGATTCAGGCTCCCACTCTTCTACACCCAACTGCTTGCGTACTGCTTTTACAGTCTTAGCAGGAATTACACTGCCCTTACATGCAACAATGAATCCTTCGTCCGTCTTATGAACAGACGCAACTTTAATGTCTTCATCATAGACCAGCCAACTGCGTCCAGGTGCAGTAGTTTTAATTGTTACATTCATTTGAAAATCTCCATATATGCGTGTGCGCTTTGACTAATATTATCGAGCCCGTGCAATCCACAAAACTTCATAAAGTATGCGCCTGCTTGTGCTCGTGGCATTATAGCAGCTTTTGCAACTGTGATTGTATTATCTAGTTCTGTTTTGATCCAGTCTGGTTGTGCAGTAAGATCAATTAGGTGCCGATTACGCTCGTAATCTTCAATCACACGATGCTCAACTTCCTCGTGATCAACCCAACGCTGTAGCATAAGATTGTTCCACTTGAAGCCACGATCCTTACGGTCAGTAAAAGCTTCTAGAAGTTGAGTCTTGCGAACGCGAGGAAAAGCACTAAACACATTATCGCTAGAATCCCCTCGCATACACTTCTCAAAAAGTAGCCATTCAGGATCACCCAACACTTTAGGCTCGCTAGTTTTCTTGTCAATGACTGGCTTAAACTTGTCATCTGTGATACCGTCCTTTGAGATAATTTCTTTACTAATGCCGTTGAAAATCTTTACATTATCCGTAACTAACTGATAGAAGTCGCGGTCGCTGCTACAAATAATGTGTTCGTCTTCGGGATGCAGTTGCGTCCATCTCGCAATAAAATCGTCAGCTTCACACTGCGAATGACGTAGTACTAGTGCACCACTACGCTCTTGTAGGAACTTACTGAATTCATCTAGCTTGTCCCAGAAAGCCTTGTCCTCTTCTTGTTCGCGAGGAGTTTGTGCGCCTCGTGCGTCTGTGCGATTCTTCTTGTACTTGGCGTATACATCCTTGCGCCAACTGCGCCCCTCGAGGCAGTATACCACACGATCTGCTGAGAATAGTTCCTGCGCTCGCTTTACGGAACTGAGTAAGATATGTAGTGCCATGCTGGTACGCATCTCAAGATCATCACCTTGAGCTACGAACCGAGCACGACTAAAAGTATTAGCGGTATCGACTAGTAGATATTTCATAATGTCCAAACATAATTAGTGTATAGACATATTAAACTAGTACTATCGCAAAGTCAAACTTATTTTGGACGTTACTTAAACCATCCAATCTTCTCACCAGCAGCGACACGACGTTGCCATTCTGCGAGACTGCCTGGATAGCGTATTGCCCAAATCATCCAGAACGCCATGAATGCACTTACGCCCATAACCAATTTCCAGTTGTGGGTAGTAAGCCAAAGTATAACCAAACTTGCATCCATGCAAATGAACATGATCCATTTGGCCTTGCTTGGATAAACTTTTTTGTCTTTCCAGTTTGTAAGAAACGGGCCAAACAGCTTGTGATTCATCATCCAATTGTGCCATTTATCGCTGCTCTTAGCAAAGCAATATGCTGCTATGATTGTTGGTGTACTCCAGGGAATACCGGGAGTAACCATACCAATATACGCAATACCCAAGCATATCATGCCTGCAACGAAAAACAATGCCTTCTTGATCTTGTCCATAATTTAATCCTCTAGGCAGTATTTACATAAGTACTACTATGAGCCTAAAAGAACTTACCAAAGACAAACATACTGCTGCGGAACATACGCCATTTATGCAGTCAGTGTTCAAACGCACAATGCCCGTTGAAATTTGGGCAGACTATACCCTAAACAAGATGCATTGGTACAATGCTATCGAAATGCGAGCAAGAGCTGCAGGTCTATTGGAAGACCTTCCGGGGCTCGAACGTACATATCTACTGTATCAGGATTACAGAGCTATGTGTAAAGTTCCCAATCACTTCTACACTGTTAGCACCATGCGCTACTACACATACATTATGGATTTAGTTGATGTTGATGCCATCATGGCCCACTTGTATGTATGGCACATGGGCGACTTATATGGCGGGCAGATGATTAAGCAGATTATGGATCATGTGTCGCATCGTAATTTAGATTTTGATAATCCTGACTTGCTCAAAGCAAACATCCGAGTTAAGTTGCATGATGGCATGGCCAATGAAGCTAACTGCGCATTTGATTGGGCAATACGTATTATGAACGAGTACAATGAGGCATTGACTAGTGGACATATGGCAAAAGGCTGAAGCTTGTGGCGATAGAGTCGTGCAATTATTGCAGGGCATTGGCCCAGCAGTTGATCATCCTAGTAATCCTCCTACTACTTTTGGTTGGCACAGTTATATACACTCGTCTGACCGTGTACGCCGTGCCCACGTTGACATCATCGATGCAAGAGAGACACACAAATTATGGATCATGCACTGTTGCATATTTCCCCACGTAAATGATAATAGTCCTATTTTTGGTTTTGACATTATTAGCGGTCCTAGTCGCATTAGTGGAGCATTTCTAGACTTCTCTTTTGCAGGCGTTAATGACCATTCAATGATGAAATGGTTTGACCAACGTGTGACAAACTTAAATTGGAAGAAAGAGCGTCAACTGCCAGACTGGGCTGCTGCTATCTTTAGTCCTGCAATGGTAGCCGCAGGTGCAATAACTGACGAACAGGAAGTTGATCAGTTAACAGGACTTGGTGTTGAATGTTTGGAGTACTATTTAGAGCATGTAGGCCGTCAGAGAAACGATCACAAGGACAGTTATCACGAACAAAATAATTACTGTATAAACCAAAAGCGGAATCCACATACTCCACGGACTATGAATATATTGGGTCTTACGCCGGACCAAGTCACAGAGTTTTTCGAACACCTAATGTTTCCGGAACTTTAAAAGTATTCTGCTGTTCCGTCGTCGTTTGCTCGCTTGTTAATCTTAGGTTTAGCTAGTGCATCAACGTATTCGTCGTTTTCGCCTGCAACAAACGTACATAATGCTTTAACATATTGGTCCATGATATCACCGTCTGTTTCACCGGTATATCCTTCTACTTTTAGTTTGTCAATGAAAGCAGCATTCCAATCTAGTTCAAAGTAACCGTTGTGTGGCTGATCTGGATCAACATGCATCTTAACATCAACCCAGGGCTCGCCTTTCTTTGTGGCTTGATCCTTAGGTGATAGTACACGCTTCTTTTTTGGTGCGGGAGTGTTCTCTTCCCCTTGCGCTACACTAGTCTTCTTTCGTGCCATTTTCTTTTATCCTCTTGAGATATTTAGCGAACGACTCTTCACTCACCGTATCTAATTCTGTACCAAAGCGTTGCTTCATCATCCAACTGTGCCCAGATTCTAACTTGGTAGGTTTGGGTGTCGTGTTCTGCTGCCACAGAGATTTCCACCGGGATGTCAAGCGATCTAACATATTCAATTTTACTCCTCTGTGGTTCTTGCTTACAACAATGATCTACATAACTGCCTGGGTCCATACTATCGTATGAAATATCATCAATTTGAAATAACGCTATTACCGTATGCGTCATCAAGTACCCCATGCATTCTTAAACAAGTCACATTGTAGTCGTGGGCTATACCACCAACCTTCCTGCATGGCAAGTTCTGCTACCTGACGTGCATTAAGGAAGTATGAATCCACAGTGCCACCAACCGGCATTAGATAGACCGGACAATGTACACCAGCAGCTTGATAAAGGCTAACAGCACGACGAACATCATCAAGATCATGCATATTACTAACCACAAACTTGAGATAAAAACTGCTCCCACCGCCAGACACCATATTATAATAACTTCTAGCAATGTCAGGTTGTATAGCCTCTTCCCAAGCTTCACCACTGATTGATAGTTTGGGACTGCAACTCCACGTAACGTGGATGTTACTTTGCGTCTCAAAAAACGTAGCCAACTCCTTGGTGATCTTTTGCGTAGTGTTTGTTTCAAACGTGACATTCTTTAGGTCTGCAAGCAATGGGTGTTGCAATAATTGTATATAGCTCTTTTGCCATCCTAGCAGTGGTTCTCCGCCAGTGATAACCAAATGAATGTCTCGTCCGTTATCCTGTGTCCACTTGCCATTAGGAATAATGTCCACAAAACGTTTTGCAATTTCGTCAATAGTTAGTGTGGGGCTAAACTTCTTAAATTTAGGATGCCAACTTGCATAACTATCACATCCAGTTGGTGCAAGCGGCAAAGAATCATAACTATCGTACTTGCTAAGTTGATTAGCAATACGTTCGGGCTCATCGCTGCGTTCACCAAGCGGTAAGCCAAATCCTCTACACTGGAAGTTACATCCAAATGTACGGAAGAACACACTGGGCACACCTGCCCAACGTCCTTCACCTTGTATGCTGTAAAAGATTTCTGCTGTTTTAATCTTGCTCATGGTAAGTTGTTCTCTATTAGGAATTTTTCATATACTTCCTGCCAGGACTCGGATTGCAATATATTGGTACTGGTCATTTGTGTATTGAGTGGACGCTTTGCTGGTTTATTTAGGTTAGCTAGTTTGCTAGGTACAATTTCTGTAGACAGATTATACGCTAGTTTAATGCACTTTGCAAATTCATAAAAGCTATCGCCGTAATTTGCTCGCGGTACAAGATGATTGAGCCCGCGGTCCAACTTCAAACGTTCCCATGTCTTCCTTGCAATCCAATCACTACTAGTTGGAACGGTGAATTGATCATTAACTACTTCTATTCTATCCTTAGTTGCAGCCGCACATAGTATTGCAGTATGAAAGTTCTTATTACTTGTAGAATATACTGCAGATACTCGATAGATGGTATAGGAGGTGGTATATGACATCACTTCTTCTTCGCCATCAGACTTGCTGCTCCCATAAAAGTTTACGGGATTCTTATCCGACTGTTCAACATACTTTCCGGTTAAATCAGTAAAACCGTCAAACACATAATCAGTAGAATAATGTACTAGATGAAAGCCCATGTTATTACTGAGCCGTGCAAGCTGTGCAGGAAATTGAACATTAGCATGCCAGCAAAGATGCCTATTCATCACATCTTCGGAGCCGTCTACGTCAGTATATGCAGCAGCATTGATTACGTATTTAGGGGCAACTGCACGAACAAAACGTTCAACTGCAGGCGAGTCCACAAGATCAAATTTGGATCTATCATGCGCAATGATTTCATAATCACTAGGTGCAAACTTTTGTAGACTAGTGCCTACTTGACCAGTTGCACCAAAGATTAGTACACGGTCACCCATAATGTACTGCCTGCGTAACATCAATGCCCGTGCGGTCCTTATCAGCTTGAATTATCTGATTACGCATTGGAAGTAGATAACTTGTAAACTCGTCAACACTCCAAAAGTTGATGCAATACTCGTCGTCCTTCTGCCATAAGCTCTTAGTGACACCATAGTTAAAAATAGTGTTGTCTTCTAGCGCAAGGAAGCCATGCGCGTATCCGGGCGGCACATAGAGATAATTGAGATTCTCCGTACTAAGTTCAAAGATACCAGTGTTTAGATAGGTTGGTGAATCCTTACGCAGGTCAATAACAAAGTCAACTGCACTACCTTGAATCACACTTACTAGCTTACCCTGTGGATTCTTTAGCTGGTAATGCAATCCACGTAGCACATACTTCTTGTTATATGAAGTGTTTTGCTGCAGTACTTCAAACTCTTTTTCCCAACCAAACCACGAATGATTATATGTTTCTTGAAATGATCCACGATTGTCTGCAAAGTTCTTAAACTGATACAGGCGTAGGTCGTTGAGATTTTCAAACATTTCGTAAGTTTTTTCATTCATCGAATTAGTTTCCATAGGTATTGTCCGTAAGGGGTCTTGTCGCATAGTTTAGCAGTAACTGCTAGGTCTTCGTGTAATATCCATTCATTTTTGAATGCAGCCAAATGTGGAGAGCCTATTAGTACATTCTGCGTAGTCTGCATTATATGTACATATTCAGCAGCTTGCAAGAGCGATGGTGCATTACCCGTGTCAAACCAAACAGTACCTTCGTCTAGAATTGTTACAAACAGTTCTTCGCGATTGGCATACTCTTTGTTAACATCGGTAATTTCAAACTCGCCTCGATCGGATGGTTTTAAGTTAGCAGCAATTTCAAATATGGACGTTGGATAGAAATACAATCCAGTTACTGCGAGGTCGCTCTTTGGTTCCTTTGGCTTTTCTTCCAAAGAAAGCACACGACCATGATCATCTAATTCTACTACGCCAAATCGTTCTGGATCCTGTACATGCATGGCGAAGCATACTGCATTCTTTGCAGCTCGTGCTAACTGCAATGCTATATCAAACTTTGACCCATGGAATAGATTGTCTCCAAGTATCAATGCAATACGTTCAAATTGATCATATCCATCGATTTGGTCTGCTACAATAGTAAATGCTTGTGCAATACCACGTGGCTTTGGCTGTACTGCAAAATGCAAGTTAATGCCAAACTGTTGCCCTGCACCCTCGAACAATTTTTTAAATACTGTTTGCTCGTCTGGGTTTGTGATTAGTACAACGTCCCTAATACCTGCAGTAATTAGTGTAGTTAGTGCATAGTAGATCAGTGGCTTGTCGTATACAGGTACTACCTGTTTAGTACATGCTAGTGTTGCAGGGAAAAGACGTGAACTCTTGCCCGCGGCAAGAATAATGCCCAGTGTTTTTCTATCCATTATTGAAACCTTTCTGGTCGTTGTAAGTACCAATCAACGGTACGCTCGAGTCCCTGTGTAAAACTCATGTTAGCTTGCCAACCTAATGATTGTAGCTTGCTACTATCTATCGCATACCTAAAGTCGTGCCCTGCTCGATCAGTAACATAACTGATTAGGCTTTTGGACTTGCCCATGATCTCAAGTATGCGCGTGGCAAGGTCAATATTATTAACTTCATTATCGCCGCCAATGCAGTATTGTTCGCCTAGATTACCATGCAGTAGTAGTGTTTCTAGTGCAGTGCAATGATCATCTACCCATAGCCAGTCGCGTATGTTCATACCATTGCCGTATACAGGAATTGGTTTGTCTGCTAGCGCATGGCGTATAACAGTAGGAATAAACTTTTCCTTGTTCTGTCTTGGTCCATAGTTATTACTACAGTTACTAATCATTGCAGGAACATTGTGTGTTTGATAGTACGAACGCACAAAGTGATCACTAGCTGCTTTGCTAGCACTGTATGGACTATTAGGAGCATACTGACTTAGTTCATTAAATGGTTCATCATGTTCACGTAAAGACCCAAAAACTTCGTCTGTACTTACATGCAGGAATCGAAATTCTTTGCTTACCTTTCTCATGTAAAAACGTACACTATCTAGAAAGTTAACAGTGCCCATTACATTATGTTTAACAAATGGTCCACTACTTTCAATGGATCGGTCTACGTGACTTTCAGCAGCAAAATGTACGATATAATCTGGTTCAAAGTAGCATAGAACCTTCTTGTTCATAGTTACATGATTGATATCGTCTTTGAGGAATATATAATTGGGATGATGTTCGAGCTCTGCAACATTATCTATATTAGCAGCATAGCTCATTATGTCCAAATTGACCAAACGCCAGTCTGGATAATTCTGCGCCCAATGCAGTAGGAAGTTGCTGCCAATAAAGCCGCAACCGCCTGTGATAAAAATTGTTTTCATACTAGGATTTATTTGACTTACGAGCAGTGTGCCAATTTAAACTGCAGTTGGGACTACAGAACACTATAGTTACAATATCTTTGGGAGTAGGACCTGCAATCCAGTACTTTGGGTAACCGCTATCAACATAATGTTCATTCCATGCTGACAACAGTAAACCGCATTGACCGCATGTTAATTGCTGATCCACCAATTCTCCCATGGGTAATCTACCCACACATCTTCTTCTGCCTTGTTGATTTCTTGTCCAATAAAGTCTACTTTAATCTTGCTCTGACTGGCCAAATTATCTAGTAGTACAGCAAAGCAAACATTGTTGTTCCATACGTTCTTCCAATGTTCGTCCATTGAAATGCCAGCGGTCATCCAGCTGTTCATAATAGCATTGATGGTTGCACCGGTATCGTTGATATCATCTACGATGAGAATATTTTTAGGAATAGCATTAGCTAATAGCTCAGTAGGATCGTCATTGAAGAAATCAATTTCTTCGTTGGAGTCGCCTAGTGCATCATCAATCATCCACTTATGAACTTCAACTTCACTAGCGTCTCGCAGACTTACTCGCAATGTGTGACATGGTACTTGATAATACTGACTGATCATTACAGCAGGAATCAAACCACCACGAGTAATGCCAACCACATAGTCTGGCTTCCAATTGTTCAGCGTCATCTTTCGGATGATCTCGCTTGTTAGATTACTAACGTCCTGCCAGGTAACTTGTTGATGTTTCACTTGGATTGTCCGGTTAATAGTGCTTCGGTAATACGATATACATTACACGCTTCTACTACATCTTCCCATTGCTTGCGAAGAATTTCATATTTTTCCATTGCTTCCCAATTTGGGATAGGTACCGGACTCTGCTGTTCTTTCATGAAATGTTTGAGTAGCTGGATGTGCTCGTACACTTCATTTAGATCAATGGTGTATTTGTCAGTACCGATGGTGCTACACAATTCCCCCGTTTTTGTAAAGTAGCTACTGGCGCTAGCAACACCAGTAGTACCTGCATTAGTAATATAATATCCACCATTTGGAGTGGCGCCAATGGTCCCACCTGACCATACAGAATCAACGGTTGGAATTGAGTTTGAGGATGTCATAAAATTCCTTCTTAAGTGCTGCATCAGTATTAAACGCGCCTAGCATGATTGCAGTTACCATGTCGTTTTCGTGTTCACGAACACCACGATGTGTCATGCAGTGATGTTCTGCTTTGACTACTACTGCAACGTTTGGAGTCTTTGCATACTCGCTAAGTGCATTAGCAATCTGTGTAGTCATCTCTTCCTGAATCTGTGGACGTTCCGCAATATGATGCACAATACGATTGAACTTGCTTAGACCAATAACTTCCCCTTCGGGTACAATACCAACCCATGCACGACCTACAATGTTTTGAAAGTGATGTGCGCAAGTGCTTCGAATACTGATTGGGCCACTAGAGTACAAGCTCTTGTATCCCATGTTTGGGAAGCTGGTAATACGTGGAGCCGGAGCATAACGTCCACCAAATGTTTCCTTGAGGAACATCTTAGCAACACGACGTGCAGTATCCTGAGTGTTGTGATCGTGTTCGATATCAATAACCAGAGAGTTAAGTACTCCGGTCATTTGCGTGGTAACTTCGTCTATAAGCAAGTCTAGCTCGCCCTCTTCAATATGTTGACTAATGTTATCGTTTGCAAAGAAACGATCGCCGCTTGTCACTAAACGCTGACGAATGCGCTGGCTAATTAGATCTGACATTTTATTTTCCTATTTGATTGATTAATGAATCACAACTAAAGAAGTCGTTGTGTAACTTGTCTACTAATTTATTTAGGCTTGGGGTATGGTAGTCATAAAATTTGATAGCGTAATCAATTTTATCAACCAAACTCTTACGATTCAGTTGATAGCTATCCCATGACTCAGTCCACTCGCTTGGATACTTAAAGTTTAGCTCATACATTTCTGTATAACTTAGTCGGTCTGGTACCATTGGTATTGCACCCACCAGCGCACCTTCATACACACCTATACCCAGTGTTTCCTGCAAGTTAGCAGAGAACACTACCTTTGACTCTGCAAGTAGCTGATGATACTCTGCTTTGGTTAGTTTGGTATCCTGACATACTACAAACTCGTACTGTGGCAATTGAGTAGCAAGGTCACGGAAGATTTCCACCTGCTTCTCGGGTGCAATACGATGCGGGAATATCACACGGTTCTTCTTGGGTGTGCTTGCTAGTGGTGCTAGCTTTTCACGCAGGTATTCCATTGGCCACCCTGTAGTTACAATCTTGCTATCATATCGTGTAACTGCTGGAGTGAATCGCAGCAATTGTTCACAGAAGATAACGGCATGAAAATGCGTAGCAAAGTAGTTATGATCATAACAATCATACATACTACGCTCTGCATTACGTACCCAAGGCTTGTTACCAATTAGTCTACCTAGAAAGTCTTGTGGATCATAACTGCCCGCATGCCAAAGTCCGTGTAAGGTCCAATTATAACCTAGCAGTTCCTTCATATACTTGAGCTGCACTACTACAGGATTCCAAGCATCAGTTAGCAGTATGTGATCGTTTGATCCAACATTACCCTCATTCAACTGTGACAAAAACTGGCACAGTTGTGAACTCTTCCAATAGTTTGTATCACTAAAGTTTAGAAAAGCACCCGGAGTAAGCTCGCTGTTTACCTGTATGCCATTTACTTGACATACATCAAATCGATCACCTAGCTTTTCTTCTAGGATATTTGGAACGTGCGTGAACCATTCTCCAGTATACCTGGTATCAATTGGCTCAAGCGAGAAGATCCAAATCTTAGGCTTCATTGTTTGGCTGTTGCTCATTGTTGTTACGGCGCCGATATGAACGATCTCTACGACGTAGGAATGCTTCATACTTGCCCCATGTGGTCTGTGGCTTATACAAGTCTGCTTCGTTAAATGGCTTGCCCTCAAATCTGCACCAATTCTTATAGTCTTCTAGATCTTCAAAGATCTGTATAACAATAGGGGTAAAGCCGGTTTCGTAATCTGTCTTACGCTTCTTCATTATTCTCCATCCTTAATGATTTGGTCATTTGCATAGTCGTCCCAGTTAGTAAAACGATCTCGATCCATGAGATCGCGTAGTGGCCAACACCAGACGCCTGGGTTGGTTGAATCAAATCCTATGTCATCAATCTTTACAGTTGTATTATAGTTGAATTTTTCAACATGTGCAAGCTTAACACTGATCATAGGAATAAACTTTCTATGTGTAGCATATGTAATCTTGTCTTGCACAAACTGTGCCTTTTCTACTGTGAAGTCAAGTGTAACCCAAAAGTTTGCATCGATGAGACCGGTAACCATTTGATCCCACTTCTTCCAGCTTTCTAGTGATGCGGGATTAAACGAACAGTCTGCACCTAGATACACACCCTTAATCCAATTTTGATCTGCTAGTTTAATAATGGTATCTACTGGGTGTATACCAACTACAAACAATAGCTCTTTACCAAAAAGTGGGGTATGTTCAATTTCAACCCCAGTGAAGAATTCTGATTGACTAGTATGTTTCACTTCCATTCCTTTTCGCAGCCGTTTTCGTTATCTTCGGATACAGAGATACGCACTGCTCGCTTGGGATAACGTTGATTAATAGTCAAGTATAGCGTGTCTGCTAACATCTCGCAACTCAGATAACTGAGTGTAAGTGTGCCATTACCATATAGGTCTTCTAACCAACGCTTAAACTGAATAAACTCGATATCCCTGTCGTTATGAAACACTTCAATCCATACCTTAAAGTGAAAGATATGGCGATGTGGATTTGCCAAAAAGCTTACGTCAAGTAGCTTTGGATCTGTTGCTGCTGCCGGATAACAGTGAATGCCTTCCTTTTGAAAACTAACCCAAATGTAATTCATTAACTAATCCTCAAGGTTTCGTTAAACACAATCTCTCGAACACGTTCGGACAAATCCGTGCCTTCGCCAATTAGATGAACACTGGTATGATCTTCTGAATTGCGCTTGTTTTTAACATCAGGCTTGCGTGAACTAACTTCTACAACTTGTCCTCCGTGTAGATAATGTATAGTTAGATGCAGTCTACTACAACTATCAAAATCTACACCGTGATGGCCAGACTGGCCGATAGTCATATCATCGCCAAGACAATCCATACTATCATCGTCGTATACCTTCAAACGCTTGGCTACAGTAGCTAATTGATACGCTAGCCAATTTCTAAACTTGTTCATGCATCACCTTAATTAAAAAAGTCTTCAAACATAGTTTGACCGTTTTGTGCCTTTGTACCGGTCATACCTCTTGTTCCAATAATGTCCATCCAGTAGCGAGTATGATCATCGATTAGTTGCAGACTTTTGTCGCGTGAACCTAATGAAAAGATGTCATCTACTAGCTGTCTAAACGATACTAGATCAAAATCATGATTAACTAACATGTCGGGCACAATACCCTGATCGTACATTCGATTGGCGCGTTGTACTGATTCGATGTGCATGTATGTATTATGCGCCATAAGGATGTTGTATGTTAACGTATCCCACGATGTCTTGCCTTCCTTGCCAATCTTATTCAAATCGCCAGGTGCATATGTACAAATATCCTTGATCATGCAACGTGCAGTTACCGGACTGTCTTCGAAGTGTGCATAAATCCTATCGGCATCGACTGCTTGCTTTAATGGGCGAGTATCACTCGAATACTTTTTATTATCAAGTCCACCTTCCATTCGATATGTCCATTTCTTTTTGTCTTCGATAACAATTTCTCTGTACACCTGTCCGTTAGCAGCAGCAAGGAAGGGACTAGCACAGTCAAAGCTAATAGTAAAATTAGAATTGTGATACTTTCTAACTGCACGTTGGACGTCCGTTAGCAAAGTAGCCCATTCTAATTTACTGGTTCCGAGAAAGTGCATCCAATCTTGCTTGCCTTTTTCCAATAACCCGTCGTGCATGATAATAACAATACGTCGAAGAGCCAAATGGATATCGCACATGTTCTGTCCACCCATTGCCCATCCGTTAAAGTGATTTTCGTGTATAGCAGGATCACAGTAGTGCTTCATGGTCTCATACCACTTGTCGGCTTGCCTGTGTGTTTCACCCTGCAGTACATTTAAGAATTTACACTCACCTGTACGATTTTGCAAGAAGTAATTGTTATTAATATTGGTGGCATCAACAGCATCTTGATAGTCTTTGATACCAGTTTTTTCTTTTGCTATGGCATTTCTACCTACCCATACTGGAACGTCTAGGCTCATCCCATAGTCCATATAAGTGTCCATCCACTTGAGCACTTGCTCGCGTTTCTTTTGAGCTTTTGGACAAGCAGGATTAGCCCAGTCGCCTTCCCAAACACCTTTACCAATTTGGAATCCACCCGAGTCGCCTATTAACCAAGTACTAGCACGATCTCGATCCCGTACCATGCTTTCGCCCATGTCAATTTTGTTGACATCTAGATTAGCATGACCTGCAGAATATAGATTCCACTTATAGTTGAAATAACAATCTTTGGGTTTAAGCCAATCCAACCCATCTATACCGTATTCAAATCCTTGTGGGACGCGAGACGGTGGATAGTAGTTTGGATCGCTACGTGTCTTTCCAATTGTACCGGTAAAGGCATTTGAGATAGCAGGCAAAAAGATTGCGTAATCGTTCTGCTTGCTAGTTAGGTCAACGATTTCCATAGATTACTTGGATAGTCCCATGATATAGTAGTTGTACTCGACTAGTCCACTGTCTAGTGTCATGCACATTAGTCCACGCTCGGCTATCTTGAGGCTTGCGCTTTGTGCATGTGAACTGAGATTTAGTACCTTTTGAAACACTGGTACAGAGAATGGAAGGTCGCCTACAGTTTTACCAGTAATATTATTTGCAAATACAAAGCGTCCACTGTGTGTTGCAGGTGTACCAAAGCTTACTTCAAGATTAGTTTTCACAGTCTTGATAACAAAATTAGTTTCGCCTGGATTCATTGCTGCTTGTAGATTAAATCTCTGTACGCTGGCAAGCGGCGGAGCAAAATCCACACTCCACTTGGCACCAACAAACTTAGTTGGTGGTACTAATGTTTCAATTAGTGCTTTGCTCATTAGTCGATAGTTATTGGTAAAGTCCCCTGACGCATTAGCAAATTCAACTCGATCTAGCTTGTTGCCTTCGTGGCCTAGGCCAATAGATACGTTTTCTTCATACTCTGGACAGTCAAGCAATCGCTGTAGCAGATCTAACTGCCCAAGACCAAATGTGGTCTCTTCGTTATTAAACTTTAGCTTACTTGTTGCTGTTAGCACCACAGTCTTTTCTGGATTGGTGCTACTTAGTGTAATACCGGTTGCATCTTGGTCTACTCTAACAGCGGGGAATACACCCACGCCATGTACGTACTTGATAACATCTCGAAAAATATCCTGAATCATATATAACCTCGTTGTGTATAGTAATTAGATGTTGATGCTGGTCAGCATCAATTATTTAGGCAAAGAACGAACTAAACAAATCTTCTTGTTCGCGACTGCGAACGTTCCACCCTAGTACACCCAATAGGTTTTCTAGTTTGGCATCAATAATAGCCTCTTCCATTGCAGTAGTATCAAATGGCAATTCTTTGAACCAGTCTGGTAAACTGGATTGGTCAATAGGATATGCAACCGATGTCATGCCCAACAAGTTATCTTTGAGCTTGCATACAATAACTTTCTGTCCATCGGTAATATCTAGACTGTAACGATCGCTGTTGATCTTCTTCAGTCTATTCCAGTTTAGTGCAGCACGAACGTGTCCGGGCATGTTGGTCTTGCCTTTGCTTTCTTCCTGCTTGCGGAACTTGGTTAGATTGTTAACACGCTTTGGTGTGCCAATTTGCCATGCGTTCTTACTGCGGAAGTCTGCACGAAACTTGTCTACTGCACCAATAACATCCTTCTCAGTGCTATCTGTTAGCACCATCATGAGTACACGTTGCAAGAACTGCTGCATGAACTCGGGAGTGTCTGCACGTCTAAGGTCCAATCCCTTAACCTTAGTTTCGCCTGGACTACCATTCACATCCTTGCGCTTGCCTTCCTTGTCATAAGTTAGTACAGCATAACGCTTCTTGGTAATGAACAAGCCAGTTTCCGCAACCAGTTCACGACCGTTACGTATAATCTCGCCCTTGCTGTGTGGCACATGAAATGTACGATACATAAAGTCTGGAAAGCTAGCATTGATTTCTTCGGCTACTTGGTCATACAACTGTACCACAGTGTCCTTTGTCCAGGGAATCTTACCCTCGGCAACATCCTTCTTTAGTGCAGGATATGCAGAGAAGAAGCAAGAGTCAGTGTCACCGTAAATGATTGCATCACCTACGTGGTCATACGTGCCATGGAATAGCTCGTTAATGGTACCCGCCATGTGTTTAACCACTTGGCGTCCATTTAATGTAACGCTTTGTCCCAGTCTGCGGTCTTCAAACCTGCAGCCTGGATTAAGGATTGCACCATACAAACTATTCAACTGAATCTTACGCACG